TTCGCATATTTTCACGCATTTGTTTTCGTTGAAAATTCCAGTTTATCATTCTATGAGTCATTTTATTTTTTTCTTTCTTTGTTATTTGTTATCTTTTATCTTATGTATATAGTTTACCACAATTCGTCCAAAAGTCAAATTATTTCTTCAATTTGTTTTTCGTTGATTATCATAGAGTTATGATGAGCAACTTCAACTTTTTGCTGATATTTTGAGAAACTTTCGTCTAGTCTCTTTTGAGATTCTTCAACGGCTTTTTTGAGGTCAGCCGAAGCTTTGTCTAAATTTCCGAGGAGGATTTCTAATTTTGTTTTTCTTTTCATACCTATAATCTATCACATTTTGGAAATTTTGCAAGATATTTTTTCATTTAAATCTCGTTCACCATCAACGAGTTACAGCTGCAGGGAGGTCGATTTTGTAAATCGTTAATGGTTAAGGGTTTAGATTTTATGCGGTCGTTCAGGTTTTGTCGTAAGATCAGGCCTGATCTTTTGCGTTCATTCAGGTTTTGTCAGAAGATCGAGAATCTTTGCAAGTATCTGATTATAAAGGACTTACATAAGGTGCGTCCCTGCGCTCGTAAGTCGTTGGTATTCAGCTACTTACAACTTGTAGAACTTGTGATTGCGTATTGTAGCCACTAGCCTTGCATCCCTAGCCCACTTAGGAGCGACGCTGATAGCGTGGTAATGGTTTGCACCCCTTACGATGTCTGGCATCTGTTTATGGATGACTAGGTCAGCAAGGTATAGAGCATTCTTACCTTGTGCTGTTGCTAGTAGCTTCTTCTTGGTAGCTTCACTCACTCCACTATTCCAGAAGCTGAATTGTTTAGGTGATAGGCACACTTGGCTAGGCGTTTGCTTACGCTCTATGGTGCGTGTTTGTATAACACTAGCAACGCCAGCCATACCCTCAAAGGTTTCACCCCTAGCTTCGCCAAGGATTGTTAATGCTACGATGAATAGTTCTGCTGTCATACTATTAGTCCCTTCCGTTGCTGACTGCACCGCAGTAGTCACTGGGTTTCTCTGCACTGATAGTTCCAAGGCTGTATCCCTCGGAGCTACTTGCACCCCATAGGAAACAAGTCTGACCCATAGCATCCACGATGCTCTGTGCCTTGGCCTTGGCAAGGTCAAGCAGTCCACCCTTGCGTCCCTTAGCGTTAATCTTATTGACCAAGCTATACAACGCAACCTTAGTAAGAGCGTGCATCACATCATCTGGATGAGCGTAGAAGTAAAACGCTTTGCCGTTGCCCATATCGTGCAACTTGCCGTTGGTTCCTTCCCAATTGTAGATTGAATTGAAGAAGTGATTGATTTGTTTGATGCTTCCTTCGAGAAGGTAAGCATTGTTTTCGCCGAAGGTTTGGTAACTGATTTTGAGGTTTTGTTTCATAGGTTGTATATTGCCTTTCTGTTTATGTTTCGTCAACTATTATTTTTTAGCTGTTGTCATACCATAGATGCCGATGACGATGCTTCCAATGGTAAGGGTGAAGATTAGGGTATCGATATTCATTTAGTCATCGCTTCCTGATGGATAGCTTCCACCTTTTCAGCGTGAGCGTCAAGGGTTGCGATGGCCTTTGTGGAGGCATCCTTTAGGTCTTGGCTAGCCTTGTTGAGGTTTGCGATGAGTTGTTCATATTTGCTTAATTTCTTCATATAGGTAATCTATCATAGAATAGAAAAAGCACAAGAGATTTTTATCATTTAAATTTCATTGATAATCAACAACTTACATATGGCTATATACCCCCTACCCTATTTATTTCTCTAAAGGGTACGCCATTTTTGAAAAAGTTGGTTCATCCTCGTTTCGAATTCACTCGTGGGGGTACTATCTTCAATCTCCACACTATTTATAACTATTACTTATTTACCCTTTATTTAAATACAATAAAATAACTATATATTATCTTATGTTATCTCTTGTATATACCCTACCCCTTTTCTTGAAATCTATTAAAAATCAATAGAAATGAATATCTTAAGAGGTCAAAATTTCCGCTGGGCTATTTTTGTTATAAAGTGTTTTTAGATATAGCTATTATGGACAAACCTTAGTAGCTGTATAAGGAGATGGCCACTCAGCTTGCCAAGGAAAAGGTGCAACTGTTAGAGATGTTACAAATGGACTTCCATCATAAGCGAAACTCCAAGGGGTAAGAGTATCTGCTCTAAATACAGTTTCTTGTCCATAATAGTAAAGATTTTCATTAACACGAGTTAAAGTACGAGGACCATAAGGTTCCCAACCTTCCATAAGAACTTGAGCAGTTGAATTATAACAAGTAAGGGCAGGATTTACAGTTATACTATATTGTGTTCCATTTGGACTAAAGGGTGGATGACCACCACCGAAATCTCCTAATGAATACTCTAAATACCAAATTGGTTTATAAGGAGGAGCATTTTCAGTATTAGTACCTGGAAAATCTAATATTATTTCTAAAACTGGAAGAGCAGGATTTGTTGGAGTAAGTGTCCACAATCTTTTTCCAGCACCAAGACTTATCACATAATTCATAATAGCATCTACAGAAGGTTCTTGAACAAATGCCACAGCATTACCATAAGTACCATAATCAAAATGTCCATAATCTATAGAGTAATTACTTGCTTCTTGAAAAATAATAGATCTTAATGTTAGTCCTTGAAAGAATATACTCTTACCTTGTACAGTTCTTCCTACTAATGTATGTTTTTTACCAGATGCCATATTCAAAGATTACACAAATTAATTGATAAAAAAATAAATAGCGCAAAATTACCAGCGCCCAAGGCTTATATTTGCTGTTGCCAGCAAAAATAAAATTTAAGTGTTTTTATTTTTAGACCACTCTTTTATTCTTTTATCTGCTTCTTTTTGAGCGTCCTTAAACCAAGCTTTAGCTTTATCGAAGTGATGAAAAGAATACATTTTAGCAGAGGTATAACTTCTAAAATGATCAATATTCTCATCACATGTTCTTATATAGTTTTCTTCTTTACCAATTAAATGTGGTTTAATATTGTGTTCTCTTAATATATAATTACCTAAAATTTCTGTATCTGGCCAATTTGGAGATATTAAATTTGGAGAATGATTATATATCTTAAATTTATTACAAAGCTTTCTTAAGCTCCATGCAAAATCAATATTATCCATAATTCTCATATCATAAATACTAGCTGTATGACTAAGCATTCCTACCCAATCTTTATGAGCTCTTGGGGTAATTTCATATCCTACAGCTGGAGATTTTGTTTTACATAAATCTAATATATATTCAAGGAAATCTCTTCTCCTTAAGTAAACATCAGCATGAGTAGCAAATAAATATCTAGATCTAGATAAACTAAAAGCTAAATCCATTGCCATAGCAGGATAATCAGATGGATGCATTACTCCATTTAAAACAAGAGAATGAACTTCAACGCTTTCACTTCTTAATTTTATTGCTTCTTTTAAAATTTCTTTTTTACTGCCCGTGTCAATAACCATTATATAGGGTTTAATAGTTTGTAATTGCAATAATTTTATACAAGTTGGTAATGTTTCAAGAGTATCTCTAAAAGGTATTACTGCAACAATTTCATAATCCCAAGGTTTTTTAACACATGTTCCTTCATATACTTTAGCCATATATATGATTATAATATAAAATCTTAAAAAATCAAGTGTAAATTTTAAAAATGATCATACAAAATAAACAATTATTAGTACCATTTTATAATAACAATAATATAATACCAAAAAACTTCGTTATCTCTGATACTAATTATTTTTGCCCAACAATTGAAATGGTAACAAATGAACTATTTCCTAAATATTGGACATGGCTTCAATCATTAAAATTAACAAAATGGGTACATAAATGGGATTGTGATAATTTTGCAGATGCTTTTAAACTATTTTGTTGTGGATATTATGATCAAAATATTGAAAGTGATGCAAATGGTATAGCAATAGGAGTTATTAATTATAGGGCTAATAGCAAAGCAGAAAACGGACTACAAGGTGGGCATGCTATTAATATAGTTTATATAGATGATGGTAAAAATGATGATGGATCAGATAATTTTAGACCAATATTTATAGAACCTCAAAATGGAAAAATTTACAATCTAAGTCAAGAAGAATTCAATAGCATTTGGACAGTTTATATATAATATAGTGTAATTTTCAGCGATGGCTTATCTTAACGCAAACATTCCTCCCATCGAATGTTATGTTCGAGGAAACTATTTGAGAAATCAAGAGGATAGTTTTGATAAATATTATCCTTGTCTTATATTTGGTGTCACAAGCCTTCCTAGTCAAGTTCCTCTTTTTAATTTCATTATGGAAGATGGTGGAATTTGGTGGCATGCTCCCGTTAGCGCATTTTGTAGTAAACCAAATATTGAAGCAATAGATTTACATGAATTAGAATTATGGGATAGTTTTAGTTATCATATAGCAGTAACTAAGTTTTCAGTACTTCAAAATAAAAAAATGAAATACACTGGCCGATCTGGAAAAGAATATATGGGTCGTTACCTTTTTACATTAGATTGGGCTCACAGTGACTATAACGAACTTAATTTTGGAGTTAGTGAACATCCAGATCAACACAAAGCTGGTCATTTAATACAATTAGATAATGGAAATTTTGCTATTCAACCAAACAACAGAATAAAAGTTTTCGATCCAAGCTTCGCAACAAAACCAAACGAAGTATTGTTGCATAGAAAAGTAAATAGTCATATCTACACTGTAGAAAACAGCCCAAAATGGGTTGCAGAAGATAGTGATAGTTATGAATATAAAATAGAGGAAATAAAAAGTGAATAAAACAATAAACATAACAGAAAGAAACATTTTTGAAGGAGAAAAAGCTAATCCTCAAAATTGTGCAATTGCCAGAGCAATCAAAAAAAATATGAAAGGAAAAATTATTAGCATATCAGTGCTTCCTTCTCATGTTAATATGAAAATAAAAAATAAAGAATATACTGCAGTCATGCCAAAAGCTGGAGCAGAATTTATTAAAAGATTTGACGAAGGCCAAGCTGTTAATTCATTTTCTTTAGATTTAAAATTTAAAGAAAGTTATTCTTTAATTTAATAAAATTTAATTTTATTTAAATTAATTATAAAATAACACAATAGGGGTGTAATTATTTACAGTAAGTAAGATGTCTAAAAAAAATAAACAAAAAGAAGACAAGTCAACTCCAGTTCCTCAAAGAGATAAAATTGAAGGTTTTTTGAATATTCGCGAATTACAATGGACAGAGAATCAAAAGAAATTTATTCAATTACTTCAAGATAAAAATACTAAAATGGTATTTTGTAAAGGCCCAGCGGGAACAGCTAAAAGTTTACTTAGTGTATATGCAGCTTTACATGCAATCAATAGTAAAAAAATTGGTGAGATATTTTATATTCGTAATCCAGTAGAAAGTTCTTCTCATAATCTAGGATTCCTTAAAGGAGATCTTCATAGTAAACTTGATCCTTATCTTCAACCATTGATGGATAAACTTAATGAGTTGTTACCTAAAGGACAAGTTGAAATGTTACTAAAACAAGAAAGAGTTAAAGGTTTACCAGTTGGATTTCTTCGTGGCCTTAGCATAAACGCTAGTTATATTATATGCGACGAAGCTCAAAATTTAAGTATACATGATTTATTATTAATTACTACCAGAATGGGTAAATTTAGTAAATTAATATTAATAGGAGACATTAGACAAGCAGATATTAAAAATAGTGGATTTGATAAAATTTATAATCTTTTTGATGATAAAAAAAGTAAAGATAAAGGCATTTGTACTTTTAAATTTGGAAAAGAAGATATTATGAGAAATGATATATTGGCTTATATTATTGAAAAATTTGAAGAATTAGATAATAAAAAATAAAGCATAAGGTGTAATATATATTATATGTCAAAGTATTTTTTTAGAGATAGCGGATTTGAAGCAGAAGCTCTTTCAGCTAATATTGTTGGAAATGGAGTTATATTAAATTCCCCAGGATCAGATGTTAGTATATATTTATTAGGAATAAGTTGTCATAAAGATACTATATTGAAACAAGACGACAATAATGGTGAAATCTTATTAAATGTCGGTGCAGGTAATTATAATTTACCTGCCACAATAAAGGTAGGAAATAATAGAGCTCTATATGTATCAAGTGCAGGTAGCGTATCTATTATATATCATACAAATTAAAAATTAAAGTGTAATAATATTTATGCAAAATCAACAAGATCCAAATTTTAATAAAAATGTATCAATGGTATACGTTGAGGAGATTGGATTTACTGGATATAGGGGTTTAGATTTTACAAAAATCGATAATATTGAGGATATATTAAGGCAAGGCGTAGTTATTTCTGGATCATTATCAGATAGTTCTAATATTAATGAAATTAAAATTAATACAGATAGTATTGATAATAAATTATTTATAACTGGCGATCCATATCCAGCAGGAGTGCAAGGAACAATTGTATTTCAAGCAGACCTAAATCCTCAATTTGATGGAGTTATGACATATCAAGCTGATACCGCAGGAAATGGAAAAGTAGTATTCAATAATTCGTTTGTATCATTACCAAATACAGGATATATTAAAAATGTAACTTTTATTAACGCTTCAAATTCTACGATAGAAATCAAGCAAGATAATACTTTTGATTTTGGAGTACCAATCCCAGCGAATACAACTTTAGTATTCAACGGTATTACTGGTCTACAACAACTTTCAGCTAGAAGATTTGATCAAGCCTCACAACCTCCATTAACAGGTTATTTTAGATGGGAAGCTTGGCGTAAAAATTCAATTCTAAATTAATTATATAATGAAAAAAGTAGAAATTGACTTTAGTTCTAGTTTAGCTAAAAAAGGTAAAGCCCCACTTAATAAACCATTTAGACTTCCTTCTGGAAGCAAAAAGAAATTTGGCGTTTATGTAAAGAACGATAAAGGTAATATTGTAAAAGTTACTTTTGGCGATCCAAACATGTCAATTAAAAGAGACAATCCTGAAAGACGCAAATCTTATAGAGCAAGACACGGTTGCGATAATCCTGGCCCAAAATGGAAAGCTAATTATTGGAGTTGTAAAATGTGGAGCGCGAAGCCAGTTAGTAAAATTACTGCAAGTGAAGAAGAAATTACTTTAGAAGCAGAAGTGCAAGGTAAAAATAAAGGACTTTGGTACAACATTCAACAAAAGAAAAAAAGAATGGGTAAAAATTATCGTCCAGCAAAACCAGGATCTCCTGATCGCCCAACTCCAGAAGCTCTTAAAAAAGCTCAAGCAGAAGATTATTCTAACGAACAATACGAATGGGATGGGGAAACAGAGTTTGATCAAACTGTATTTTTAGAAGACAAATCTTTAGCTCAAGTTGAAGAAGTAGAAGATGAATTTGAAGATTATAAAGAAGATTTTTATGGAATGATAGTTGGTTCAATCAATTCTATCTATCAACATTCAAAAAATGTAGTTGAAAAATTAAATGATCCAATGGTGAAAGAAAATCTTACAGAACCATTCTTACAACAAATGGCTATTCTTGCAGAAGATTATATGATTACTATTCATAATTATGTAATGTTCAATAAAGAAAACGAAGAGCCAGAAGATATGGAAGAAAGCGAAGCCTCTACAATGTTTAAAGTTGGAGACAAAGTTCGTAATGTAAATGCAAATTGCAAACATTATGGTAGTGAAGGAATCGTTAAAGAAATTCGTGATTTACCAGAAAACATGGGGTACGCAGTTATGTACGAATGCACAAATGATGGATCAACTTGGAAAAAAGGTGATATGCTCGGTAAAACAGAAATTCAACTAGTAAAAGCTTCTTATAATAAAAAATATCAAATAGAAGCAGATGAAGAATACAAAAAAATGATGACCATTGAAGGTGAAAAAATCAATGAGTTCTTAAAAAAATGTATTCCTACAAAAAAAGGTGATGATAAATCTAAATTTAAATCTTGCCTTGAAGACTACAAAAAAAATAAGTAAACTCTGGAACTGGAAAACAAAAACATTACTTGTTGGGGTTGCGTTAATCGTATCTTGGATCTCCTGCTTAAAAATTGGATTTGAATTAAAGAAATATAACTCAATAACAAATCTTCCTAATTCTTGTTTTGTCGATTCAATGATTTATGCTTCTAGATGTAATCTTCTTTTAATAAGTAGTTCTGATACTTGGAACAGCGTCTATGGTTTTACCTTTGGTTATAAAGATGATAAAGAAGCTATCCTTGGTCATGCAGTTTGTGTTTTTGAGTATAATAATAATTTATGGATGTATGATCCTAATTGGGGCACATCTCCTATATGCAAAATTGGAGATAGAAAAAAATACAAAGAAAAAATAAAGTTGTATATAAACAAAACTTACCCTATAATAGTAATAGAGGATTTTATGTTAAATGATTGGACATATGTTCAAAAAACAAAGAAAAATAAAATGAACAAAACTTATCAAGAGGTGTCTATACATTTAGATGAAGACAAGAAGGAGTAAACTAATATCATGAAAATAAACCTATTAAAAAGGTTACTAAGAAGCAAAGCCGCAAATTTAATTGCGGCTTTTTTAATGCTCAATAGCGCTAATGCAGCTACTGTTTACTGGAATAATGATAATGGATATGGAGATCGTTCATGGTCAGATGACTACAACTGGAATGGTGGCTCACCTACTAGCATGGATAACGCTTTGATTATGGGAACTGAATGGAATATTAGTCTAGATAATATGCCAATTGTAAATACTGCAAATAACTTTGCAGATCAAATTTATGTACGTAGAGGAGCAGGAATATCAATTACTACAAATGGATCACTTCTTGCAAAAGATTTAATTACAGGCTTAGATGGAAATTCAAATGTAGTTGATATCTCAGGAGGGCTTTTAACATTAACAGGTATATTAAATCTTGGTGCTGGAGGATATGATGGAAAAGTAAATATATCAAATGGAAGTTTAGTCGCTAATAGCCTTTCAATCAATACTTTAGGAGGCGCAGGAATAAACATTGGTCAATCTGGAACATTTATTGTTGAATATACTGCTACTAATTTTAATAATATTAATTATTGGATTGGAGTAAATGCTATTACTGCAGATGGTGGTGCAGGAATAGTTGATATAAATACTACTACTTATGCAGATAAAATTGTACTTAGTGCAATACCAGAACCAAGCATTTATGCAAGTTTTGGAATTGGATTAATTGCTTTACTTTCAGTTCGTAATTTCAATAAAAAAAGGATATAAATTTATGAAAAAAATAATACTAACAATACTAACAGCATTAACACTAACTGTTAATTCACAAGCAGTAGTTTTCTTGTGGAATAATACTGGAACAAATTGGACGTCTCCAACAAGTTGGACAAATGGAGCGCAACCTGCATCTACTAGTTCTAGTACTACTACAGATGAAATTCAATTTGGTAATTTTGGAGTCAGTAACAATACTGTTGTATTGACTTCTACCAGATCTACAAGAAATATAACATTCCTAACTAATGCAAATGCATATTTGATTAACAGTTTCAATGGTACACAAACAGTATCATCTAGTGGAGGTATTACAAATAACTCTACTGCTACTCAAACATTTAATATATTAGTAGAAAATGCTAACGCCAGCAATACTTGGTTTCAAACAGCAGGTGGTGGATTGGTATTTAATAATATAGCTTCACTTACCACCGCTTCTTCAAGTACATCTAGAACTCTTACTCTTGCAGGAGATGGTTCATTCACATTCAACAATGAACTCAGACAAGGACCTCTATCAACTGCTGGTAAAGTTATATACACAGGTAACGGTAGCGTCACATTCAATGGTAACAATACGCTGGGTGGAGGATTTGATATGACAGGAGGTGGCACTGTGACTGTTAATGGTGCTACTGGTATGGGTACTGGTGCAATAACACTTGGAGGAGCAAGTGGTACAACTAATATGCCCAAGCTTATAGTTAATACGGCTAACGGTTTATCTGCTTCTAATAGTTTGAAAGGTTCTACTAGTTTATCTACTATGGGAACATTGGATCTAGCAGGATCTAATTCTGCTGCTGTTACTACTTATGTTATGAATCAATATCAAGGCAATAATATGAACTTTACCAATCATGGAGGATACAAGACATTACTGCAGTTTACTAATAGTGCCAATACGCTCACTGTATCTTCAGGTTCTAGTGGTGGCAGAAGACTTTTTAACAACAGTACTAATTTAACTGTGCAGTTTGATGGTTCATTGGACATTGGAGGAACAGTTGCAGATACAAGTGTTGTAGGTGGTGTAGGTGACTTTATATTTAAAGGTTCTCTACTCAATACTGGAGGAGCTATTAGAGGCTTAACTAAGTCAGGAACTGGAACAGCAATTTTTCAAGCAGTCAATTCTTACAATGGTGATACTACTATACAAGATGGTACATTTATAGTTGATACTGCTGGTTCTATTGCTTCTAGTGCTGCTATAATATCAGGTGGCACCTTAAGAGTTAAAGGTTCAGCTGGTAGTATAACTGCTAACGCAGGAAACTTAATAGTTGATAGCACTGGGACTATTGGTAATTTCTCTATCGGTGTCACCACTACGGTATCAGTAGATGGTACAACTGGTACAATAACACAAGGCGGTGGCACCTTGGACTTGAGAGGGACTGGTAGTACATTCTCCATGTCTGCAGGAACTGCTACAGTGTATAATGGAGCGTTTCTTGGCAACTCTACCCTCACAGGAGGAAGCTTGCTCAATAGCGGTACAATAGGCGAAACAACCATTGCCACAGGCAGTACTTTTGATGTAAAGACAGGTGGTACATCTTCTAAAGCTACTGTAAATGGTGGTACTTTGTTGGTATCAGGATCAGTCGCACAGACTGTTGTTAATTCTGGTACAGCCACAGTAAATTCTGGTGGCAATTCTGGTATCACAACTGTTAATGGCAGCACATTGGATGTATATGGAAGAACTGGTATATCAACAGTAAATACTGGTGGTACACTCAATGTAAAATCAGGCGGTAGTCTCTTAGGTACTAGTACTGTTGGTGGTGGTACTTTATTAGTAGAAGGAACAGCTGGAACTGTTATAGTTAATTCTGGCACAGCAACAGTTAATACTGGTGGCGTTATTGGTAGTACAACTATCAATGGAAGTTTACTATCAGTAAATGGAAGCGCAGGAGATGTTTTAGTAAATACAGGAGGTACATTAGGTGGCTCTGGTAGTGTGCAGGGCTTAACTCTAAATGGTGGTACTGTGGCCCCTGGCAATAGCCCTGGTCTGCTAACTGCTTATGAGTTGAATGGAAGTAATGGAACATTCCAATTCCAATTAGGCGCACCAACTACCAGAGGTATTACCTACGATGCAATTAATGTAACTAGCTTATTAACATTGGGAGCTAATACAGTATTTACATTTGAGACATTGGATAATTATATATATGCAGATGGTAATACATATGATTTATTTGATTGGGGTTCAGCTGACATGAGCACATTTGATGTAGCAGTATTAGAAGCTGCTCTTCCTAATCTAAATACTCCTAGTACAGATCTCAAGTGGAATGTTAGTAACTTTACTACAGATGGTACAATTGGTGTTATACCAGAACCTTCTACAGGTTCACTCATGATGTTTGGTATTGCTAGCTTGATTACGCTCAAAGCTATAAGGAGAAAAAAATGCCAACATCAAAATCATTCTTAGAGCATTTAAGATTATTAAAACTCTCACATTTTGGTTTTACATTAGTTGAAATGTTAGTTGTAATTGGTATAATTGGATTATTAGCGAGTTTGATATTTCCTGCGTATTCATCCGTTAAACGTAAATCATCTCAAGCTGTTTGTGCATCAAATATGAAACAAGTAGGTATGGCAATTAATTTATTTGCTAATGATAATGATGGTTGGCTTCCTCCTGGTCCAGATGGTCAAACAATCAATACATTTATTCGAGATTCTAGGTATGGAGGCAATACTGCAAATGTTGTTGATAAATCTAATCTTGAATATTATATTACAAATTATATAACTGTTCGATCTATAGGTGGTAAAAAAAGAAAAGGTAATCCAGTCTTTACTTGTCCAGCACATGATGAAAAACATTCTATAATATGGAAAAGAGGATCTTGTTTTGGTGGAGCTGGCGGAGTATATGGCATACAAAATTCAGAAAAATTAATTGGAGTAGATACAAATGATTATTTTTTAGTTGATTTTACAAAGGCTTTTACAAATCATTCGACTATATCTTTAAATGAAACAGTAAAAAATCCTCATGGTCAATTTAGAAATCTGTTAAGAACAGATGGTAGTGTAATATTAGAATCTGATACAAAAATTAGATAGAATAAAGAATGGAAAATGATATGAGAAACCTATTATTAGATAATTACGAAAAGAGTCTTCCGTCTAAAAGGGATACAGAAGATTTTATAACTAATTTTCATCAATATAGAGCCAAAAAGAAAGCTCAACAAAAAACACATTATGGATTACTTTTTGCTTGCATTTTAATATTAACCATGATAGGATCAATTGTGGCCAAACAAACTAAAAATAATTTAGATATACAAACCGCAGCTGGATTAGAAAAATGCAATACGCAACTCATGGAAAAAAAGTAGTCTTTGAAGGAGATGTCAAAGAAGTATCTAATTGGGTAAATAAAAACGTTGGAGATCATCAAACAGTATCACTAAAAGAATATTTTCAAGATGATATTTTTGGGGTATATAAAAATGGCGAAGAAAATTATAGATACTATTATCAATGTTTGGGCCATGGAAGATATTCAATTTTCATAATACAATGAAATCATTTATAACATCAGAGTTATTACTTTATTTATCATTATTTCCAATAGCTGCTATTTGTGCATTTTTTTATACAAAAAACGTTGGACCTATAAAGCAATATAATCTTGGTCTTGATTTTGAATATGTGCCAGTTGATGAAGGATCATCTTTTATATGTAAAGCAGAACCAATAGGCGAGAATAGTCATCCTTGGATTTTAAGCTTACAACCAAAACCAAAGCCAGTTATAGATACAAATGAACACTATATATGTATAGGTTATATGAGAAAACGAATAAGATTAGTAACAAATTTATGCACAAATTAAATCTAATGAATTTAAACTTCACCTGTCTAATAGATTATGAGAACATTAATTTATCTAGCTATATTAGCATTATCAACTCATAGTGCTTCTGCATCATTTGTATCATTTTTAAAAAATAACGTATATAGAGTTGAGAACACAAATAAAGTTTCAGCAGTACTAAATGATAAAATAGAATCAAATACACAAGTTGGGACTGGTGAACAAAGTATGTGCGAATTATCATTAGATGATAAGTCAGTCACAAGAATTGGTGCCAATGCAATTTTTTCTTTTACAGAACAAGAGAGATTAGTTAAATGCGATAAAGGAACATTTCTTGTTTCAAAAGATCCAGAAACAGAAACTATAACTGTAACAACAGGAAGTGTTACAGCTGCGATTAGTGGCAGTACTGTAGTGCTTGATGTAAAAGATGATGCTACTCATATTGCAGTCGCTGAAACAACCAAAGGAGTTATAGTAACAGATAAAAATGGTAAATCAATGACATTACAATCTGGCGAAGGAATTTCTGCAACACCAAATGGAATGACATCTTCAAGTCCAAAGAGTGTTGATATAAAAGATTTAATATCTTCATCACCTTTATTTACTGAAAAAGGATTAGCACCACTTGCTAACGATGCTTTAATTAAAGGTGTTACTAGCGCACAAGAAACTGCAAAAGCCCAAGGCATATCTTTTGCTAGTGAAATAAATGATGTAGTATGTGGTAGAATTGATAGCGCAACTGCTTTAGGTAAAGTTGATGGAGGTGATATTCCTGATATTGATACTGCTGCTGGTTCTGAAGTATCAACTAGTCCTGCACCAGTGGGTAGTGGAGCAGGAGCAGTATCTAACTCACAACAGTTTAATCCTTTAATGAATCCTAATCTTGTACCACCAGTAACTTCAAATCCAAATCCTAGAGAAGCCACGCCAATTTAATCTGGTGTAAGCTTTATGTATGTTAATTAAAATTAAGAATTGGTGGACTAATTTAAAAACTTATGATAAGTTCTTTTTTATCTCATTTGTGCCAGCGATGCTTTTTACGTTTTGGGGGCTAAGTGACCTTTACTTTAATTACTTTGATTTATTAAGTAGAGAAGATCACCTTCAATTTTTTCTTAGAGTATTCTTTCCAGTATCAATAGCTACTTTAGTAACAGTATTAGAACGTAATAACAGGAAAAAATTAATAAAAGATATCAAAGATTATCTGGATGAATAATTATTTCAATCTTTCAATAAGATAAAAGATATAAATAAATACTGCCACGCAAATTAATCCACTAGCCATAGTCATATAAAAATTATTACACAAATTAAAAATATATAATTTATAATATAAATTTATTCACATATAATTTATAAATGAACATTTCGTTAATAACAGCTACTGGTTCAAGAAAATATGCATTTTCTCTTTGTGAGAAATATATATCAAATCAAACATTTAAAGATAATATTCAATGGATAGTTGTTGATGATGGAGAAATACCAACTCAAATTAATTTAAATCAAGAATATATAAGATCAGATATTATATGGAAAGAAGGATTAAATACTCAGGCATATAATTTATTATTAGGATTAGAAAAAGTAAAAAATGATGTTCTATTTTTCATAGAAGATGATGATTGGTATAGCTCAAATTTTATTCAAAACATAATAGATTTTTTATTGAAAATTAAAAATCCTCAGATAGTAGGAGAAGCCAACTCATTAAATTATAATCTCCTAACAAATCAATACTATTTATGTGAGATGCCTAGCATGGCAAGTTTATATAAAACTTGTATCACAAAAGATGTATACCCCTTTTTGAGAAAACTTTTATTATTTTATCATGAAAATAACAGTAAATTAATTAATAATCAAATTTTTATAGATGAAATGTTATGGAGTCAAAATATTAATACCTTTAATAAGCATTTAATAAATAATAATAATCTAGCGATTGGAATTAAAAATATGCCAGGAAGAAAAGGTGTCTGCGGACACGTTGATGATTATTCAAATTATATTAAATATTTAAATAGTAAAAACTCTGGAATAGATAATAAAAGTCTTGATTTTTTGAAAAATACTATCAAAAATGACTATTTAAATTATATTAATATATAAAATTAATACACTTATTGATTTAAGTGTAATAGAGAATATGCCAATACCTCAACCAAAAGATAATGAGAAACAAAACGATTATATGGGTCGTTGCATGCATAAAGTTAACAAAGATAATCCTAAAATGGAAAACAAGCAACAAGTTGCGATTTGTTTGAATACCTACAGTAATCCAAAAAAGAAAAGCAAAGCTAATGAAATTGAAGTAGATTTTTCAGAAGATATTAAAAATATGAACAAGCCACAAGAAATTAAAATAGAAGAAGCCCCAAAAATTGAAGCCAAAGTTGAGGAAGCTACAAACACAGCAGTAACTGCACCAGCGCCAGAAATTAAAGCTCAAGATAATATAGTCGATATTCCAGATGATCAAAATACTGAATCTTTAGATGGAGAAAAAATTCAAACAGCAATGCTTCAAATGCAAAAGCAATATCAAATTTTTCATTGGCAAACTACCTCATTCTCACAGCACAAAAGTTTTGGAAAAATCTATGAAAGTTTAGATGAAAACATAGATACTTTTATTGAAACATATATGGGCAAATATGGCAGAGTAATGGCCGCTTCTAAATTTAATCTTGAAATGTTCAATTATTCTGATTTGAATTTTAGCGCCGCAACAGATTCATATATTGAATTTTTGATTGGATTAAATGATATGCTTGATGAAACTCGAGATTCAGATTTATTAAATACACGAGATGAGATACTTGGCAGTTTAAATAGATTAAAATATCTATTAACATTGGTTTAACCAATGAAACAAGATAAATTATCCTAAAATATTAGGATGCACGAAGTACTGGCAATTTCAGATATTCACCTTGGCGATAAAGATTGTCAAGCTAGTCAATTATTAAAAGTCTTAAAAAAAGAAAAAGCAAAAACTATATTAATTGTTGGCGATCTTTTTGATCATCACAACCTAAATAGGCTTAATAAAACTCATTGGAAAGTATTATCTAAATTAAGAAAATTAAGCAAAAGAAGCAAAATTATATATTTAATTGGGAATCATTGTTTTCTTAAAGCAGAATTTATGAGTATTCTTCTTGGTTTTGATTGTAGAGATGAGTATGAATTTGAGATAAAAGATAAAAAATTTATAGCAGTTCATGGTGATATATTTGATATATATTTTAGTAAGTATAAAAGTATCACAGAATTTATAGTTAATTTATATTATATCATTCGCCACTATACTCCATTCGCAGACAATTTCTTTAAATTATTAAGAAAGAAAACAGAATCATTAGGTGAAAAAACATCTAATATAAAGGGAAATGCTATTAAATACTGCGAATTTAATAATAAAGACTCAATTATTTGTGGTCATAGCCATAAACCTGAGCACGAATATAATAAATTTGAATATATTAATACTGGAAGTTTTTGTGAAGAAAAAGCTAGTTATGTTGTGATAGATAAAAAGGGTAAGGCAAATTTAATTTATTTAGATTAAATTTAAAATTAATAGTATAATATTGTTAATGAAAAGATATTGTATTTCTTGCGGATCGCCTACAGAATATAGCACTAAAAAACCATTATTCTGTTCAAGTTGTGGTAAATCATTTGATAAAATAGACAAAGTTGAAGTAAACCCAGTTGTTCAAAAAACTTTAATGCAAAAAAAGACAGTAGCCACTAAGAAATATATAGAAGATAAGAATCATGATACAGATTACGATATAGATTCTGATGATATTGATTTAGATCAGGACAATGATATTTCTGTTCCAAACATATCAAAACTAGAAGTAGAGAGTGATTCTCAAGAAAATTTTAAAAATAAAGGAGAAAAAATAAGCTCTCTTGTAGGAACTTCTTCCTCAAAAGGTAAAAGGAATAAAATTGTTAAAAGTAGTAAAACTTCAAAAAAACAAATACTAGAAGATTTTGCTAAAGAAGCAGGTACATCAAGAAAATCTAAAAAATAATGAAGTCTCCAAAAGCTAGTTTTGAAAGTAGAATTTTGGAAATCAACCAAGAAATTAGCAAAAGAAAACATAAATGGAGTTTAACGACTTTAGCTTGGATGGATTTTAACGATGTATCTCAAATACTTAGGATACATATTTATAAAAAATGGAATATGTACGATCAAAGTCAGCCTTTAGCTCCATGGGTTAATAGAATAGTAAGCAATCAAATTAAAAATTTAATAAGAAATAATTATGGAAATTATTCAAGACCATGCTTGAAATGTGCTGCAGCAGAAAATGATGATGGTTGCAATATATATGGTTCTCAATGCGATAAATGTCCACTTTATGCTAAATGGCAAAAAAGTAAAAAATCCGCACATGATATAAAATTGCCAGTGTCACTAGAAAATCATACTCAAGAAGTTCACAATATAATTGGCGATCAAATGGATATAGAGAAATCAGCAAAGAATATACATGCAAAAATGCGTCAAATTTTAAAACCAATCGAATGGAAATTTTACGAATTACATTATATAAAGCATAAATCTGAAGAGGAATCTGCAAAATTAATGGGATATAGAACAAATGAAAAAAATAGGAAAATTGGATATAAACAAGTTAAAAATCTTAAAAAATCCATTATGACAAAAGTTAAAAAGTATTTATATAATGGAGATATAGATATTAATTAACATGAGCGAAAACTTACCAGAGCTTACAGAAGAACAGCAATTAAATCTATTAAATGAATGGAATAATCGTGCAGATAATCCACCTTCATTAACTGAATTAGTTAAATTGGCTTTTGGTAGAGATGATCTTGATGGAAGAAGCAAAGAAGGGAAAGCTGTAAAACAATTTCTTGCGGCAAGACAAATTAAACCACGAAAAAGTCACGAATATCAAGCCAAAGGTCTTATCGAATTAACAGAAGACCAAAAAGAATATATCAGTAATAATTGCGCAACTATGACAGGAATTGAAATAGCTAAAATTTTATTTAAAAATGAATCATTAACAAATCTTTCTCAAGAAACTAGAAGTGTGCTCGATTATATGAAAACTATACCTAGCAATATTAAGTATCTTAACGATACAAATGAAAATACTGCTACAGAAATTTATAAAGCTCCACGAAGTGAAGAGAGAATGATTGTTAAAATTAATAAATATATATTAGATGGAATTGACAAAGAAAAAATTACACCAAGACAAAAGAAAGATGTCAATTCCTTAATTGGTTATATGAATACTTATAGATTTACCCATCAAATTAATCTTTATAGTGATGAAAATGATAGAGATCTTTTTGAAAGCAGTTTCGTTAGATATACTTATGACAAAAGCGACTTAACTCAAGAAGAAGTAGATCAATATATAGTTTTAGCTACAGAAGTAGTAATATCATCTAGTATTCAACAAACAATCACAGCATTACAAGATCAAATAGATATAGCAACTCAAGAAGATGGTAAAATTCCAATGGCAGTAGTAGAAGCTAGCAGCACAGCTAGAAAAGAGTATAATGATTGCGTAAATCGTCAACAAAAATTATTACAAGATCTCAAAGTTAAAAGAAGCGAAAGACTCAGTAAGCAAGTTAAAGAAAATGCTAGCATTTTAAATCTAGTTGAAATGTGGAAGCAAGAAGAATCAAGGCAAAAGTTATTAAAAATCGCAGAACTTAGAAAAAATAGCATCAAAAAAGAGATTGAACGACTTGGATCAATGGAAGAATTAAAAGCTAGAATACTTGGAATATCAGAAGATGATATTTTAAACGGATAATTTTATGTCAGTCATATGCAAAGTAGACGGAAAAGAGTTTCCAACTGAGAAGGCATTGCATATGTCACTCAAGGGTTATGGTTTAAATAAGGTAAAATACTATCAAAAATATTTTGAAAGACGGGATTTATTAACAAATGAACTTATTAATTTCAAAACTAAAGAGCAATATTTAAACAGTGATTTTAATGATAAAAACAATATGAAAAAATGGTTAAAGCAGCAGCCAATCGAAAAAGCTCAAGAATATTGCAAGCAACTCTTATCCAAGAGAAAAGATGATAAAAATTTAACCTATACCCCCTCTCAAGTAGAGTTAAGAACAATTATGGCACCATCTATTGTTTTTTATAATAAGATATTTGAAGATTACTATGATGTTTGTTCAATTTTAGGATTAGAAAATAGATTCATTCATCCAAAAAATATAACAGACCAATTTAAAAATAAATTAAATAAAAAATCAATTATATACGTTGATACAAGAGAGCAAAGTTGGCTAAAGTTTGATACAAAGTTTGAAATTAAAACTTTGCCATTTGGAGATTATTCTTGTAGTAATGATAATTGTAAATGCTTTATAGAAAGAAAAAGCTTAAGTGATTTTATAAGCACATTAAGTGTTAAAAATTTTGATAGATTTAAAAACGAAATAGATCGAGCAAAGAAAAACGGAGCATATTTGATTGTTATAGTTGAAGAAAAATTATCTAATGCACTTAGCTTTCAGTATCTTCCGCATATTAGCAAAAAAATTAAAGCAACTCCAGAATATATATTCCATAATGTTCGAGAATTATTGCAAAACTATGATAATCTACAATTTCTTTTTGTAGATGGAAGAGGAGAGATGACAAGGATAATTGAGTCTATTTTTACATCAAATTGCTTTTATAAGCAAATAGATCTTCAATTAGCTTATGATCTAAAACTATTATGATGTACTCTCCAGATAAATATAAAAAGGATTATCCAGATATTAATAAACAATTAATGGAATTAAAAGGTATTCTTAATGATAAGGATGCTAAAATTTCTCTTGCTAAATTTTTAAGAGCTAATTTAGGTTTTACTACTGAACTTATAAGTGGTATTAAATTAGCCCCATACCAAGAAATTCATCTTAAAGGTTTATTGAATAGAAATTTTAGTATGTGCGTATTTGGTCGAGGTTGTGGCAAAAGCTTTATCGCAAGTGTATTTTGTTTTCTTCAATGCGTTTTCGAACCTAATACTAAAATTCTTATTGCAGGACCAACTTTTAGAACAGCTAGATTTATATTCAATAATTTAGAAAAAATTGTAAATAGTAAAGGCGCGGAGCTTCTACAACAAGCTTTTGGCTCAAAAAGCAAAAGAAATGATCAATATGAATGGTCAATAAATGGTGGAAGTATTGTAGCTATTCCTCTAAGCGGAGAAAAAATTCGAGGATTTCGCGCTAATGTATTAGTACTTGACGAGTTTCTTTTGTTATCAGAAGATATTGTTAAAACTGTTTTGATGCCATTCTTAGTTGCCCCACAAAATATGAAAGAACGAATGGAAATTAGAGAAATGGAGGATACTTTAATTAGAGAAGGAGCAATGAAAGAAGAAGATCGAATGGTTTTTGAAAATAATAGTAAAATGATAGCGCTATCTTCTGCAAGTTATACATTTGAAAATCTTTATAAAACATATAACGAATGGGTAGAAAAAATCTATTCAAAAGAAGAAACGGAAGCATCTTATTTTGTATCTCAATTAAGTTATGAAGCTTTACCATTAGAGATGATAGATAAAACAATTATTGAAGAAGCTCAAAATGGAGGATCAAGTCATAGTAGTTTCTTAAGAGAGTATTGCGCTAGATTTATTGATGGTAGCGATAGCTATTTCAGTGCAAAAAAGATGGAAGAATGTACTATTCCAAACGGGCAATCTCCTCATACTTTAATGAAAGGAATTCCAGGAAAAAAATATATTCTCGGAATTGATCCTAATATGAGTGATAGTCCTAATGCGGATTATTTTGCTATGGCAGTAATGGAGATTGATGAAGAAACTAAAACTGGCACATTAGTTCACACTTACGCTGGATTAGGAAATTTAAAAAATCATGTTAATTATTTATATTATATTATGACTAATTTTAATATTGTATTTATGATTTTAGATAATGCTGGAGCAGATGTATTTCTTTCTGCTTGCAATCAATCTGAATTATTTAAAAGTAATAATTTGATACTTAATACTTTTGAATTTAATTCTGATTTAGAAGGTGCAGATTATGATCAAGAAGTTAGAAAAGTTAGAAATAGTTACAATCTAGAATCGAAGAAAATAGCTTTTAATCAAGTATTCACCAGCAATTTTATTCGTAAAGCAAATGAACACTTGCAAGCGTCTATCGATTATAAAAAAGTATGGTTTGCTAGTAAAACCTGCGCAAATGATAATTTCTTTGAATCTCAATTTAATCAAAATATACCAATAGATTTAATGAAAACAGAAGAAAAGAAAGATTGGTCTACGCTTGATTTTATTGAAAATCAAGACGATTTCATTTACCAAACAAAAAAACAATGTACTCTTGTAGAACATTCATCTACAGCCAGAGGAACTCAATCCTTTGATTTACCCCAACACTTGAAAAGAAGCTCTTCTGCAAATAAAGCTAGAAAAGATAATTATTCTGCACTTTTATTGGTAAATTGGGGTTTAAAGTGCTATAATGATATAATAAACGCACCAAAAGAAGAAATATCTCAGACTTTCACCCCAATAATGATAAAATAAGTGTAATATCTTTAAATAAATGAGTAAAAAAAATAAAATCCAAGAAATTAAAGCTTCTTTAACTTTACCCAAAGAAGATACCACACCATTAATGGTTTATGGGTCTGATACTTCAAGTGATAAAAGAGCTAAAATTTCAGAAATTAGAGCTAATACAACTTCTACCAGAAGAAATGCTTCCTCTACAGTAGAGAAAACAAATAGATTCATTAATATTGATACAGGATTAATTCCTTTCAGATATTCTAATTATGTAAAAAATCTTTCTACTCTAGATGTAAGAGATTCTATTATTTTATGTCAGAAGGCTTATTATAACGTAGCGATTTTTAGAAATACAATTGATTTAATGAGTGAATTTTCTAATAGTTCAATTTATCTAACTGGTGGTAGTCAAAAATCAAGAGAATTTTTTGAAGCATATTTTAAAAAGATTAATTTAGCAAGTTTCCAAGATCAATTTTTTAGAGAATATTATAGAAGTGGAAATGTATTCACTTATAGATTTGATACTTCTTTAAGCAGTGAGCAACTTTTAAAAATAACACAAACTTTTGGGTCAAAATTAAAATCTATAGCTCAAGATGGAGAAATTAAACTTCCAGCAAGATATACAATAATTAATCCAGCAGATGTTTACGTTGGTGGTACAGTTAATTACTCTTTTAATACATATTATAAATTATTAAGTGATTATGAATTAGAAAGATTACGAGATCCAAAAACAGATGAAGATATTGAAGTTTATAATAATCTTCCACAAGACACTAAAGATAAAGTAAAAAATAAAAATAATTCCTATATTCTTGTGCCTTTAGATAGAACTAAATTAGCGGCAGTATTTTATAAGAAGCAAGATTACGAGCCACTTTCTATTCCAATGGGATTTCCAGTTCTTGATGATATTAACTGGAAACTTGAAATGAAAAAAATGGATATGGCAGTAACAAGAACAATGCAACAAGCTGTTCTTTTAGTTACAATGGGAACTGATCCAGAAAAAGGTGGAGTAAATCAAAAAAATCTACAAGCAATGCAATCTTTATTTGAAAACCAAAGCATTGGAAGAGTTCTTATAGCTGATTATACAACTAAAGCTGAGTTTGTAATTCCAGATATTGGGAATCTTATTGGACCACAAAAATATGAAGTAGTAGATCGTGATATTCAGATTGGTTTAAATAATATTCTTATTGGAAGTGAAAAATTTGCTAATCAAAGTATTAAAGTTCAAGTATTCGTTCAAAGATTAAAACAAGCTAGAGAAGTATTTATAAATGAATTTTTAATTCCAGAAATTAGAAGAATGAGTAAAGACATTGGTTTTAAAAATTTTCCAACACCAGTTTTTGAAGATATTGATATTAAAGATGATGTTCAATATTCTAGAATTTACAATAGACTAGTTGAATTGGGAGTTCTAACTGCAGAAGAAGGGCTTAATGCAATTGAAACTGGCAGATTGCCAACTCAAGAAGAATCTATAGAATCTCAAAAGAAATTTAAAGAATTAAGAGATCAAGGTTTTTATCAACCACTTATTGGTGGAAGTGCATCTGGTCAAGCTGGAAGACCATCAGGTTCTACTGGTATACCTCAATCTACAAAAAATGTAAAACCAATTGGTTCTAAAGCTAATTTTTCTGTAAGTAAAATTAAAGAAAATATATTAGCAGCCCAAAATCTTGAAGAAGAAGTAAAATCTTCTATTAGAAAAAAGTTTAATGTTAAAAAATTAAGCAATCAACAAAAAGAAGATGCAGAAAAGATATCCGAAATAATTATAGCTAATGAGAATCCACAAGATTGGACATCTAAAATTCAAGAATACATTGAAAAACCTTTTGATCAAAATCAAGACAATGTCAATCAAATACAAGAAATAGCAGCAGAACATCAAGTAACAAATTACCTAGCAAGCTTATTATATCATAGCAAATCTATTCAATAAATCATAAATCTATTAAATGCGAACATTTAATAAAATTAGTGTAATTTAATTAAATGCGTACATTTAATGGATTACAAATTTTTACAGAACAACTAACCAATAGCGGTCAGTTGGATATGAGATATGTTAGAATATCTGGTAATAATAGTATTCCAAACCTTAATCTAGGAGTTATCATTGGTCAAAATGGAATTCCAACTGCAGAATTTTATCCAGGAATTAGTGGTCAAGTTATGATAGATAGTAATAATTTTTATGTATGTACTAGTGGTAATGGAGTTGGGAATGGAAGATGGAAATTTATTAGTTTAACAAACTGGGCATAAATTTATGACTTTTAAAAATATAAAAATTGATGATATTTGGGATAAAAATTTTCAAGATTATATCGTTTCAGCAAGACCAGATACTGCATTTCCATATGGATTCAATTCAGGCGATCAAAATATTTATTTCTTAGCTTTAAATGACCCACTTAATCCCAGAGGTGGAAATCAACTTATACCTGCATCAGGTTTTAATTTTTCAATAGGAAGCTCTGGATCTCTTAACTTTGCGACTAAATCTCTTGTAACAGGAATAACTTCTATGGTTATTGGTGGTTACGGAAATGTTACAAGAGGAAATTCTTCAGCGGTAATTGGTGGATGTTTCAATAGAGTAAATAGTTCAAACTCATCTGCTATTATAGGGGGTCAAAATAATACATTACTTCGTTCAAATAATTCCGTTATTTTAGGAGGAATTTGCAACTGCATGGCTTCTGGCTCTAATTTATTTTTCATGGGCGTAGGTGAATGTAATTACGCTCAAGGTGATTGCAGCGTTTTACTTGGTGGTATTTGTAATTCAAATCAAGGAACTTATGCTTTCTTGGGAGTAGGACTTAATAATTGTATAGCTAATTTTACTACAGCAAATACTTTAGTCGGTGGCACATCTAATATTGTTAACGGTAATTATAATTTTCTTGGAGGTGGAAGTTATAATTCAATTGCTTATGGCGCATTAAATACTATTATTGGTGGTGGATTATATAATTGTGCCGAAGGACAAGGAACCGCAATCTTGGGAGGATTTTGTAATAAGATTAATACAGCGGCTACTGATCCTACAGATAATACAATTGTTGGAGGATTTAAAAATTGCATAAATCTTCCTGTCGCATATCCAGATAATTGTAATAATTTTATTGGCGGTGGAGAACAAAATTTCATTGGTGGCTGTGTATATCCTGGTTTTCTTGGTCGAGGACCACAAGTTCTTGGAGCAAGAGTTGGTAATAGTATTATTGTTGGTGGAAAATATAATTTTGTAAGTAATACTACTAATAGTTCAATTCTTGGAGGATGTCAGAATTCAGTAGTAAATGGTTCTGATTCTTTTGTACTTGGAAGCTGTAATACTACTACTTCAACAAAATCATTTATTATAGGTCAAAAATCATATATAGACAGTGATTATTCTGGCGCAGGAATTATTTCCGATGGAACAGATAGACTAAAAATTTCACAAGGACCAAATACTTTAACTTTAGATTTTATTAGTGGAACATATATCAAAAATCGAACAATCTTAGAAACTCATTCTTATGTGCCATCAACATATACTTCTTATGGAGTAAGTGGTCAATTATCTTTTGATGCGAATTATTTCTATAGACATAATGGAACAAATTGGACAAGAACAGCTTTGTCCATTTGGTAAAATATTAATAAAAATAAAAGTGTAATCCTATTTAAGGATTAAGGATAATGGCTAGAAATAGAATAATCTACAATGTAGAAGGTTTATATGTTGCTCCATATAGTGGAGAACAAAACGCTAACTCTGATTATTATTTAGCTAATCATATTATTCTTAAAAGATTAGAAAAAATACAAAATTTTAATTATTCAATTCAACAACCAAGATCAAATGTTCAAGGTTTTGGTCAAAAACAGAATATTTTTCAAGGCATGAGTACATCTCCAGAAGTTACTTTTAATTTTTCTTATATTCCAGATGGAGTCACAAATGAGAATAGATTAAATTTTAATGTTAATCATTTTTCTGGATACAATGCTCCAATGTTTTCTGGATTATGTACTAATAGTGGTTTACTAAATGATAGAGATTTTTATCTTGTAATAAATAAAGATGATAATGATTTGTTTTCTGAAAATGCAACTTTAACCAATTCTTTAATTAATCCAACTAATGTTACTCAAATAATAAATTCAGATAGCAGAAATTATGGATTATTACATTTTCAAAATTCTTATCTTAATGAATATTCTTTTAATGTTTCGCTCGGAAATTTGCCAGTAGTCAATCAAAGTTATGTTGCAGATAATATTGTTTTTTATACTAGTGGATCTGGAGTAAACTATACTTTATTAGATTTAAAATCTGGAATCAATCAAGTAAACAATGATACAATTATTATTCCAAAAGCTTTAAATTATAATCAAACTGCAATTAGTGGACAAAATATTCTTTTGCCAGGAGATGCAACTGTTAGTTTTTATACAAGTAATACTGGGGTTTTATTTTATACTGATACAATTCAAAGTTTAGATTATTCATTATCTTTTAATAGAAAATCTTATAAAGCAATTAATTACAAATTCCCATTATTAAGAAAAATAGAATTCCCGATTAATGGAAAATTAAATACAAGTTTTGTTGTAAAAGAAGACCTTGTTGGTTCGTTTTTTGACACTTTAAACAGAGACGATAATTATAATGTTGTTGTTGATTTTAGTAATTCAAGAAGAGGAGTAGATAAAACAAAATTGACTTTTAGTGGTTGTAAATTCACAAATATTAATTACGACTCTTCTATCGGAAGCAATAAAACTGCCACATTAAGTTTTGACTTTGATCTTGATCCAGATTTTGGAAGAAGAGGATTATTTGTTAGTGGAAATGTATTATATGGGGTTTTGAATAATCAAAAGAAAGTATTGATATTTTAATTTTTAATACATATAATATAGTGTAATATATTATGAAAACTATGCTATCTAAAATATTTGGCCCTAATTGGCGTTCTAGTAGTTCTGGAATAGCTACGGTCGTAGCAGTTTGCACCGCAATAGCAATTCATTCTGATCCAACTTTGGTCGCATTTCTTCCAGATGCAGCGGAAGTTTATATTACAGGAATTGCAAAATTAATAGCAGTTGTTTCTGGAATAGTTTTTGCATTAACAGTAAAAGACGCAGCAGTTACTGGTGGAACAGTAGCTCAAACAAATGAAGCAAAAGGTAGAACGAATGGAGAAAATATATGAATAAATTACAATTAGCCGCAGTTGCTCTTTTGAGCATATTTCTTGGCGCTTGCGCCACAACCCCAACTGGTCAAGTTGATCCAGCAACAAGTGTTTCAAATGCGCTTCCATACGTTAAGCCAGCCGTCGTATTAGCTTGCACAGTAGTTCTTGACCAAGCGGTTTCTGGGAATGATAGAATTGAAAAAGCTAAAATGATCAATCATGTAGCAGGTATTGTAGAAGGACTTACCACTGGAACTGCGCCAACTCCAGCAGAATTACAAAAAGCGCTAACTGATTATCTTCCAGAAGAAAAAACTCATTGGGTAAATTATGTTAGCGTTATTAAGGATATTTATGCTCAACAATTTGCGAGATTAGATGGCAATACTGCGCTTGCAATCAAGGTGCTTAACGCTATTGCATCTGGATGTAAAGATGCTACAGCAAGTTACGTAGAGTAATCATGCCAACTGGAATACTTCAAGCTTTACTTACTGCGGTATCTGGAATATTCTCAGCAATTAATAATGTATTCGGCGCAAAGAATACAAAAGAAATGAAAGATCGTCAAGAAGCTCAAAAAGAAATTAATTATCAAAGCGAAATAGAAAAAGAAGTAGAGGAGAAAAAACTTGAAGAAATTCGTAAGCGTATTAGCTCTTAATCTTTTTCTTGTTGGTTGCGCTACCGTAACACCAGACAAAATACAAGATGATAAATCTTCATATGATGCAACTACTCCAAAGCAATATGATAAAGATAATGGTGGATTAATTTCTTTTATTGGTGATGATGCTCTTATTACATATCAAGCTAGAGAGCGCTATAATAATTTAATATCAATGTATAGAATCAAATTTAAAAAAGAAAAAGCGATAGATTTAAAAGAAGATTCTGGAATTAAAGTTTATAAAGATAATTTTAATAATAATCTTTATCTTATTGATAGCGAACATCTTGTTTATTTTGGAGTTTTGAATAGTTGGTTAAAAGAAAAAGTTCCTCAAGATAATATTATAGATAAAGTTTTAGATAAAACAAATTAATACAGTTTATGAGTTTTAAAAATGTTTCAATTGATGATATTTGGGATAAAAATTTTGAAAATTATACAACCTCCGCAGCGCCATATTCCTATATGCCATATAGGTATAATATTAGAACTAAATATTTAAATCCGAACATCGATATTATTGAGATTGTAGGGGCAGGAAAAACTACTTCGAATGGTATTTATTATAAAATGAGTGAAAATTATTATACAATGATTCCTCAACCAATTGATACCATAGGTGAAGTTTATATAAATATTAGTCGGATAGGTTTTTCTTATATATATGATCCAAATCCGCCTGCAATTTCTGGTCCGCTTTCATATCAAAGTTATAATTTTGATGGTAAGACTCCTCTCTCAGCCTCTTTAAAAAGTTGGAGTCAAGCAATCAATTATATACCATTGCCAGCGCCAATTGGCTATATAACTTCTAAAAAAGTTGATAGAATTACTATTAAAAGAAATGGTAATCCATATGGGTATAAAAAAATATCATGTTATCGAAAAAATCGTTAGATCTTATTCTTGAATTTGAAGTTGGTGGAGGAGAAAATTATTACAATAAATTTTTAAAAAATCCAACGTGGCCAGAAGGTCAAAGTGGAGTTACTATTGGTATTGGTTATGATTTAGGTTATGTTAATAAAAGTGAATTTAGTGAAGATTGGAAAGATCTTCCTAAAGAAATCTTTGATAGATTATATAAAGTAGTTGGCATAAAAGGATATAACGCTAAGAATCTTATTAGAGGATTAAAAGATATTAATATTCCATGGGATCTTGCATTAAAAGTATTTAATAATAAAACAGTAACAAAGTTTTGGAATTTAACAAAAGAAACTTTTCCTAATTTCGATAATCTTCCAGAAGATGCAAAAGGTGGATTAGTTAGTCTTGTATTTAATAGAGGAAATGCATTAGAAGGTGATCGTCGCCGCGAAATGAAATTAATAAGAGATGGTATGCAATTAGTATCTACTTATGATCAAAAAGCGTTAACTTTTATAGCCAATCAAATAAGAAATATGAAAAGAATATGGATTGGTGGTAGTATAGAAAAAGGAATGAGTAGAAGACGAGATGCAGAAGCAAATTTGATAGAAAATTCATTAAATAATTAAAATTAATTAAAAATATATAACCTTTTCGTGTATATTATATATAAGAATATGAATTACAATTCTGAACAATATGGCTTTGATTTGATTAAAGCCAAGAGAACATATAAGCCAAAAGTCCGTAAAAATAAAAATTCAGAAAAATCATTAGTATTTTCTAAAAAAATAATCGCAGCTTTAGAAGATAAAGCCAAGATTCATAACGAAAAATTTGATAAAAAAGTTAATTTACTTGAACTTAAAAAAGCTTATAAATCTGGATTTAATACATCAATTCATTTAAACGAAGAAACTCTTGCTCACGTTAATTTATTTTTAAGAATTACGCAAGAAGATAAAAAAAGTATTTTTAGTAATTTTAAATCTGGTGGATTTGAAATAATTAATAATCAATTTGTTATTAAAGCTAGTATTTCTCCAGAGGAAATTGACTATATTCAAGCAAAAGAAGATATTAAAAATTATAAACTAGAAGATTTTGATTTTAAGACCCACGAAGAATTATATCTAGAAGACGAAGAAGATCGTGTAACTATTTATGGCTTTAACAATAATATATAAAATATGAATTTTCAATTTACAACAACATTTGCAAATTTACAAGTTAAACCATTAGTCAGCGAAGAGAAGGATAAATATCTTTCATTAGCGTCTATTGATAGTTTAAAGAAATTTTTGCCAGAAATTGATACAGAGAAAAATGTAGATCTTCTACCTATAGCTTTTGATGCTTGCGTAGTTAATAGAGTTAATAAAAATGGTGACGTAGTAAACTCTCTAACAGCAGCCGAAATGCTAAAAGATTTTATAAATAAACCAATTAATGTTGAGCATGATAGAACAAAGGTCGTTGGTTGCATACTAACAGCTAATTTTAGTAAATTTGGTACAAATGAAGTCCTCTCTGAAGACCAAGTCAAAGATATGAAAGAACCATTTTATATTACTCTCGGAGGAGTAATTTGGAAGATTATTAATCCTCAATTATCTAATCTTATTGAAGAAAGTAATGACCCTTCTAGTGAAAATTATATGAACGTAAGCGCTAGTTGGGAACTTGGATTTAACGAATACGATTTAGTTCTTCTTAACGATAATAATAAAAATCTAGAAGATGCCAAATTTGTATCCGATGACAAGCAAAAAGATAAATTAAAGAAAAATTTAAAAGCTTTTGGTGGTTCTGGTAAAATAGATAAAAATACATCTATTTATCGTCAAGTATTAGGAAATGTTATTCCATTAGGAATAGGCTTAACAGCTAATCCTGCTGCTGATGTACAAGGAGTAGCTACCAAAGATGAACAAAGTTTAGAAGTTGAAATATCTAAACCAGAGGAAAATGATCAAATGTCAGATTCTTCTGATATTAATTGTGAAAATAATATTTCACAAGATGAAGAAAATACTGTAAATGAAGAAGGAGTTATAAACAGAATAATTATGAAAATAGAAAATATCAATCAAATAACCGATGAGCTTTTGAAGCAAGTAACTGCTTCTAGCATTTCCGATTTTATTCAAGAGGAACTTAAAAAAGCCTCAGAAGCTTTCACAGCTGAAAAGAATGAAAAAGATAGCGCTATTAAAGCTACTCAAGAAAAATACGATGCACTATCTACTGAAAGTGAAAAAGTAAAAGAAGAGCTAGAAAAACTAAAAGCTTCTCTTGCTAAACTTGAAGAAGAGAAAGTTGCTAAAGCCCAAGAAGAAGCCTTCAATCTAAGAATGGCTACCTTTGACGAAGAATTTGATCTTTCTGATGAAGATCGCCAAGTTCTCGCAACTGATATCAAAGATTTAAATGATGAATCTTTTGCTGCTTATAAAAATAAGATGGCAGTTCTTATGAAAGAAAAAAATAAAGCTGCTAAAAAAGCAAAAGAAGACGAAATGAAAAAAAGTAAAGCTTCCGAAGTTAAAGAAGAAATTAAAGCTTCAACATCTTCAGAACAATCTGCAACCGAAGTTGTAGATGAAGTTCTCGACAATTCTAACGTTGAGAAGAATTCGATTCCAAATTCTACAACAACCGCTGAAGTTTCGCTACGTGAAAAATATAGCAAAGCTTTCGGTCTTGAAGGATTTGATATTAAATAATAAACAAGGAGAAATAAATTTATGGCATATACACTCAGACCATTAAGAGATTACAGCGAACATGATGTAATCAACTTCTTTGCCGTTGATGCTGCACAAGACGCTAATGGCGTTATTGCTACAGCAGGCACAGTAGTTAAAGTAACAGGAAACGGTTTCCAACCAGTATCAGACACCTCACTTGGTGGTGGAACAGGATTCTTAGGCCAAATCCCAGTTGATTTGGGCGGAACTCTTGGAATTCCAGGACTAAGTAACGTTGTTTCTAACCGTTACGTTGTAACTGCAAAAGTAGCCCCAGCAGTTGCACAAGATACAGCACCAATAGGAATTACCCTAATGGCAACCCAAGAGCTTGATGAAAATGGTGAAAAACTAATTTTCAAGCCTGGAAAAGCTGCCGAAAAGGGAGTAGTTGTCAGTGGTCAAGCAGTACCAGTTCTAACTAGAGGCGTTCTCGTCTATAGTGGATCAGCTGGAGATTTCCCTGCTACCGCTAACGTTGGCGCAGCAATTTATGTTGCCGCTGGAAGCTTAAGTTGTTCAGCAGGTGCCAAACAAGTTGGTACTTTACTAAGTAAGCCAGTTAATGGTATTGCTTTAGTTAAACTCAACTTCTAATTTAAGGAGAATTACAAAAAATGAAAATCAAATTAAAAAATACACCAGAGCAAGTTGAGCTTGTAAAAGCTATGGGCAGTAGAGATACCGCCGTAGCTCGCGAAGCCTCCGAAGCTTTTGCAGCTTTCATTGGACCAGTCGTAAGTAAGGTTCTAATGCAAGCTGGTACAGCCAGTGCAGTTTATAATGATGCACCCTATGATCAAGATGATAATCCCAGTCTTCCTCTTGACCTATGGCATGATCAAGGCGGACAAGACTATGTTACAGTTTGGAGTCAAAATGTAGCAGGTGGTCTTCCTTCTTCAGCAGTAGAAGGTTTTAGCGAACTAAAAATCTCTACTTATTCTTTGGATGCAGCAGTCAGCTTCTTGAAACGTTATGCCCGTCGTGGTCGTATCGATGTAGTAAGCAAAGCTGTAGAAAGAATGAGCAATGAAGTTCTCGTAAAACAAGAACGCAATGCTTGGGCAGTAGTTTTGAAAGCCCTTGCAGAAGCTCGCACAGCAGGCACAGGAGCCGCAGCATTAGCCACTAACGGTCATATCGTTGGATCTGATACAGCTGGAACATTTGCTCTATCTGATCTTAGCAAGCTAATGACACTAGTAAAAAGACTTAATACATCTTATGCTGGTGGTACCACATCTGATGCTTACGGTCTAACTGATCTATTCGTTAGTCCAGAAGTTAAAGGTGATATCCGTGCATTCGCTTACCAACCATTCACCACAGGTGGAGGCACAAATCTTCCTGACGCAGCTCGCGAAGAAATCTATCGCAACGCTGGTGCTCAAGAACTTTACGGAGTAACAATCCATGAACTAGTTGAACTAGGCGTAAATGCTAAATATAGCGCTCTATTCAACGCATTCAAAGGTAGTTACAACTTCAATTCTAATGCCGACGAACTCGCCATTGGTTTTGATTTGAGCAGAGAAGGCTTTATCCGCCCAATCGCTCGTAACTCTGATACTGGTTCAACATTCGCTGTTCTTCCAGATGATCAATTCGCAGCTCGCAACGAGAAAACTGGTTTCTACGGTTCTCTCGAAGAGGGTCGCGTTTGTATCGATGCTCGTACAGTAGTTGGAATCAAGATCTAAGTTAAATTAGATTAAAATTAAAGGCCCAGTAGGTTTATCCCTACTGGGTCTTTTTTTTGAATAAAACATTAGAAATTGGTGCAATTAAATTTATAATATATTAAGGAGATTATTTACATTTATGCCTAAGAAATCAACAAAATTAGAGGACCTTTCACAAACTCATGGAAAATTAGAGAATATTCAATATAAAACACTAGACCAAATTTGGGGAGATGATGGATCTAGCAAGTATAAAACATCAAATGTACAAGATTACTTGAATTATTTAAATGACTTAAACAAAAGCGACTTACAAGCCCACGCTAATAAAATTGGTTTAATTCCAGTGGATAATAGAGAAACATTAACTAAAAGATTAGTATCAGAATTCAAAAAATTTAATTCACTTTATAAGCTTCCAAAAAATGAAGACAGTAAAACAGAACTAAATAAAGAAACAAAAAATATTTTATCTGAAGGAAAATAATTTATAATTTGGCGTGTTAAAGTGTAATATACAACATGACAGGTTTAGCTTATATTCAAATTTATAATTCCGCTTCTGGAAGTTTTTTCGAAAATAAAAATCTTGGCGTTGAAGCTGTTAAATTTTTTAACGAAGATAGACTTAAATTTAATAATACAGTAGAAATAGATAAATTACTTACAACTCGTATTTCTATTGGAAAAAATTCTTCTGGTGATGCAAAATATAGCGTAAATGTAGGAATTAATAATTCTTCAATTTTAACTAAAACTGGATTAGCAAATTTTTATGGTCCAGTCAATTTTGGACTTCTTAATAGTTCAACTGATTCTACTAGAGCTTACAATATTGGTGGACAAAATACTATATTAGATTCAGATCAAGCAATGATTTTTGGTATTAATAACCAATACTCTGGAATAGTAAGGTCTTATGCTTTAGGTGGAAATAATATAATTGAATCTGGAACAGAAAATGTTATAATTGGTAGAGATAATGCTTTACGCAATGATAATCAAACTTCTCTTATTTTAGGATTTTATAATCAAAATATTGAAAAAAATAAAGGTTCTTTAATAGTTGGTAATTCAAATACAGAAATTTTAAATTCAAATAATATTAATTTGATTGGTAATTATAATTCAATTTTCGGTTCTAAAAATACCATAATTTTTGGAGAAGCAAATAGCGCAATCAGTAATGATTCATCCTATGTTTATGGTGGAAATAATAATATAACAACAGGTTATCAAGATGTAGTTTTTGGAAAATCAAATATTTTAGCGTCTGGTATTTCTAATTTAGTTTTTGGTTTGGGAAATAGTTCTTCATATGGAAATTCTGAAAATATATTTGGTAGATCAAATTCTTCAATTGGTAATTTAAATTTTATAAATGGAATACAAAATACTGTCAAAAGTAGATATTCAGAAGAGAATGAAGTTTTGGGAAGACTAAATATTTTAAACAAAGCATCAAATAATATTATTGTTGGAAAATCAAATAGATCATCTGAAGATGCATATCTTAATTTATACGGAACTGGATTAGGACAATCATTTATTGACGAACAAGTTTCTGGAGCAGCATATGCTGGAATTTTTGGTAATCAAAATTATACATCTAGATCTTTTTATTCTTATATTTTTGGTAATAACAATATTGTAGATTTTAATTTGAATGGCTATACCATAGGTGAAAACAATCGCGTAATGGTATCGCAAGGCTCCTATATTTTTGGAAAAGGCAATCAACTTTCTGGTAAAAATAATTTCTTAATAGGATTTAATAACACTATTAGATCTGGAGACTCTGATGTAATAGTAATTGGTCAATACTATACAGCAAAAGATGATTTTGAAAAAAATAAAATAATAATAAATTATCAAAATAATCGTATAGAAGTTATCAATACTGGAATTAAACTTACTTCTAGCACTTCACCAACTATAAATGGAGATAAGATATTAACTACTCCAGATTTAATATCTATTGAAAATTCTATAAATGATCAGCGTATAGCAAATACAATTAATTATTTTTCGTTAACTGGAGAATTATATACTAATCCATTAAATCTTTATGATACAAAAATAGATCATCTTGCAAATAAAGTTAACGTAATAAGTGGTGCTTACACTCAAACCATATTGGATTCTGTTGCATTACAATTTGATATTTCTGGAGTAACTGGAATGGGATTGACAATAGGAAAATTAAGCTTTAAAATTCCATCTAATACAATTTTTACGAGAGCTAGAAAATCATTAGACTATTCTGGATTGTTTAATATTTCAGAGATTTATTATCAAAATAAAAACTATAACATGGGCATATTCCATGATAAAAGTTCTAAACAATGGTTAGTTGGTGATTTAAATTCTGACGAATATTATTTCTTCAGCACCCAAAGCAATCCAAATATATTTGGTGGTTCCAGTGGACAAATTGGAGACTTGCGACAAGAGTTGGGTGCAACTAGATTTAGAGCAACTGGTACATACGCAGGAGCTGCAGGTATTACATATTATAGTGGTATGGAGAGCACTATAAATGGAAAGAAATATGGACCTCTTTTTGTATATAATACAAAAGAAATTAGCGTAAATCAAATTTATACATCAATTGAACTTCCAAAAAATCTTGGAGATTTTTCTTATATTCCATCAACAGTATACGAATCTGAAGATAATAATTTTAATTTATTCTTTGGTAAACCGTATGCATTAACCAATGGATTTAAGAAAAAGAACCAAAATAATCAATATGTTGATTATCAATGGTTAATAGTAAATAATCTTTTAAGCAATAGATCTGGCGAACTTTATTTTGGAGATAATTTAACCTCTACTTCTCAAACTGCTGATTTTTCATTCAAAACAACTGGTACTAATTTAGCTTATACTGGATTTGGTAATGGAAGAACACCAGCTATAACTTTAAGAATGGATGGCAGCAGATATTCATTAGTTAAATCTTATGTTCCAAATTATGGACAAGTTTATTTTCCATTTTATTATTAATTTTTAAATTGTTTTTTAATTGGTGTAATTTATTATATGGCTACTTCATATAATATAAATACTATTCAAGGTGATAATTTGCAGCTATCCTTAAGAATAAAAGATTCTAATAATAGCCCAATAAATTTAAGTGGATATAGCGTTAGAGGGGTTGTAAAATATGCTTATGGATATGAAGATAATGATCAAGTTTTATTGAATTTGAATCCAGTTATTATTTCTGGAAATAATGGTTCATACTATCCATCTGGCATAGTAAATATAAACGTAGAATCTTATGTAACTGCAAGTATTCCAGTAGGAACTTTTGTTTATGATATAGAACGATTTCCTTATGGAATACCAACTGGTAATTCTATAAAATTAATTAGAGGAAAGTTCATTGTAAGTCCAGAAGTAACATCTATTTAATTTTATGGCAGATGTAATTGTAGATGTAATTTTGCCAAATGCAATAACAACGGATGTAACCTCTCCGAGTTATTCTGCAAATGCTAATGTATTTATTCCTGGACAAGATGGGCCTCAAGGTCCACAAGGTCCAGAAGGTCCACTAAATCAATTTAAAACCATTAAAGTGGATGGTCAGTCAGATTTAATCCCAACTGGTATAGAATCATTAAAATTTATTGGTCAGACAGGTATAAATATACTAACAAATAATTCTCAAAACCCTAAATCAATAACGATAAATGCTGCGCCGCTTAGTGGATACTTTGAAGCAGAGAATGTAGTTGGTTATAAAGCAAATCTAACCGCTGGATCTGATAATTATTATATACAATATCCAACAGTATTAAATACTGCCCCAAGATCAGTAGTTTGCGCTTTTCAAAATACAGTAGATGATATGGCTTATTATTTCTCAATTGGTTCAATAACTAACGCTGGGTTCTATATAAACTTTAGTGATAATTTATTAAATAATGGGTATTTTTTAAATATTCAAGTTAAAAAGTAAATATTGTGTGTAATAATATAAAAGGAAATAAAAATTTATGATTAGCGCTTTCAAACATATTAGACTAAGTGGATATAATTTAACTCCAATTCAAAGTGCAGCTTGGGATAATAGTTCAACACTAAGACTTGGATTCGGAAATAGTGGTTTAGCTTATTACAGTGAACTTACTGGAATTAGTGGTTACTTAAAGGGTCTAATTACTGAAGCTAATGCCGATGTAAATAATTTAAATAATTTACAAGGAAATCTTTATATAACAGGTGGAGATGGAGTTACTATCCAAGTAGATGCTGGACTTGGTGAAATTAAAGTAGTAGGTAATAGTGGATATTTTCAAGCTCTATCAAATCAAGTTTCTAGCAATTTAGCGCTAACTGGTAGTAATTTATATACTTTATTTAGTACTTTTAGTAGTTCAAGTACTGCGGATGTATCAGCAATTAGCGGACAAATTGTAAACACTGGCGCTACTTTAAATAATAAAATTGATTTACTAAGTGGTTATGTTAATTCTCAAGATACAATTATTTCTACAAATCTATTTAATACTGGTAGTACTTTAGATACTAAAATAAATAACTATAGCGGTTGGGCAAGTGGAACATATGTTGCAAAATCTAGCCAACAAGTATTTACAACACCATTAGCTGTTGGTTTGGATGAATATCAAATTAGTTACCCAGTAGCTTTTGGCGGAGCAACTCCACCAAAAATTTTAGCAACTCTTGAAGTTCCTGGAAATGTAATGTATAGTTTATCAACAAGATCAATCAGTCAAGTTGGATATACGGGCGTACTTTCTGATAATATTTTAGAAGCTGGCGCAAAAATCCATACTTTCGCTTCTACACAATAACTTATCTAGTGTAATATTCACTAGAATAATAGAATTAATAATTCTTTTACTCTTTAGTCTGCCATAAAAAGCAGCAATTTAGCGAAAGCTAATAAAAGGAATAAAAAGTGGCAAATATATTTAAAGCGAAAACTCTTGTGGGTCGCACGGGAATATTTTCTCACGAAGTAATTGCTCCAAATCTTGTTTATAATACTGGTTATCAAAATATAGATGGATTAAAAGATTTTACAATAAAACCTACTGTTGGTACAATTCCAGTTTTATTAAGTGGAGATATTCCATATGTTCAAACCAATTCATATTTCTATGTTGATGCCACTAGAAAAGATTCATATATTGAAAATGGAAATATTTTATATCCATATAAAACTTTAAGTAGCGCTTACAATGCAGCAAAAAATATTGCATATTTTCACAATCCAACTTATATAACGCTTCTTAGCCCAATAGCTGAAAATTTAACTATAAATAAAGGATATATTAATTTAGTAGGAAATAATACAAATAAAAATGATCCAATTAGAATAACTGGCTCACTTGTTTTTGCAGCCACAGGTGGAACCGCAACAGATAATAATTTTTCAATAGCTGGGTTAGGAATAACGGCCACTTCAAATAATAAATGTATATTATTTTCTGGAAATAACCCTCAAAGATTGTTTATTCAAGATTGTTGGTTGATAGCAAAAGATAATGGAACTTGTTTATATTCAAATAATACAAATACAACTTCAAGATTGCAAGGAGATATATTAAAACTTAGTCCAGAAGGAGTAAATACAACAGCAATTGATATAGTAAGTGGAACATCTTCGATTTCTTTTGCTGAGACTAGTAGTTCTGCAAGTGTTTTAGCTTACGTTAGAAATAATAGTACTTTAAATATAAGTAACTCTCAAATAGAAACAACTGGAGAAAAAGCTTTTCAAGTTGAAAACGCTGCTAGATTAACTTTATTAAATAGTGTGCTAACAAATACAGCGAATCCTTCGACTGGAATATTTTTAAAAGATGCACTTTCTACGGCAGTAGTAGTTGGTTCAGCAATTTCTGTTCCAGCAAACGCTAATAGTTATGCTATAAATGGAGTAGATTATTCTTATCTTTTTTATAAAAATCTTTATTTTAGTATAGATGCTGCTGGCCAAAGCACAGAATCAAAAATTGGAAATAATGTTAATAAAAATTTAATTAATTCATATGATCCAGTAGTTTATAGTATAGGTGATCAAACTATCTCTGGAGTTAAAACTTTTGATGTATTTCCAATTGTTAGCGGAAATAAATTAATAACAGGATTAGATCTTAGTTCTTATCTTACTTCTTCTAGCGCCAGTTCTACTTATTCTACCATAACAAACCTTGCTTCAACTGGCTCAACTCTTGATACGAAAATTAACAATGTTAGCGGATATTTTACTGGAACGAACGCAACATTTACTACGAATCTTTTTTCGACTGGCTCAACTCTTGATACGAAAATTAACAATGTTAGCGGATATTTTACTGGAACGAACGCAACATTTACTACGAATCTTTTTTCGACTGGATCGACTCTTGATACGAAAATTAACAATGTTAGCGGATATTTTACTGGAACGAACGCAACATTTACTACGAATCTTTTTTCGACTGGATCGACTCTTGATACTAAAATAAATAATCTAAGTGGTTATGTAAATTCTTATGATAGCAATATTGTTTTTACTACTGGAAATCAAACAATAGCTGGCACTAAACAATTTTCAGGGCTTTATATTAGTGGAGTAGGACTAACTCCAGGAATTTATGTTAATACAAAAGACAATCAAATTATTACTGGAGCTAAAACATTTGTTACTTCTGGAATATTTTCTCTTTCTGGTGCAAATCCTTTGGTATTACCAAATAATCCTCTTTCAATAGTTGGAAGTGGAAATACCTATCTTCAACTTAATATTCAAAATAGAGCCACTGGTAATACATCGACTGCAGATTTAGTTATTACAGCCAATAACGGAACAGATAGTAGCAACTTTATTAATCTTGGTATAAATAATTCTGGATACAGCGATCCAGCATTTACTAATGGTGGATCATATGATGGTTATCTATTTGTTAATGGTGGAAGTTTAGATATTGGAACTCAAACAGCGAATACACACATAGAGTTTCATCTTGGAGGCACAACCATTGATAAAACTGTAGCAAGATTCAGTAATTCTGGATTAAATATTATAACTGGAAATTTAGTTGTTAATAATAGCGGAATATTTGGAGGCGTAAATATAAATGACGCGGATGCAATGGATATATCTGGTGTAGCTATAACTTTAATAAATAGCACAGTTACTTCAAACTATCCAATTTCTGGTTCATCAATATTAGGTCAAAGTGGAGTATTCTTATCTGGAATAGATTTAAAAAATTCTAAATTAATTAATGCTACTCCAGATCTTTTAAATGTTTCAGCAAACTTTAATATAACAGGAACTCAAAATAGTAGAGTAATCCTTGCTAATTCACCAACTATAATAACTGGATCAATTGTTAGTGGCAATCCAATTGGATTTAATACTTCAATAATTCAAACTAGTTCTGGACAAGTTTTAATTACTGGTATTGGATCTAATGTTATCGTTAGTAGTTATAATAATCAATTTAGAACAGCAGCACAATACGCAACAATTTCAATTCTTCATACAGGAAACGATGGATACATAATGTATGGAAATACTAGCACATGATAGTCTTGCCATCAACTTCTGCTGGTTTTATAAGTAGCAATAAAGCTTTTCCTTATCTTCCTAGATCTATAAGAGATAATAATTCTTTATATCCTACTAATCAATTTATAGTTTTACCTACTGAAGGTGGAGTAGCTAAATGGACAGAAACTCCTCCAAATGGTTGGAGTCAATATTCACCATATTATAATGTATTTTTAAAATTTTATTTAAAATCAGATGAGAGTGCTGAAAGTATACCAGCTGGAGGAGGAAATATTCATTGTTTAAAAGCTGCAGGAATTGGCTCACGATTAGGCCTTGGAAGAGAAAGAAATATTACAAAAAATCCTATAGGCACAACAAATCTCGCTAATGATTGGAGTTTGTATAATATAGTAGCTAGTTCTGTTTCGATTACTACTCAAACTTATGTTGATTTTGGATGTTTTTATAGAGTAACTAGTAATGACCCAATGAGATCATTAAATTTTGGAGCAATTGCTATAAATTTTTCAAGATCTACACCTGTTCTTTCTAATAGCTATTTAAATTACTCAATAATACATGGTGGTGGAGTTAATCTTCTTGGAAATAATTCTACTTATACATATTTTAATACATATGATGTAGCTAAAACTTATGAAGCATATAATCAATGGATTGGGTCAGCATTTATTAAGTTTAAAAAACTTGACGAAATAAACCAAAGTTCAGTATTTAATCAATGGCAATTTTTAAGTTATAGAGTTATAATTCCAACATTTGTAGATACTCCACAAGACGATGGAGCTACTGGTAAAGCACAGACCTGTACCCTTAGACTATGCTTTTGTGAAAATAATAGTTATCTTGATGATGGTTCTGGTTTAAATACTGGGTCTATTCAATTTTTATATCCATTTTTAAGTTTGAGCTAAAAAATCATTATTATATAGTGTGATATCTATTATATGACCAATAAAATTGTAGATATTAGCATAATACTACAATATAATAAATAAATTGAAAACAGTAATTTTCTTCCTTCAAGGTGGTATAGGCAAGCATATAGCAGCTACAGCTGTAGCTGAAAATATAAGTAAAAATTATCCAGATAGAAAATTAATAGTAATTTGCCCATATCCAGAAGTATTTTTAAATAATCCATTTGTATACAGGGTTTATAGATCAACAGCAGTTCAATACTTTTATGAAGATTTTATTAAAAATAAAGATACTATATTTTTAGGAAATGAAGTTTATCAAGCTAATGAATATATTGTTGAGAATAAACATTTAATTGAGGCTTGGTGCAATATGTTTAATCTAAAATATACCAATGAAAATCCTAGATTATTTTTAAATGATGCAGAAGTAATTGATGCTGCTAGAAAATATAATAGAAATAGACCCATTTTAGTTATGCAAACAAATGGTGGAGCAGAAGGATCTGGATATAGTTGGTCAAGAGATCTTCCTCCATTTTTAGTTCAAGATATAATTAATAGTTTAAAAGATAATTATCATATTTATCATATATCTAGACCAGATCAGCAAAACTATGAAAATGTTGAAAAAATTAATGGAAATTGGCGTGAAGTTTTTGCTCTTTTAATGTTAAGTCAAAAAAGACTATTTATGGATTCATTTGCTCAACATGCTTGCGCAGCTTTAATGCTTCCTTCTGTTGTATGTTGGATAGCAACATGTCCAGATAAATTAGGATATAATATACATAAAAATATAAAAGCAAAAGATAGCGCTAATATGTTTGTTCACAATATAGATGGAATTGTACTAGAAAAAGAATTTATTGGATTAGCTCACCAATGTAATTACAAGCTAGATAAAGCCTTTGATAAAGAAGAAATCGTGTCATATTTACTTTAAAATTTAAATAATTTAAAGTGTAATTTAAGGTATGATAATAAATACCGTAACCTCTATTGCCCAAGAGATTTATGAGGAAATGGGCGAACCAGATGATTTTAGTATAGCAGCTATAGCTGCATGGGTAAGGAGAAATATTGGTGGTTTAAATAATTCATTAAATGCTTCTTTTTCTATAGATAGTCAGACTTTAGAGATTACCCCAAATCTCACAGATGCTGAAAAATATATATTCAAAAAAATGTATTCTATTTATTTTTTTGATATTAAAATTAAAAGCACAGGTAGTTTAGCTATTAATGATTATGTTTCTATTAAAGATGATATTGGTAGCGTACAAAAATTAAATAAAAACGAAGTACTTAAAAGTTTTTATAATATTAGGCAACAAGAATACAAAGAACTTAAAGATTCAATATATAAATATAGTCTCAACGCAAGTTCTCCTTTGCAAGTCGCAGGAGATGATACATTTCCAGGCTCATATAGATCAGAAAGAGATGCGCTATATTATATTAGATCAATATATAACGCTTAATAATCATGAGCTTTATAAGTTCAACAGCAGCGGCAAGTTTTTCTAAAGATTATGATGATTTCTTTACATATTTTTGTAGACCATTTACTGTACATAAAGAACCAATTAAAATAGTAGAGCAAATGCAAAGTGCGCCATTATATGGTTATGGTTCAAGTTCAGATCCAGTAAATTATACATATATACCAGTAAATGCTGTATTTAATGGCAGAATATATTATAATAATTCGAGAGATACAGATGCAGTTAATAGTGATTTAAAATTAGTATTTGCTCGTGGAGATGTTACTTTAAAAGTTAAACAAGATGCAAGAGATTATATTGCAAATGGTAAAACTATCAAACTTGAATTTGATGGAAAAACTTGGAATGTTATTACAGAAGATGTTGTTAAAAAATATCTTAATAATACATATTATGTATATGGATTGGAGCAAACGAAATAATATGGCTAGCAAGATTGATTTTAAGCAATTAAAACAAGAAGTAGCAACTTCTTATGAAGAAACTTTAAAAAAAGAAGCAGTTCTATTTGCTCAAGAAATTTTGAAAGAAAATTTAGATCAATATATAAATGATATAAAAGATCATCCAGTATCCAAAGAATTAGATAGTGGGCCAGATGGAGAAAATATAAGTTCTACTTTAGATGGAAAAGAAAATCTTTTTGCATTTATTGGATTTGATAGCGAAGATAAACCAATTGATGATCTTACTAATTTAATAAAAGATAATACATTTTTAGATAAAAAATCAACTTTTGATAGAAAAACTTTTGAATTAAAATTTAATGTATTTACTCCTTCTTTAGATGAAATCAAGAGCTCTACACCATTACCTTTCGAAAGAGGAAGAAGTTGGGTTAAGGGAGTAGAAGATGGTATTTCTGGATTTGGTTATTATGTTTACGGGTTAGTTTTCCCAACTAGTAGATCTGGCAGAGGAATTCAATCTAAAAATAAAGTTAGAGTTGCTGCTTATAGACCAGTAAAATATATGACAGAGCTTTATGGTAAATTTATAAAAAACTTAAAATAAAATGACGCCACAATTCGATAATATTTTAATGACAAGTATGTTACTTTGGTTAGATAATAAAATCTTAACTAAAGGACAAGCTTATACTAATTTTAAAAGCATGTTCTATCCTCTTCCAAATATGTATTATGGATACTATACATATGGAGCGCCATTTAAACAAATGGTTATTGATTGTTCTATTTCTGGTGCAAATATTATAAGTGGAGTTTATATTAATGGAATATTTACGGTTCCTGGAGAAAATAATCTGACAGGAATAGATTCATCAAATGGTCAATTATATTTTACATCTCCAGTTTCAAATGCTACAACAGCATTAAGTGGAAATTATGCTGTTAAAGATTTTAATATATATTTAACCAGCAAAACAGAAGAAAATTTATTATTTGAAACATCTTACCAGATTAATCCTAAGACTTATCAAAATCCAACTGGATTGCCACTTGGAGCAGAAACATATCCTGTTATATATTTAAAATATCAAGGTGGTAAAAATAAGCCATTGGCTTTTGGGGGTTATGATCAAACTATTGGTAATGTAAGGGCTATTATATTAGCAGACAGCGTATATAATTTAGATGCTGTAACTAGTATTTGTAGAGATACCGCTAGACAATTAATACCATTAATATATCCCGAGGAAATGCCATTTAATTCTTTAAATTCAGTTAAATCTACTGATCATTGTTTTGATTATATAGAATATACAAAAGATAAATCTAATACTGATGATTATTTATATATTAATGAAGTTAATGTTACTAAAACTGACACAAGACTACTTACAGCTACTAATAGCTTAAATAGAAATGTGTATTCTGCTTTTGTTGATTTTGAAGTAGTAAAAAATAGATATCCAAGACAATAAAAAAGTAGAAAAAATAAAAAAATCGGTGTAATAACAATAAATGGAGAATAACTAATATGCCAAGAAATCGTATAATTTATCAATCAGAAGCAGTTTATGCTGGACCCTCACCAGCAACTGGATTTCATTTTGGAACATTCACGCCTGGAATCGGTGGAAATTCAAATGATATCTATAATGCAAGTAACCTAGTAAACCAGCTACAAAGAGTTCAAACTGCTAATTACAGTTTTAATGTTGCTCGCACAGACGTTAATCAATTTGGACAATTAGCAGCTATTGATCGCGTAATTTTGACTAGTCCAACAGTTTCATTGGATTTTAGCTACATCTTAGCAGGTCTTACAAATGAAGCTGATTTAGGATTTACGGTAGTTTCTGGTAACACAGACTCTAATATTTCTGCTATTTCTGGATTTCTCAATGCTACTCAAGATGAAAGAAATTATTTTATCCGTACAGCATCAGAAGGTAATGATGCAGTAGGTTTTACAGATGTATCATCTGGAAATAACGGAGTTATTGGAATTGGTAATGCATTCATTTCATCTTATTCAACCGAAGGTTCAGTTGGTAATTTCCCAACAGCATCAATAAGTGTTGAAGGATTGAATATGAACTTCCAAAGAGGTTTAAGTGGAAATTTTGTTCCTGCAATTAATACTATTGATGGTTTACCTGTAAGGAATTTCTACACATTGCCACCAACAGTTCAAAATACTGCTATAGGTAGTGGAAATGCAATTAGTGCTCTTCGCCCAGGAGATATTACTTTAAATATTGACAGTATTACTGGTGTTGGTGGAGTAGATACAGCAACTATGAATATTCAAAGCTATAATCTCAGTTTTGATTTAGCTCGTACTCCAATTGAAAGACTAGGTAGTAAATTCGCATATATAAAACCAGTTGACTTCCCATTAACAGTAAATCTAAGTGTTGATGCTCAAGTAACTGATATGGCAACTGGTAGCCTAGCTAACTTACTTGTTGATGATAGCTATAGATTTAGTCCATCAGTAACAATTAAGAGTCCAAGCGACAGGACCTTGGTTATGGCTAAATTTGCACTCAGAGGCGCCAGATTAGTAAGTCAAGAATTTAGTTCTGATATCGGTAGCAATAAAACAGTTACCCTAACATTCGAAAGTCAAGTTGGTGGACCTCAAGACACGGCTAATGGATTGTTTATGAATGGACAGTTCTAATAAATAATACATAAATTAAATTATAAAATAACCCTCACGTTCTCGTGGGGGTTATTTTTTGTGTAATTGAAGTTGGTAAAGGGTTAGATAAAGGTAAAAGATTATGGAAAACGATCCTATAAAAGATATGACTCTTTTTCAGATAAAGAGGAAGATTACAAGTATATATAAGAATTTCTTTTTTATTCTTGAAGATTTAGGTGATTCTGGCTATAATATAAATGATGAAACTTATCAAAAAATACGTAAAAGAATCCTTGATAATGCTAATGATGCAGTAAGAGAGATCGAAGAAAATTTTAGTAAAATTAACATAACACTCAAATGAAAACCAAGAAATTAAATTATAATTTTCCTATAGATAAAATAATCGAAGGAAATCTTTCTGTGCAAAGTATACAAAAAAGTTTAAAAGATAACTTTGGGATTTTAAAACCAAGTTTAATAACATTTAGAAATCCTAATTTTATTAAAAATTATCAAAATTGGGATGATAATAAAAAACATCAATTTATTAAAACTATTGGTGGAGTAGTTTACTATGGTAAAATTAAAAACTATTTACAAGATTTAATTAACAATAATGGAGAAAAAATATGAAAACAATGTTCGAATTTGATATTTATCAAGAAAAGGAAATAGAAAAAGTAGATGTTTCTACTAATGAAAAAGGTGAAGAAGTAAAAGTTACTTCTAAGGTTAAAACTACGGTTCCAGTTAAATTAGCTATAAAAAAGCCAACTAGGAGTTTATTTGATGAAGCCGAATTATTTTATGGAGTTAGGCTTTCAGAAGGGATTAAAGCTGGGCTATTAACTCGCGCTCTATTAGCTAAAAGATTTAATAATGATGGTGGAGTATTAAGTGATGAAGAGCAAAAAGAATATAATGATTTATATCTAGAATTTTTTAACTTACAAACCGAATTTCAAAGATTATCCATAAAAGAAGAAATATTAAGAACTGAAGAAGAAAAGAAGCAAATTCAAAATGTTATAGAAAAAATGAATTCTTCTAGAGAAAGACTTCAAAGATATGAAATGGCGCAAGCTAATCTTTTTGAACAAACAGCAGAAAATAGAGCTAGAAATAAAACCATTATGTGGTGGGTTCTTCAACTTAGTCTTATTCAAGATGATGATAAAAAATTCAAAGAACTCTTTCAAGAAGGAAATTACGAAGATAAGCTTAAAAGATATGATGAAATTGAGGAGTCAGAATCTGGCGTAGAGAAAATTGCTATACAAAAACTTCTTTATTTGATCAGCTTTTGGTATATTGGTAGAGCTGCTTCTCAAGAAGAATTTGAAAAACTTCTTAATAATTTACAAAGTAGCGAAACAAAAGAATAAAAGGGATAATGATTGCAAACCTTAGACAAAAACAAATTAAGGCTTTTGTTTATTGATATATTAAAAGGATATTCTTTATCTTATTATAGGGACAATAAATTATACTTTAAACACAACACGAGTTTTGATTCTGGCGATATAGATCATCTAAAGCAAGAGTTTTTAGAAAAAGCTAAAAAGAATGGTCTTCCGACAGAAGATCAAAAAGAAGAATATTTAATTGCAGAAAATCTTTGGTCTAAAGAAAATAACGAAAAAATTAAAAAATTAAAGTCTGATATCTCTAGTCTAAAACAAACTAAGTCTAAGCTATTTAAAAGTGATGATATCAATGAAATGAATAGACAGATTGATGAAAAGAAATTAGAATTAATTAATTTAACAATAGAAAAAAAAGATCTTCTAGGTTTCACTGTAGAAGATTATGCTAACAAAAAAATTAATGAATACTATATGTTTAATTCATTATTCAAAGATAAAGATTTAAAAGATAGATATTTTTCTGAACAAGAATTTGATGAGCTAGAGAACAAAGAAATATCAGAAGTATTAGAAATTTATAATAATATAAATAAAAATTTTATAGAAAACAATCTCAAAAAAATAGCTCTTTCATCATATTATCTAAGTTTATTTAATCTTTGTGATGAAAATGCTTATAATTTATATGGAAAACCAATTGTATATTTGACATTTTATCAAATGGAAGTATTTGGATATGCTAGATACTTTAAAAATGCATTATCTGACGCCAAGCATAAACCAGCAAGCGAATACTATGAAGATCCAGAAAAGCTTATAGAGTGGCTAGAAAGCAGCAAAAATGTTGAAGAAGTATTAACTAAAAGTGAAAATAGTTTAAGCAAAACAGAGGGCGCAATTGCTACTTCTATAGTGGGAGCTAAAAAAGAAGACTTAGCAAAAATTGGAAAAGATGAAAATAGTGTTAGTTTGCATAAAGAAGCACAGAAAAAAGGCGGAGTTTTAAGCATGGAAGACTTAATGAAAATGCATGGAATTTAGTAGGTAATACTATCATAATTAATAATATTTCGTGTAATTCCTTATAGTAAAGGAATAAGGCATGGCTAGGACTTCAGCTACAATTTCAGTAGGTGCAGATACAAGGCAGCTCGAAAGAGATATTCAGAGCGCGCTATCTCGTGATTTTAAATTCAAAGGATTTAATGAAAAAGCCTTTACTCAACCTTTAGGACGAATCACTGGTGCTGCAAATGAATTTCAAAAATCATTAGATGCATCAAATGCTCGCGTTATTGCATTCGGTGCTAGTGCAGGTTTAATATATACTGTAGAAAAAGCATTTACTTCATTAGTTAAAAGTACTATAGATGTTCAAAAATCATTAACTGATATTAATGTTATATTAAATGTTAGCACTAAAACATTAGATCAATTTGGAAATAGTTTGTTTGATATTGCTAAAAATACAGGTCAAACTTTTGATGTTGTTGCTCAAGCTGCCACAGAGCTTTCTCGTCAAGGTTTAGGATTAGAGGAGACTCTAAAAAGAACGCAAGATGCATTAATATTAACTCGTCTTAGTGGACTTGATACTGTAAGTGCAGTAGAAGCTTTAACTGCAACAATTAATAGTTTTAATAAAGCTGGATTAGATTCAACAGTTATTATTAATAAATTAGCAAACGTTGATGCTGCTTTTGCTGTTAGTAGTGGTGATCTTGCAGAAGCTATTAAACGAGTAGGATCATCTGCATCTGATGCAGGAGTTGATTTTGATCAATTGTTAGCAATTGTTACTAGTGTTCAACAAACTACAGCTAGAGGTGGAGCAGTAATTGGTAATTCTTTAAAAACTATCTTTACAAGAATACAAAGAACAGATACTCTCGATCAATTAGAGCAAATAGGAATTAAAGTTAGAGATTTAGAAGGAAATACATTACCAGCAATTCAAGTATTATCTAATCTTTCTAATACATTTAATCAATTGGGTGATTCACAAAGAGCTCAAGTAGCAGAAACTGTTGGTGGCGTATTTCAAATTAATATTTTAAGGGCAGCATTAGCAGATCTAGGTAAAGAATATTCTGTTTATGATAGAGCTTTACAAACAGCAAGCAATAGTACTGATCAAGCTATTCAAAGAAATGAAGCCTTAAATCAAACTCTTTCAGCTTTAATTAATCAAACATTTCAAAATTTAACTAAACTTTCAGCTAGTGTTGGCCAAATAAGTTTAGGACCAACATTTAAAGGTACTTTAGAATTATTAAATAAAGGATTAGAATCTCTATCTACTGATAGTGAGACTGTTGGTGGTAAAATTGGCAAAGGAATATTAGAAGGAATTGGAACATTTATTAGTGGTCCAGGAGTTATTTTATTAACAGCAGTATTTGGTAAATTGTTATTAAATTTAGGAAAATTTGCTAGTCAATCTTTACAGACACTTTTAAATATAAATAGCCAAGCAGAACAAAGAATTCAAATTCAAGCAAAAATAAATGAAGTTCTTGCCCAAGAACCAGGATTAGTCGCTGCAATATATAGTAAACAAATTAGTGTTTTAGAGTTAGAAAATAGAATTCTAGATGTTATAAAACTTCAAACATTAGAAAGAGAAAGAGCGGCATCTTTATCAACTGCTATTGCTGGTAATTTAGCTACTCGTGGAGTAACATCTAAGGGTGGATCATTAAAAGCAAAAAGTGGCGGCTTCATTCCTAATTTTAGTGCTCAAGAAATTTATGGCGCACTAGCTGGAGGATATATGCCAGGAAATATTCAAAAAATGAATATTCCAGGACAAGGAAATATAACTTATAATGGAGCAGAAACAGTTAAAAATTTTCCAGGAATGACGCAGCCAGCAATTATGCCACCTCAAGGTAGCAAAGCTGGAAAAAATTATCAAAAAGAATTTTCTAAAACTCATGGATTTAATCCTTATGCTAATAATGGATTTATTCCTAATTTTGCATCATATAATATAAATGGTAAGGGTTATAGAAATAAAAACGCTTTAGCTAGTGCTATTAATCGCGGAGAAGTAAGTGCAGCAGATGCTAAATTAGCTGGATATATAAGTTCTGAAGAAGAAAAAGCTTTAAAAGCAAAAGAAAAATCAAATAATCCATTTTATAAATCTAGTTCAACATTATTAACTCTAAGAAGAGAAGGAGTTACAGATGGATATACTTTTAAACCTAAAGGTAAACCACCACTTCAAGTAAAATTCCCAGTTGCAGCTTTTAATCCTCAATCTACTGGATTTAAGTTAGATACTTTAAAAGAAAATTTAAGTTCAGTAATTGATAAATCAATTAAACAATTTGCTGAAGAGATTTATGCAACTAAAAAAATCAGTCCCCCAATTGATTTGCCTAGTACTGTAGAAGCTGCTAAACAAAAATCAGAAGGATTGGCTGGAGCAGTAGAAGGTACAATTGGAGGTATATTTGAGGCAGCTTTTAGAGCTTCATTTGGAAAAAGTGTTAAAGCTACAAAAGGAGGGGGTTTTGATGTGGCTAGTATTCCAAAAGATTTACCATTATTTTTTAATGCCCCAGGATCAACACCTCCCGCAGTAGGAGTTAAAGGAGATTTCAAGAATTCTGATAGTGGCGGTAATAGAGAAAGTATGGCTATTAAAATATTAAAAGCAGAAAAACCAGATTTATTAAATTATATAACTAAAAAAAATGCTGCTTTAGGTTTTATTCCTAATTTTACAGCATTAGATAATGCAATTGGAAGAGAAGTAGCAGCTGGAACATCTACTTCTAGAATAAGAATTGGAAAAGACTCAAGATTAACATCTTCAGCAAATCCACTTGGTTTAGGAGTTTATAATACAAAAGATGAACCTAGAGGTCTTGGCCAAGGCATTCAAAGATATGGATCAAAAGCTAAAATGGCTGGAGCAGCAGCTGGATTTATTCCTAATTTTGCAGGATTATCATATAATCCTGGAGGCTTAGGCGCACTCGATCCAGCGGTTGCAAATAGAGAAATTGGTACAGCATTTGGAAAAACATTAGCACAATTAAAAAAACAAGAAATTACATTACAACAAGCTAATATGAATCTTCAAAAATTAAGCGCTGATTATGGACTAGCTGCAAACAGTCAAAATAGATTTAATCAAATTCTTCAAAGCAGAGCAACTAAATATGCAGAGAGCGCAAAAAATGCTGCTCTTGCGCTAGATAAATCTAAAACAACTTTTGAAGCCATCAGCAAATATGGTTTAGCATTATCTATAGCTTTGCCAATCGCTACTCAAACAGTAAGTCAATTTAATGAAAAAAATAAAAAAGCACAAGTTGCTTTAGATGCATTTGGTACATTCTTAAGTATTACTGCTGCTGGTGCATTACTTGGAGGGCCTGGAGCAATAGTAGCAGGAGGAATTGGCGCGGGAATAGCAACTGCTCAGGTTTTCAAAGGAATGAAAGATATTAAACTTGCAGGTCTTGAGCAAGATTTGCAAGTTGTAGTTGATAGATATAATGACACTTCAACATCTTTAACTAAAGTTCTACCATTATTAGAAAAATATAAAGAAATTCAATCTTCAAGTTTACCAGATATTCAAAAAACAGAAGCTTTAGCGGATATTCAAAATCAACTTACTGAAAACTTAAGTAAAGCTGGTCCAGCGATTGTAGAAGGTGTCACACAAGCTTTAGCAAAACAAGACTGGGCTCAAGCAGCATACAATATAAATAAAGGCGTAACACAAGCTGGAGCAGAAGCAACAAATGAAAGTATAACAACATTATTTAAAAAATTACAAGTAGAAAGAGAAGTTGCAAAAGGTAATAAAGTTTTAGCTTCGGGAATTGCTAAAGGAGTCACTGGATTAGTAACTTCTTCTGGAAGAAATATTATTCAAGAATTTGCTAGTAAGCCAGAAAATCTTCCGATATTAGAAAATACATCAAAAGATTTATATAGATTATTAACTGCAAGAGGAAAACTTGAAAAGGGTCAATCTCTAAATAGAACAATGATGCAAGAAATTGGTTATAACCTTAGCGCAGAAAACCCTGAGCTTCAAAGACAAGTCGCAAAAGATATCGAAGAGACAGATATTTTATTGAAAACAAATTTACAAAATATTTTAAAAACAATTCAGCCATTGTATCAAGCTACAGAAGAAACTAGAGCTAAATTTGAAGAATTATCTATGCGAGCAAGTGGAGTAGCGGCGGGCACAGAAGAAGCTGATATAATAATTAAAGATATAAAACAATACATAGATAATACTAGAAAAACAGCACAAAAGGTTGATTATGCTTTAAAAACAAATGGAATAAAAAGTGTTCAAGAATATATTGCTGCTTTTAAAAATGGTACATTAAATGCAAAAGATGCTCAAAAATATTATAAAGAATTTGTATTTGCGTATCAAGACCCAATGGATGTTTTAGCTAAAAATCAAGATGCTTTAAATATGAGTGTTCAAACTACATTTTTAGCTCGAAGCAGTCAAGATAAAGTAATAGAGCAATTAACAGTAGAAGAAGATAAACTAAGACAAAAACTAACAAATAGACAAATAACAGAAGACCAATATAATAAAGCTCTTGAAGGATTAAAAGATAAAATAATTCTTGAACAAAGAAAGCAAGGAACAATTTTTGCCGAAGACTTTAGAAATGGAAGACAGCAAGCTAGAGAAGCAAATGCGTTAGCTAATGAAACAAAATTATCAGATTTTGCTGGAGCATTTTTTGATGAATTTGATAATACTACTGCAGATTCATTTAGGCAAATTCAATTAGGAGCGAAAGATACTGCGAATACAATTAAAAGTGAATTTAATAACGCCTTTTTATCTTTTGCTAATGGAACAGCTACAGCTAGTGATGCTTTCACAAAAATGGCTCTTAATATTAGTGACAAAATACAACAATTAGCTCTAGAATGGAGTACTAATCAAGTTTTTGGCGCACTTTTTGGTACTACTAGTAATGTAGTTGGTAAAATAGGTGGAGGTGGTGGAGGTATTGGAGACTTTTTTAGTTCTTTGTTAAAATCAAAAGGTGGAATTATTAAAGGTTATTCCACAGGAGGACATGTTCTTGGCGGATCAGGAAATAAAGATGATGTTCCAGCTATGTTAAGCGGTGGAGAATATGTTATAAGAAAAAATGCTGTTAAAAAATATGGTACAGAATATTTACAAATGTTAAATCAAGGAAAAGTCAAAGAAAAAGAAGGTGGTGGTTTTATGGGTATTGGTAATATTTTTCAAACTGCTGCTACTGCAATCGTAGGCGCTGTAACAACAAAAGTGACTGGAGGAGCTAGTTTTCCTGGAGGAGCTGGTGGCGGAACAGCGTCATTCAACAAAGGTCCATCTAACACAGATCCATATAAAAGAAAAGATGATTCGGTTTATTTTAGAAACGGAGGAAGAGTTCAGAGATTTGCTTCTGGTGGAGAGGCTTCTTACCTTGGGACAAATGTTTATAGATATAATGACCCATTATATCCAACGCAAGGAGAAAATGTTATAAGCCCCAATTTAAGTTTAAGAGCTGTGACTGATCCCAATAATCCTCAAAATAAAATAAGACAAGATAGAGAAATGGCATTATATGATTACTTAAATTATGTAGAAGGAGTTAGATTAGAGAATGAAAGAGCTCTTAAAGAAAATATAGCTCTAAATAAAAAAATTCGAGATGAATATAATCAGCAACAAAACGCAAAAAGTAGAGGCGCATGGATGAGTTTTGGTTTTAGCGTTTTAGGAGCAGGAGCCAATCAATTTTCATCAATGGGCGGATTTGGAGGATTAGGTTCATCAGCATCAAAATATGGAGCATCAGCAGTTTTAGGGCCTGGATCTGCTGCAAGACAAAATTATGCTAATAATGCGCCATTTCGTTATAGCACCCCAACTCCAAGGGCAAATGGAGGATATATTAGGGGTTTTGCTAATGGTGGTTCTAGTGGTAAAGACGATATTCCAGCACTTTTAATGGGTGGTGAATTTGTGATGAGAAAAGAAGCCGTTAATATGTATGGTAAGAAGTTTCTTGATGATATTAATTCTGGAAGAGCTAGAAAATTTGCTGAAGGTGGTGTGGCTGGAAGCAATTCACCCGAATCATCTTCTAATAATTATTCTCCAACTAATAATGTAAATATAGTTGTAAATTTAAATCAAAATAAAACAGAATCAGAACAAAATACTTCCAAAACAGATAATAAAACAGAAGTAGATTTAGAAAATCAAAAAGCAAAACAATTAGCTGCAAAGATAAAAAATGAAGTAATGAAAGTTATTAACGAACAGCAAAGACCTGGTGGTTTATTGAGAAGATAATTTATAGTATTAACTTTGCAGAAAAGTTAATTAAATCTTTATCTGATATAATTTGTGATTTATTTATAGAAGTATTTTCATTTAAATATTCATTTAAATTGCTTAAATCATAAGAATATTTAAACAATAAAGTAATATAATCTTTTTCATCAATATTTGTTTTATATTTTTCAATATATTTAAGATTATTGCTAGTTTCTATATAAAGCTTTTCATTACTATAAAAAGAGGTTATAAATTCAATATAAATATTGCAAGTATTATCGTTTTCTTCGATTTCAATGATTTTGCCTTGAACTATGCCTTGATTTTGTAGATAATCTAGGTCAAGAACAACATCTTCATAAGAAGCCATATCTTTACCATAAAAGCCTAAATATCCCTTTTGCAGGTTGTAATTATTATCGAGCACATCATCTGTATTTAAATCATTAGATAAACATATAGTTTTATTGATTTGATCTTTATTTAATAATGGGAAATAGCTATTAAATAGCATATCATTAATTGATAAATCTGAAATTAAACTATTTGAATTTAAACTTTGATTATTAAATAAATATAAGTAATTTTGATAGAATATTACAGTGTCATTATTCGTAGCTTGTTTATATATTTTTCCAATATTAAAAGTTTGATTAGGAAAATATTCCTCATATAAATTATTAATATCTTCTTCTGATTCTCTTGATTTTAAAAAATTATATAATTCAGATTGAACGTAATTAAGTGGAATAACTTTAATATTTAAATTTTCAGATATCTCAACGATATCGCTTTCAATAAAAGGTATAGTTAATAAAGCTGTTGATTCATTTACATCTAACCATTTTTCTTGTATATTTTCTGTAAATAAATTAGATAGACTTTTGTTTTTAATAAGTTTATTAGAAGCTTTGCCTAGAATTAAAAAAGAATATATTTCTTTTTCTTTAAAATATTTTTTATCTATTAAAATTTTAACATTAATATAATCTGAACTACGATAAATTTTTTTAAAAAGACTATTTTTATCTAGATTTTCTATTTCTTCATATTGAGCTTTCATTTCGAAATCTCCTTTTCCATCTGAATTATAATCGACGTAAAAAAGTATTTCTTTAAAAAATCCTAATTTATTATTTAATTCTTTATATTTTAGATAATTTGTTTGAAAATCAAATTTGAATATACTTTTAGCTTTGTTTTGATTGATTATTGCTTCGTATTTAGGTTTTCTGCAATAAATTTCATCATGAATAAACCATGTGGTCTCTGTAATTGGTTCATATGATTTAAAATTTAAAATTTCTTGTAATAGTTCGCCTTTAGTATTTTCTACGTAAATATTAAATGATGGAAATTCTAATGAAGTTTCAAAGAAACCTGGTATGTTTCTTATAGTTTCCCATTCTAATGTTAAATTTAAATTTTTAACTTTCATTGTTAGTATAAATTTCTACCAGAAGATATTACAGAAAATACATTAGCTTGAGTAGCAAAATTTATTGTTGCATCTGTTGGCGTTGAAAGTTCTCCTATTTTATTAACTGCATAGGCTCTAAAATAGTAATTTCCTATTCCAGTTGGAGTAACAAAAGGATGTATGAATCCAACTGAATAATCTATAGTGGATTTTATATTTTGAGAAGATAAAGTATCGATTAAATAACTCTCTTCTGGAGCTGTACTTGTAAATGTATTGAGATATTTTAAATATATTTTATAATAATCTGAACTTTTGGCAGAGGAGCTAGGTTGAACATTATACATTATACTATTAATGCCTCCTTGATTAGTAGAATACGGAGTTGATCCAGCTGCACCCACTAAATATGCTCCAGGATCTGTTACATTATCTGGAGCTCTATAAAGAGTTGATAAACTTAATGTTGGAGATGAAGGTGGAGTAGATCTAGAATACGAATCTGGTAAAGAAATTTTCATTTTATCTATATCATCATATTTATTAGGATTATATTGTAGACCATTAATTTTAAAAATATTTGAATCTGTTTCTGATATACTAATGATTCTATATAATGTAGGTTTATTTAAATACGACTCTAGATAATATCCAGGATATTTATTTGCAAGTGGATTATTTATTTTTGATTGAGTATTAACTCCTGCTTCTAAATATCCAGTAGTGCTTACGTCGATGCTCCAAATTGCATTTTTAGGTAATGGGCTTAAATTATCATTCAAGGGAAAAGTTCCATAATTAGCATTTATTGATGCTCCATTACTATAGAAAGATGAATCAAAATAAAAATATTGATTTTTATTTTTTACAGGAGTAGCTCTCATAATAACGTTATCTTTTAAATAAGTTATCCATTCTCCATCATAATTAATTCTTAATTTTGTTGAAGTAGTATAACTTCCCAAGTTAGTTATAATTTGCGCATTACTTTCCCAAATTTGAAGTGTACCATTATTTACAAAATACCAAGCATAATCTAAACTAGTATAACTTTCATCTGTTGTTTGATCAGTATTTAAACCAAACATAACGTATTTGTCTGTAAAGTTTGAAGTCGCTTCAGCAAACATATTTTTACTATATGCTAACGAAGAATAAGCGTGTTTGTTCCAACCATCGGCTACAGTTTTTGTAAATACGTTTCCTACTCTCGTCATACCTACCGAGCTTATATTTTCAGGAATATTAGTTATATATGGAAAATTGATTCTTATATTGTTGCTATATATTCCAGATCCACTTGTTAAATAATTTTTAGGATTATCTATAGTAACATATTGTAATTGACTTTTTCTGAGGAATGAGCTATTTAGTCCAGAAACTCCAGAAGATATTGCGCTATAACCAGTGGCATAAAGATCTCCTAATTGTGTTCCAAAATTAAAATTATAAGTTGGAGTTAATACATTAAATACAAGTGAATTATTAACATTTGCTCCTGTAATTGGATATGTATTTTCATAATTATAAGGTAAATCTAATATTGCGTATCCAGTAGTTAATTCTAACGTTCTTCCTGCATAAGCAAGACTTCTTCTATTTTGATCATATACAGATATAACGTCTCCAGGTTTTAAAAAGTTTCCTTCTATTCCAGCATCAAATTCAATAATTTCTGTTTCAAAATTTTCTGTAGTGATAAGCCATTTACCAAGTCTTCTTGCTTGATTTTTACTTGTACATCCGAAAGCGGAAATTTCTGTTTCTCTAATTCCATATTTCATAAGAGCATCTTTTTGCTCTACAACTTCAATAGCTGGTTTGTAATTATCTTTCATATCATTGTATCTAACGATTGCTACTGTTTTTCTTGATTTTTTGGAAGAATCTGAATAGTTAAAATTTCCGTTTAATATATTACTATTATTGAATGAGTAAATTGGATCTTTTTTTGAATCTTGAGCAACACTAATTTGTCCAGCAGAATAATATAATATTCCTCTAAAAATACTAGCCATGTCATTTAAAACTTTATAAGCTTCTTGCTTAGTAGTTATATATACGTTACAAGAAAATCTTGGCTCTAAACCTCCGCTGCCATCATCAACTAATTCATCACAATATTGACCAATTTCATATAAAGTCCATTTATCTATTAAATCTGAATTTATATATCTTCCTATACCAAAACGATTATTTGATATTAAATCATAAAAGCACCAAGCTGGATTATCAGTCCAAGCTATTTTGAATTTCCCATTCCAAGGGCCAGAGTAATTTTTTGTAATTGGATCATAATTTACTGGAACTTTTACTTTTAATAATCTAACTTTATAACTTCTTGATGGCACACTAGAGAAATATCTTGCGTCAAATTTAGAATATATTAAAGCAGAATCTGGATAAACGAATCTATCGCTATAAACTTCTGTTATAGAATCTACTGTAGCTGAAGTACTAAATCCTGGACCAATACTTTCTTTAACTTCTTTAACAACATCTACAGCCCATCCTATTTGATTTGGAAGAATTTCGAATGATGGTGAATTTTCCGCATAAGGTCTTATAGCAAATTCATAAGTAAAAACAACTGGACTATTAGCTACTTTTCCAAATATAGAAACTTGATCTTTTGAATAAAAATCTTTTGTATAGGGACTGTATTTAGAAGTATTTAATAGATCAACTTGTCCATCTTTAAATACTCTATATAAATAAAATCTAATATTGAAATTCTGTTTTTCTACATCTCCAGCGTTAATCCCAGTTAGAATGTTTTCATATAATCCATTTATTTTAATATTTATTTTAATTGAAGAAATATCAGTATTGTATACATAATATGTTTTAGGATTTAATATATATTTTGAACCAGAAACGAGATAATAGCCATATAGATTATCTCCTTTTTGAGATGTCAGACATGTTTGTAATGGATACTTATTTCGATCAACTTGTCTTCCAAAATAATCTCTTCTTTCTTCGTAAAGATTTAAATATGGATTATAAATTGTATGCTCATTTCCTTTATCTCCATAGGTATATTTATAATCTGTAAATTGAAAATTATAATAACCTGCAAAATCTACTATTGGAACATCATCCCAATATATAGATCTCGCTTCTCTTGGAGCATTATCAATTGAGTATGGACTAAAAGAAGCGCTAGAATATCCAATATCTCCAGTAGTTTTAGTATCAAAAGTATAAGTATAAATTCCAGATACTAATCCTTCTATAGGGCCTTCAGAAATTAAATCTAATACTCCTAATTGTGATACAGTATTAAAAGCTCTAGTATTTTTAAATCTTTCTGTTAAAAAAGTTCCATTATCTTGTCTAGTTGATCCTATTTCAACGTTATTATCATGACTTACGCCATAAATTATTCTTAAATTGGGAGTTTCAGGAAACGCAAGATATGGTACTTGAGAATTAAAAGTTTGGTATGTCGCTCCAGTCATCATTGCCAATGGAGTGTATCTAGCTAAAAATCCACTTGGTCCTCTGTAAAATCCTCTAAGTGGCTGTCCAGCAGTAATTGTAGAATCAGGAAGTCTACTTCCACTAAAAGATAAAGATAAATTTCCAGCACCTCCACCATCATCTTGAGCAGTGCTTTCTGGAAAATTATATCCTGCTGCACCAAAACCAATATTTCCAGGAAATAAAATATAACTCAAACCATCTGCATATTTATTACTATTTCCCATAAAATTAAAATGGTAAAGATTTCATACTCTCTTGATTTATTAAATAACATCTAGAGTTAAAAAGATATTGATCTGATCCTTCATATTTTTGTTGTAAATTTGAGTCATAATAATCACTTTTATAAACTCTATACAAGTAATCATAATTTGCAAAAACATTATTTCCACCAATTACAAGTTCTCCATATCCTACTGGCACGGGACCACCTTCACCAACTGTATTTACTGGTCCATTAAAAAGATAAGATGTTGGTCCTCCAGATTCTCCTCCTCCGTCAATTGGATTAGCTTGTTGAGCTGTAAATGGAACATTTGGTGGTGGTTTGGATAATAACTGACTTACTCCAGCAGCAATTAATCCTATTCCAGCTAATCCTATTCCAATTGCTAAAGGTATAAGTGGAGGATATAATACTCCAAGAACTACTGCTGCGCCAACCGTAGCACTACCAGCTGCAACTTTAAAATATGGATTATTGAAAAGATCGCTAAAAAAATCATTTCCAGTGATTTTGGGAATAATATCAATTTTTTCAATTTTACCCGATACATCTAAATAAAATTCAGAATTACTTAATTCTTCTAGACTATCAAATGTATTTTTTTCAGTAAATAATTTATTATTATCAATTAAAAACTCAAATTCATATTCATTCAAATTACTTAAAAGCCACTTTCTTAATTTTTTGGTATTAGCTTCTATAGCTCTTAAAGCTTCTGAGAGATTTGAGACTTCTAGTTCCCAAGATTCTCCTATATCTTGTCCTAATTTTCCATGTAAATTTACTTTTATCATACTATTTTCCTATATACACTTTCTGTGTGTTTTTTATAAATATTTGAGTATTCATCTATCCTAGAAACAGAATTAATTGGTTGATGTAAAATTTTTTCATCTCCAATATATAAGGCAAAATGTTTTAAAGAATGAAGTTTAATAATTAAAACATCATAAATATTTAAATTTTTTTCATTTTTTAACATTTTAAATCCCATTTTTTCCCAAATATTTACAGATAAATTTTCTTCAATAAGTTCTTGTGCGGTTGTTAAGCATTTATAGTCTTTTTTAATAAAAAGACTCATATTTGTATTAAATTCTTTTTCAAAAAACTCTTTTATTAAAGTAAAGCAATCATATTTTCCTATTTCAAATGATCTTCCAATATAATTATCTAAATTAATTTTTTTAGATGGATCATAAATTTTAAAAACATCTTTATATGTAGAATATAAAATAATTGGTACTCCTAACATTTCTGCGCATTTTATATCTAAATTAGAAAAATCATCATTATCTAAAATAGCATTATGAGAATGATAAATATAACTAATTTTATCTGAATCATTTTTAATACTTAAATAAATTGCAGGAGAAATTTCAAAATTATGTTTAGGATTTAAAGATATATTTTTACATTTTTGTGCAAAAAGAATTTTATTTTTTTGATAAACTACTCCACATGCCTCTCTTTCTTTTTGTTTTTCTTGATGAGCATGTAATCTGATATAATTTTTTATATATTCATTTATCATATTATAAATTTGGTTGATTTGTGCCAGGAAATCCTCCGAATGGTAAAAATCCATTTAAATAATTTCCATCTTTATCTTTTGGAAGTCCATGAGAATTTAGACCAGTTGGATTCTCGCAACCAGGTCTTCTTGGAAAATTTTCTGGTGTTACAATACCACTAGAAACGAGACTATTTCTTTCTGCTTGAGTTAAAAGATTTCTAAATCTATCACAAGTTTTTATAAAATCTTCCCCATTTCTATTTGTAGGCCAAATTACAGGTCTAAAAGATGGATTTTTAAGCCATCTTAATCTACAAGCTGTAATTGATTTTTCGCAAGTATCAGAAAGCCAATAATTTTTAGTTGGAGGAGCATTAAAAAAATTTGATTTATGATTATTTATACAAACATAATAATATTTAATATTTTTATTTTGTAAAAATACAAAATCTCCAGAAACATAATCTGCTGAATCGACCCATGAACCAGAATCACCAAGTTTTGCATTAGAATCTACTTGATAACCTGCCCCAGTTATTCTATGAGAAGCTGCACTAAGATTTTTAAAAATGTCTCCTACAAATAATTCATTATTTTCTGTAGCAACTGGTGGAGCAGTTTTTAATCCATAAATTTGTACAGATGGATTTACTGTATTCGCATATATACCACTATGAACAGCTGTAAGCCTACTATTATATTCATAAACGCATCCTTCTCCTCTATATTGGAACGGACATTTTGTTGAAAAAATTGTTCTTGATGGTAATACTAAATTTTCTAAATCTAATATTGTAGCTAATTGATATTGTACTGTATTTTTATTTTCTGCAATTTTTCTATCAATATAATAAATATCTCTTGGTAATTCTATATCATAAATTGATCCATTTGGATTATATGGATTTAATCCTGCGCTAAAATTATTGTGATTTAAATATTTTAAAAAAGTTTTAATTCTTGTGAATTTTGCTCCAACAATATCTCCAAGGGATTCAATTTGCATTCTAATATATTTATAAAAAGAATTATTAGATTTATCTGGAGAAATATTACTTATTGAAAAAGTTGGAGTTGGTTGAGTACCCGCACTCGAAAGCTCAAAACCTTCAGAAAATATTGGAAATGGATAGTAAAAATTATTTTGAAATTTTAATTGTCCATATTGATATTGACTATTAATGATATTAAATAAATTATAATCATTGTAAACTCTAAATATACCATTATTAATTGGTTGATCGGTGTTATTATTATTATAATTTTTCGTTTGAGGAGCTATTTCTGATAAATCAATTTCATATAAAATAATTTGTGCGGATGGTGTTAATGAAGATATTTCTGAGTTTATCAGAGTACTTCCGCTTATAATTGCATTAAATGTTTCTAGTGATGTTGGCATATTACTGTGGAACCTCGATGAATTCCGCTTTAATAGAATAATTATTATAAGAAACAAAAGATGCGTCCCACTGCAAGCAAATAAATAATGTATTTAAACTAGATGCAGATTTTGCATATACTGTGGGAAGATTGTATATAAAACTCTCAAGAGAATTTCTTGCTCTTAAAAAATGCAATATAGAAACAGTTTCTTTTTCAGATCTATTATCAAATATTAAAGATAAGTTAATAAGATTATTATTCAATCCAGAAGAAATTCTTTGTTGATAACCATTACCAAAAGCGTTAATTGTTATTTTAGGAGAATTGTTAACAGCAGAACTATATGAAGGTTTCCAGAAAAAATTTGGATATAATACTCCATTTAAAAGAATATATCCATCCCATTCAACTTGGAGATTAGAGGTGGTAACTGGATCTTGATTTAAATTTGAATCAATGATTGAATAGTAATATTTACTATTACTACCAAGTACTATATCGTACTTATTATAAGTAGGTGCTCCGTTCCAGCTTGAAACTGTATCGTAAATACTAGCCATATACCTTTTACCTCCTATATTTTACACTTAAAAGAGGTGTAATTATAGTTAATGTTTAATGTATATACTATAGAAAATCAGAACTTTTATCTAAATGATTCCTTGGTATCTGGAATTAAAAGTTTTAATGTTGGAGTTGATCTTAAAATATCTCCTCAAATATCTATCAATGATTCAATTAATTATACAAAAGATGGTTTGCCAATTGCTCAATTTGACTTATCTTACGTATTAAGTGATAGTGATAGATTTTTGCAATATACAGGAATTAATTCATTCTCTGGCAAAGTTGAATATGGAGATAAATATGTAACATTTACAGATGGATATTTGACTAATTATTCTTTAAATTATAGATTAGGAGAATATCCAATTGTTGATATAAAAGGAGTTATTTTTAATTGGCCAGCTTCTCAAATATCATTTACCCCAAAACCAGTAAATTTAAATACATTTAATGTCGGAGATCCATGCTTTATTGATACAAATATAGGAATTTTTAATGAAAATAGAGTACAGTCTTTCGTAACTAATATTGATATCAACCGTATTCCTAATTATACTATTGGTAATTATTCACCAGATACTGTATACATTCAATACCCAATAAAACAAGAACTTTCATTTGATACTAGCGCAAGCGATACTGTATTTGTAACAAATCTTCGTAATTTACCAAATTCAGGGTATATTAGTCCTGATACTAATCAATACATATCAATAAAAAAATATCAATCTAATTTAAATTTAGCTACGTTTAATTTACCCAATAATATCCTTACTAACTTAAATTCTACATTTAGTAACGATAATGAAGCTCAATTTAATCAAAGAAAAGTACTATACCTCCAACCATAATTTTTAGATTTTTTATAATATATATATTATAATATAGTAAATATGACATTTAATGACCTACTTAATTCGCCAGTATTTTTTGATACTCTTATTAAGGATGATATATTTTTTAATTCTTTAAAAGATAAATTCCCAGAAATTTTAGCAGATCTTACAAGTGCAAGAGACAATCCAAATTGTAGCTGCAAAAATAAAGTACAATCTTATTTACGAAGTTCTTATAAAAAAGATAAAGAATTTTTCAATGATTTCATTAATATTTCAGAAATTAAAGATCTTATAGAAAAAAATAAAGAAAAATTATCAACTACTTCATATGGAAAGTTGCCGACTGTAGCATTTCCTCCTGGATCGCCTATGCCATTTACAGAAAAACAGCATTATAATCCAAATTTACCACGTACAATAGGTAGGGTATTTGAGATAGGAAAAACAGAAGAAGATTGGCAAAATTTTGTAGAAAAACTTTATGAAGAAAAAATTCTTTTAAGATCATTTTCAATTGTTGAAAAAGAAAATAAATTAATTGTTTATCTTATTTAAAATGTTTTATCAATTCTTAGCGTATTTGTTTGCTTGCTTAGGGATAACTTATGCTTGGAGTGATACTGATATAGCAAGACCTTTTCGTAATTTTATAGCTAGAATACCTTATATCAGAAAACCTTTACTTTGTCATGAATGCTCTAGTTTTTGGATATCTTTAGCTGTTAGTTTTTTTATTAATCCATTTGATTTATTAACTTATGCTTATTTTAGTAACTTATTGAGTGCTTTTTGTGGATTTTTTATTAATCTTTACTTTGTTAGAAACCAATTAGTAAAGTATAAAGATTATTAATCTTTAATTTTCTTAATTCGGTCTATTAATTCAAACAACTTAACTTTGGGTATATCTGAGATAGAGTTTAAATTTTCTGCATTATCAAATTTATCTTTAATTAATCTTTTCTTAAGAGTATCAAAATTTATACCTTTTTCTTTCATAACTTTTTCTAGTAATGATTGAGGAGAGGTTGGATTTTCATTTATAGATGAAGAATCATCAATGAGTTTTGCATCTCCAAGTTCTTCTTGTGATACAATATTAATCTTTAAAAAATTACGAACACAACGAACAAATGCTCTATTCTCAGCAATAGCAGCCAAAAAGAATTTAGCAAAACTCTTTGTGTTATTTAAAGTTGCATCAGCAAGAGATTCAAAGACTACTTCTTTTCCACCAGTTTCATAATTTGGTAACCAAGTAATCCTGCAACTGGTTGCAAAATAATTTTCAGAAGCTGCAACTACTTTATATTCAACGCTAGTATAACCTCTGATTTGAGCCAGTTCTTTAATTCCACCTAAAAGAATAAGCAAATCTTTATCTTGAAGTTTTGAAACATCTGTTTCTTGAGTTTTTTGACGATTAGGAACAAGATGCTCTATTTTAACCATCTTACGCCAATTAATTGTTCCGTCATCATTAAATACATAATTAAGATTATTATCTTCAACAAGACCATATTGGTTTCTGGTCATTAATCTTGGAGGTGTAACTTTCGTACTAATTTGCTCTGGCTGACTAGTAACAGTTACTCCTTCAAATAATTCCGAACTACCAATTGAAATCGTATTTTCTTCTGATTTAATCTTAGGACTCATTTAAGAATGATACTATGGATTATATTTTAAGTCAACTTAAAAATATGAAAATTATCTGCTTCTTTCCAAAAGTCTGGATTATCTATCACTTTATTACCATTACGATTAATCCAATCATATTTGGATGTAAATTTGCCTTTTGATGAGAATAGTGTTCTGCAAGATTTATAATAAAGATTATTTATATCTTGTATTTTAGTATCTTCTTTAGTCTTGTGTTTTCTATTAACAATTAAATTATAGTCCATATAGTCTAATTTAAATTTATTTAAAATTTCTTCTGGTAAAAATGATAAAAGTACATAATTTATTGAGTTATTTTTTAGTAGTTTAACGAAATTAACATCATTATCTTCTTCAATTATATAAATTAATTGATTAATATTATTTTTATATTTTTCTATAATATCCTTTTTTATTGGTTTATTTGTAAAGATAATAGTTTTTTTGTGAGAAATTATAAGTTCTAAGGCTTTTTCATTAAAAAAATAATCCATCCTTACGATTGGATTTTCTACTGGTATTGAGCTTGGGTCTAAAATTTCATCTGGAATAATTTCAAAACTTTTAACATTAAAATCTATTCCAAAAAATACAGTTTCTGGTATACTATTATATTTTATATTTAGAAGTTGTAAAATTGATTTAGCAATTTCTTCTGGTTTAATTGTATCAATAGATTTAGGGTTTTCTACTTGAGAGTAAGATGGTTTTTTATTACCTATTCTTTCGTATCCTTTTAATAAAATATGTTTATTTTTATCTCCAAAATGTGGACCTGCAACATTTGGATTGCTTATGCTATAAATTGAAATGATTGGTTTATCGAAATATGAAGCCAAATGAACGCAAAAACTATCCGCACCAAAATGTAGACTAGAATTTTCTATTAAATAAGCTAATTGATTTATATCGGTTTGACCTAATAAATTAATAACACCATTTAATGGTTTTTCATCTTTTGTTCCAACTTGAATAATATGTATATTTTGTTTAGATAAATATGGATGTATTATTTCTATTACTTCTTGCCAATAAGAATAATTTCTAGAATCATATGGAGTTTGGGCTTGAAGGGTTATATATTTTTCTAATGGTAATGGGAAAAATTTAGTATAAATAAAAGGCTTATCAATTTTTGAACCAGTATTAGTTGCGTATGTATCTAAAAGTCTCATTTATTTATGATATATTAATTCAATTCAAATTCTATTTTATCTAAACCATTATGTAGATAATTCAAATTTCTTTGAGTACAAGTATATGGTAAATAAGCAATATCAAAATACCCATCATGTTGATTATTGCCTTCTAACCAAATTAAATTATCCATAATTGGATTATACTCTATCCATCTATGGACATACGGATTACCTTGTAAAATATCTTTGTATTGAGATTTGGTTGCCACATATAGACTATAATCTGGATATCTATTTTTAATAGATTTAAATAATGCAGTACTTAAGAAAATATCTCCAGAACTTTCTGGCATAACATATATAATTCTACCTTTATCATTTGGGTCAAGTAAATCCTCAAATTTTACTTGCTTTTGATCTTCGCTTTCTTTTAAAGCTACATTTCTAAAGTAATTTTCAACATCTTGTCTTTTTGCTCCTTTTGATAATTCTGACATCCAATATTGATGTCCAGAATCATTACGATCAATATTTTTCATTTTTAATATATTATGATACATACATATCAACCATTCTGCATCATCTAAGATATTAGGAATTTGAAAATAAGGATCTTTTTTATCTTCTGAGTTTTGTTTTATTTGATCCCAATCAATTAATTTTTGATTATCAATAAAATTTTCTATAGTTTTACCAACATTACTAATTGCAAAATTTTTAACAGTCCATTCTCTAGCTTTTTTACCAATTTCTTTCCTTTGATGAACTGGCATTTTATATACAATATTTAATTGTTTCGCTATTGATTCTGGAAGAGTTGAAGCTTTAATAAATTCTGTTCCGTGCTCTCTATATTCTATCCAATCTAATGATAATGAGTTTGCTTCTGGTTCGCACATTTCTTCTCCACAAGAATAATTAGTAACTAATGTAATTAATTCGGTTAATTTGGCTTCTTGAATGGGTATTTCTTGTCCTCCGCTAGTGAATGGATGACAATAAACATCCATTAAATTATAAATTTCATTCAGTTGCGATTCTGTTACTCCAAAATGAACATTTGTTGTTGTTTGAGATTTCTTTGATCCGCAAAATTTACAATCTAAATCTTGGCCATTAAAATTTTTAATTTCATAATTTCCACAACTTTTACATACGTATGTAGTTAATATTTCATTTGGATTTACGCCAACTTCTTGAGCTAATTTATGAATATTCCATCCTTCTCCCCAGTGAGTATGTAAAAGAAGATATGTATTTTTAATTTCTGGATTATTTTTTTTCCATAAAGCGTAACCTTGAAGTAAATTTGGAACACTTTTTCTTAATTGATTTCTGAATACAAAACCAATAACAAATGCATCTTGAGGAATACCATACGTTTTTCTAAGTTGATTTCTATGGAAATCTGATAAACGATAAAAATCTTTATCTTCTAAAGATCCATGCATAGTTTTTACATGACTATACCCAAGTTTATGGAGGGCTTTGGTAGCGAAACTACTCCAAATCCAATAATTTTTAATTTTAGGAGCATTAGTAATTGCGGATTGAAGAATTGGAAGTGAATCTAATGTAGTCCATATTACTGATGAGATTTTATTAAACCAAGGCTTTTCTATAGCAAAATCTACTCCCCATATATCTTGCACGGCAAAATATACATCTGGTTTTTCTTCATTAATAACTCTATCTAAATAATGTGCCCCGTAACTTGCCATTCTAGCTAAGTTGGGATCTTTATTTAATTGATCTAATTCTTGCTGAGTATTAGGAAGTGAACCTACTGATTTCCAAGGGGTCTTTTTAAATTCTGGATTATCATAAGTCATTCCACAACAATAATGTACTAAATTATATTTATTTGTAGAATATAAATATTTAAGTAAAGATCTAGCATTTCTACCAAAGCCTGTTTTAGCCAAGGCAAAATCTGTTTGTATTAGAACTTTCTTTTTTCTTTCCATTACCAAAGTTCGCTATCTTCTTCTTGATTAGTCGCGCTAACTTCTTTGATTTCTTTTGTTGAATTTTTAGCTTTTTTAATAGCTTCGATCCGTTGAGTTTCAAATACTGAATTTAAAGAATAAGTTAAAAATTCTTTCAATAATCTTGCTTCATTAAAATAAAAACCAATTAAATATGATTGTTTATTTTCTACATTTTGCTTATCTTCCTTATTTACGCTATATGAAAAACCAACTTGTTTTTCATCTCTAATATATGGAGCTAGTTTAATTTTTGTAATTTGTTTTTCAGAGGTATGGTATGCGGAAAATTCTACATTTCTTTCTAGAGCATCAAGAAGTCCAGCTGCTTCTGTTAATGAAAATTTAACCTTAACACTTTTATTTGGATTATTTTGATTTTCTGAAAAAGATCCAATCTTCTTGGCTTCATTCCAAGAGCTTTGCTTGATTAATGATCCCCATACGGAATTATCTTTTGAATTTACGCTGAAACTACAAGCCGTGCCTGTATTCTTACTATTTGGTTTATAAAATGATATCATATTACTTTATGTTACTATGTATATTTAGAAATGTCAATTATTTTTATCTGTCTTTTTTAAATCATTTAATTTCATATAAATTTGATGATCTTGAATAGCTATTAAGTCACCAAATATACAATCATCTCTTTTTGAGCCCTTCGCAATAACAATATTTCCCTCTTCAAAAGCTTTATTATTCAATAATTTATTATTCTCGATATTATCATTGAATATTAATACGCTAATTGAGCTGGTTTCATCTGATATTTTTAACCTTACATATCTAGTTTTCTTTTCATTTTTAGATACGCCAGTATATACTTCTTCTATTTGACCAACAAATGCTACTTTGCTATTAACTGGTTCTTGTATAATATCGCTAATATATTTAAGATTTTCTCTCTTCTCTGCAAAGATGTCTCTTAAATTTTTATTATATGTATACCCCAAAAGCTTCTTTTCGTAATACCAGTTAGCAAAACTTTCGCTTTTGCTGTTCTGATTATAGATTTCAAGATATGGGGCATATTTTGCTTTGATAGTATTTAATCTTGTATCTTTAATAACTAAATGATTCTTTTCATCAGTAAACTTGTTAAGATGCTTAATAATTTTAATTAAGTCATAATCAAACTTGTCTGCGAATGAAATTGAATACTTCTTCTCTTTAGCGGTTAAAATATTCCATAATTGAGCTTCTAATACGATTTTACTTCTAGATTGATTAAAGCCACTTAATGCTCCTGCTTGAATCAATGAGGACAATACTCCAATATTAAGATTCGCTTCTTCGGCTGCTTGGAAAATTTCAAATTTATTAGAATATTTATTTCTAAAACTATTTAATTTTTCAATAGATTTATCACTAATTCCTTTGATAGATAATAAGCCGAATCTAATGTCTTTATGTTCTATTGAGAAATCCATTTCTGATTTAATAATATGAGGTGGGAGAAGCTTGATATCAAATTCATGCATTTCTTTTTGAATCTTGGAAATTTCACCAATTGGATCTGGTTCGTTTCTAGTCATTTTTAATAAAGATAAAAAGAATTGTTGAGGATAATTGAATTTTAAATAAATTGTTACAGCTGCTAAAGCTGCATACGCCAATGAATGACTCTTATTAAATGAGTAGTTAGCGGAATCTTCTAAAATTTTCCATAGAATTTCTCCTACTTCTTTAGGTATTTTATTTTCTTTAATCTTTGATTCGATCTTCTTTTTCCAAGCTTTAATTTCTTCCGTTTTCTTTTTACCTACTATTCTTCTTAGAATTTCTGCTTCATCTAAAGTAAATCCGATCTTGTTTGCCATCTTCATCAATTGCTCTTGATACAATGCTACTCCACCAGTTTGTTTTAGAATGTCATCAAAGAACGGATGAATACTTTCTGATTGTTGATAATTTGTATGAGCAGCATATTTATCTACGAATTGTAATGCTCCAGGTCTTGCTAAGGCTAATACTCCACTAAGTTCTTCAAGATTCTTCGGTTTTACTTTTTGGCAAACTCTAAAATTTGTCTCCGCTTCAATTTGAAATAAACCATGAGGAGATTTTAAATCTTGTAGATTTCTATAGATAGATTCATGATTTAAATCAATATCTTCTACTTTAATACCGATGTTTCTACAAACATCATCTACAACCGACACGCTTCTTAATCCCAAGATATCAAGTTTAATATTAAATAAACTAACCCAATTCATATCAAAACTTGAAACTGGTTCTTTATCAGAAGAAAATTCTGTTGGACATACTGTTTCTAAATCATAGTAAGAAAGTAGAACTCCTGATGGATGAACTCCTTTATTTTTAATTAAATCTCTTAATTTTAAAGCAATTCGAAATGTTTCTTTATTCTCATCGCACCAATCTTTAAATTTTTCTACTTCTTCATATGCAGTATTAATATCTTTAACTTGACCGAATACTTTTGGAATCAAAGAAGATATATTAGTCATTTCCTCTTCCGTCTTTTCTCCAACAATCTTTCCGCATTCTTTAATTAAGAGTTTTCCGCTCAAAGTATTAAGAGTTAAGATTTTGCTAGTTTTACCTTTAAATTTAGATTCTAAATACTGTAATACTTTTTGACGATTATAATAACAAATGTCCAAATCAACGTCACACATCAAACTACCATCAAGATATGTTATTTCATCAATAACCTGCTTTTTAGCTCGAATCTTGGATATAAATCTTTCGAAATAAAGGTCATATTTAACTGGATCAATTCTAGTTACGCCAACTAGATAAAGAATAAGTGAACCAGCTGCGGAGCCTCTACCGAGTCCAACTGGTATATTATTTGTTTTACAAAAATTAATAACATCCCATACTAATAAAACATAATCTGTGAATCCTAGTTCTTTTAATGTTTCTAGTTCGTATTTCGCTCTATCAATATATTTCTTATAATCTTTATTATCTTTTTCTATTTTTAACTCTTTGAAGCCATTTAAAGCTAATGCTCTAAGAAAATCATAATTAGAGACATCTTCGCTAATATTAAGATGCCTTTTTAAAGAACCATCAATATTAAACTCTGGAAGTCTTACTCCATGCAATCCAAGATCAGTTGTAGTAAATTTGTTACAAAATAACTCGTCTTTTAAAATATTACTCATCGTCTTCCTCTTCATCTTGTTTGTCTATATTATCTATTTCTTTATTGAACGCTGATAATCCAGTCGCTAATATCTTCATCGAAGCTCTATCTTTTAAGCTAAAGAATACATCTGCCTTACCTTGTTTTTTGCCTTTTTGAACAGTGATAAGAAGATATTCTATTCCACCATCTTCTAATTTTTGGATTATATCGTAAATATCGTCTAGTGATGCCATATTATACCTCTAACTGCCACTTCAATTTATTCCATACTTTTAAATTCAAGTCAAGATCATTAATGGCATCATGAAGTTTTTCATAATCATGCTCTATTCCATTTTCTTTTCCTAGGAAAGTCAAAGAACTTTTAACATTCTTTTTTCTAGTATGAAGAATTTTATACTGATATTCTATTAAATTATCTTTTGAATTATAAGGCATCTCATATTTTATGCCTCTAGCTATCGCGTTTGTATCAATAAACTTATCTACAAGATGATGCCAATTGCAGCCCATATATTTATAATACTCTTTTATAAGATAAATGTCAAATCCAAGAGTATTGTGTCCAATAATATAATCTGCATTATCTAGCCAATCTTTAATCGTTGGAAATATTTCTTTTGGATCAAAACCCTCCTTTTGAACTTTTTTATGATCATATCTTGTAATTCTCGCCGCATCTTGACTTATTTTTAAATCTGTTTGCCATTTTAAATAAAAATTCTTTTGATCAATTTTCTTATCTCCTTGAACCTTCAGCATCGCAATTTGCCAAGGTAAATTATGACAAAAATTTAAACAAAGATTAAATGTTTCACAATCAATAAAAACTAATTTTTTATTTTTATCGTATCTTAAAAGATGTTCGTCCATATTATCTTTTTTCCTTCCAACTTTCAAAGGAAAATTCATTGCTGCTCATATGCTCTATATCTGGTTTATTCAATACACTTCTATTATTAATGCATCTAAATGTAAGGTATGTTTTGAAATCTTTTCGATCAGTATAATAAATACTTTTTGTATTAAAAACTTCTAGTTTATTCTTTTCTGCGAATGATAGCATTTTATCTTTAATAAGAAAATCAAAAGGTAGTTCGTTCTGTTCAATAAATACTACTGGTTTAGTAAAGTCTATTTGAGGAACGCATATACTATTTTTTAGAGTATTATTGAATATGAAAGAATCATAGAATGGAATACCAATAATTAGATCATCTGACCAGTTATTCTTTATTGTTTTATAATCTAGTCTAGGTTCATAATAAAAACCATCTTTTGCGCCAATACTAAATAGTTTAGTTAAAGATTCATAGCCTTTTTTATTTTTAAAGAAAAGTATAAGTTTTGAGTTTTTAATTCTTGATTCATCAGTTTTATCAGCCATCGATTCTGTAACCGAAATTCTTAATCCATAATTCAATTTAATATCATTGTTCTTGCAATTTGTATAAGCTTCAAGAAATGATGACATATTATCCTCTACTAGGAATATCTCTTTTAATTTATTTTGTTTGGCTATTTGAATAATAGAATCTGGATATTCATCTCTTTCAGACTTATCCTCTAGAGTAAGAATAGATCTTCCTAAAGAATAATGAGATTTAAATAAAGGTATCATTTTTACCAATATAACAGGATTTTATAAATATATCAATCTAAAAATTCATCTTTTGAGTCATCAGGAAACTCATTTTTAGCAGAACTAGTTTGAAATTTGGGACATCCTTCGTATGTTCGAGTTTCTACTTTAAATCCTTCAATATCTTTAAAATTATCTTCTAGACTAGTTTCTACAACTTCGCCTTTATCATTTACTTTGACATAATATTTATATGGATCTTTATATGGGCATTTCCATCCACCAACTTGACACATCCATTTATTCTTAACGCTATCTATTGCAAAATTTGATCTGGCTGATTCTTCATCAAACTTATTAACATAATCATTAATATGCTCAAGATAATGCTCGAATCCCTTAATTTGATTATCATCAAATACTAATTCTTGAATTGGTTGTTTTGGAAATCTAAGAAATAAAAATTTAACAATAGGTTTTAATTTTGGCCATAATTTTTTACTTGCTAGACTGTACATCATAGCTTGAATATTGGCTTCAAGGTCATCACCCCTAAACTTATATTTGGAGCTTTTATAATCAATTATGTGCATTTCTTTTTTGATTTTAACTGGCTTATCTATAAAACCACGAATATGATATTTAGGTTCATCATTCTGAATATTAAAATCATATTCTGGCTTAACTATCTCGCCACCTTCTCCAAAGAAATCATTTTTAAGACCAACCAAAATCATATCATTTAATAATTTATAATTGCTTTCGTCTAGTTTGACTTTTAATGATAACTTTTTAACTAGTCTATTTATTCCTTCGTCTCCATCAATTGCATTCTTTTTTATTATTCTTTTATAATTTTTAAGGTGTCTTTTATTTAAAAGTAGTTCGAAAACTGTATGGCAAATTGTTCCTCTTAATGCTCCGTCGTTTTGACTTTGTGGAACTTTGGTATGATAGTTGTTCCAGTAGACCCAAGAACAAGTCTCAAGAGTTTTGATTCTAGAGGCTGATAATACTTTTAAAGATTGTTTTTCCATTTAACTATTTCTTCTTTAGTCATCTCACCAAAATCTTTCTTAGGTGGTAGAGCTATTTTTAGTTGGCTTTTGTCAAAGTATCTACTCAATCTTGCTTGAGTTTTTTCCGCTGCAATATTTCCAGCGTTATTTTTATTAGAATCATTATTTAAACTTATATAAATCTTTTTTGGATCAAGTTTTAAACAGTAATTTAAAATCGCTAAACTTAAACTAGTTCCAAATGTAACCAGAGTATTCTTAACTCCAGCTTGCCATAGACTCAACATATCTCCAATGCTTTCGACTAAGATAAGTTCTTTTTCTTGTTGTATAATTTCTGAGTTGACGAATAATGGATAAACAAACTCTGTTTTCTCACCAATATGCTTCCACTTTATTTTAGATAAATTAGTAATATCTCTTCCAGAAAATCCTATAATATTATTCTTAGCATTAAAAATAGGAAACACATACCTGTTCTTCATCTTTCCCATTTTTGCAACTCCACCTTTAAAAACTTTAAGTGTTTCAATATCAACATCTCTTTTGAGCCAATAGGTTTGATCATCTTCTAGTCTAGAAAGGATTTCTGTGTCAAATTTTTTAGAAGATTTTATAAGTGGTTTTTGAGGTTCTGTTGGGTTTTTAAATGCAAAGTTTTTATTTTTAAGCCATTCTTGAGCTTCGCTTGGGTTTTCTAATTTAAGCGTTAATTTAACTAACGAGTTTATGTCTCCACTCATATTCTGTTTGAAGTCAACCCATTTACCAGTATCTTTATAGATTCTTAACACGGAGTCATTATCGCTATCCCTATACAAAGGTTTAGCTCTAAATTCTTTTCCGCAATCTTTTAATTGATAACCAAGATCAGTTAAGATTTGGTATACATTTAATTCTTCCATTCTAAAGCCTCACTTATTGTTGGAAATTCTTTGATGAAAATCTTCTTGCATTTTTCCGCAATCATTCTGTGTTCTTTTTGAGTATTTTGTTCTGTTCTCAATTCAATATAATGAATCCAGCTTCTTAATGAACCTTTCATGTACATTGTAGTTTGAGTCGTTAGGGGTAATATCATTCTTGCTACTTCTTTTGCAACTCCATTTTCAATCATGGTATCGTAACAATGTTGAGAAAGCGACAAAGATTCTATTAGAAGTTCATTAACTTTATCATATGCATCTGTATTTGTTTTCATAAGAATTTCGCCTACTTGTCTATTCTTATCTCCTTGTAGTCTAAGTTCAATATCTTCAAATTCATTCGCAACACTATATCTTTGACTAAACTCTTGAAAACTAAATGATCTATGTCTAAGAATTTGCGCTGCAATCCCTCTGCTAGTTTTAATTTCAACACACATATCAACAAGTTCAAATGGACTCCAATGCTTGTGTTTAATTAAGAATTTTAATAGCTTTGGAGCAGTTTCAACATTCATCTGATTAGATGGATTGCTGACTCTAGCGCAAAATGCCACCAAATCTTCTGGATTTTTAATTCCTTTGATTTCTGGTTTTGTAATTGATACTAAGTCTACGTTCATAATAGTTCTCCGTCATTTGCATTTGCGTCATTAAGTTCGTATTGTTCTCTTTGACGCTCTGCTACATCTGCAAGTGATCCTCTTTCTTCGATGTTAAAGTTTTGAACATTATAATTTAAATAATTTTGTGACCAGACTTCTTTACCAGTACAATCCAATCTTCTAACCAAATCTTGGTGACCAGCTGCATCTTTTCCTTGGAATCTGGTTTTAGTAGGAATTAACTTATGAGTTCCAAACGCTTGACCATCAAGAGTAATCTCGTCTAGAGTTTTTCTTCTAAAGATTGCTACGAATGACGCAAACCATTGTAATCTATCTGAAAGTGAAATCACAGAGCTATCATCCACAACCTCTGAACCTTTTCTATTGAAACTTTCGCCAGTTCTATTTAATTGCATAGCTGTAATAATTGGACAATGAATTTCTTCTGAAATTCTTTTTAACTTATCAATCTTATCTCCAATTGCTTGATGCTCTGCCCAATTTTGGCCTACTTTTTCTCCAGTTAATTTAATATAATCATAAGCAATCATAGCTTGGTTTCCTCTCCCAACTTTAGAAAGATACCATCTGCGAATAATAGAGCATACTTGATCAATATTTTTATTTCCTACATGATAATGAAAGTACTCATATTTTTTAACTTTCTCCCAAGCCTCTCTAACTTTCTTGGTCATTTCTTCATTTTTGCGCCAATTACCAGTTTCAAGATACCAAACTGGAACTCCACTCAAAGATGCAACCATTCTTAATTGAATATCTACGGTTTGCATTTCAGTATCAAGAATAAGAGTTTTAGTTTTATTTTTAGGATTAATAGAGGTCTTAAAGCAAATATCATTTAACCAAGTTGATTTTCCTTGACCTGGCCTACTTGCAATGGCATAAATATTACCATTCTTTAAACCACCATACATTCTATTAAATTCAGAATATGGAGTTATAAGTCCAGTATCTTCTTTTGGACTATTGCCGATTTCTTCGATAAGATCTTCAACTCCCTCGAAAATATTAATTGGCATATCATTCTCTGAATAAGAAGAGATCTTTTTATTATAAATCTGATCTATTTTAGTAATAATAGAATCAAGAGACTCATCTGAATTTTTTGTTACATATTCTTTAAGTTTATCTGCTGTTGAGGAAATCTCTCTTCTAACTCGTAGCTTAATAAGTTCCTTGCATGCTTCCATCGTAGCTTCTTGAGTTATTTGGGAAAAGCTTAAATTATCAATATAATCGAATATATTAATCTCATCTTTAAATGAAATTCCAAGATTTTTAATCTTTTCAGCTAATAATACTTTATCTACGTTTTCACCTTTATGCTTAATATTCTTGAATATTGAATAAATAGTAGAATGAACATCGTTATAGAAATCATTCTCTGATAAAAATACATCAATATCTGCAAATAAATCTTGATGCTTTAATAGCCCGCTTAAAACGTGTCTTTCTACTTGTAAAGAATAAATCATCCTTTATATATGATACCAAACTAGAAATTAAAAGTCAAGTTTTAATCTTCTTCTTCTGAATCTTCTTCTTCGTTTTTTCTGGCTATTAAATCAGTAGTAGCTTCCAAATTAAGTTGATCTATGCTTTGTCCCCATGTATTTAAATAATACAATAAAGCCATAGCATTTATTTGATTATCAAATTTTGTATATACTTGCGGTTCACCTTTATTAGAGAAATTAAAAAGAATATAACCACCAAAACTACATTCATCAATTTGTTTTAAAAGAGAGGCTGGAAAATTAAATTTTTTTTTATTTGTCACCAGAAAATTTTACACTTAAATAATTAATATTCCGCACTTTTCTTCTATATATTGTGGTGATAGGTTTTTTAAATCGTTTTCGTAGAGTTCTAAAAACTTAAATCCATTCATTTCTAGCCATTTTTCCTTTTTAACATCTCTTTTTATACTTTGAAGATATTTTAATCTGGAATTGTCGTGAAAGAACTTATTAAAGCTCTCATGTTGATCGCCTTGTATCTCAACCGCTATCTTTTTAGTTGCATTTAATAAATCTACTTTAAGCATGCTTCCATAAACTGGAAACTCCTCATATACAATATGATTTTTCCAGTAAGGATAGAAGAATTGCTTGAATTTAAATTGCAATTTGCTCCTGCATTTTCCATCCCAATTTATTTCATAATTTCTTACGTTCTTATTAACGAGTTTCCCATTAATATTTAGTAATCTCATTTTAATTTTTAAATAAAAACCAACTTTTCCAAGGCAACTCTTCCTTTGTACTGTATACTTTTAAAGCGTTTTCTTCTGCAAATTCATCTACTGCTTGCTTAACTCCAAACACAGTAGAATACCATCCGTCATTTCCATTCAAATAATCATGTCCAGAGAATAAACCATTTTTCTTAAGTTTAGGAAACCATTTAATTAAATCATTTTTTACTGGTTCATAAGCGTGATTTGCATCTATATAAATAAAATCAAAAAAATTATCTTCAAAAAAATTAACAAATTCATCTGCGTAACCTTTGATAATTCTAACATTTTTAAATGAGTTTGAGATATTAGAGATTGTGTTAATCATATACTGAGCGTGCGTGCCATTATCAAAATTAGATATATCTTGATATTCTGAATTTGATTGTTGATCCCAGCAATCTAGTAAATATAACTTAAGATTACTACAATTTTCTAAAATATGTTTAGCAAAAATACCCTGCTGCACTCCAATTTCAATACCATTTCCACTTGGTTTAAGTATTTTAATTAATTCGTCTCTACTTGATACATTTTCTAAATCCATAATAATTTATGCTGCAAGTGTATTAATGAATTTATTATAGAAATAGTCTACGATTGATTTATTTTCTTCGAGATAAGATCTTAGATTATCTATTCCTTGATGCTGCTTCTTAAGCTCTAGATTTACTTTTTTAAGCTCTTCAATGATTTCATCAGAAAAAGTAACCCATGCTCCTTTTGCCGTAGCAAATTCCCAAGCTAATATTTGATCAATAATTTCATACTCCCTCCAAACCGAAGAGCCATCTTTACGCCCATATTTAATTGGATATTGAATTTTAGAATTTGTAGATTCATTTGTGGATTTCTTAATAAGAATCTTAACATTATGTCCAATAATTTTATTCTTAACTGGATCATATTTGTCATTTGGTTTTTCAAGAATAAGGTCTTTATTGAACTTGGGTTCGAATTCAAGAATCCAATTGGCGAAATGCAATAATGCATTTCCACCAGTAGCGGTAGTTTGACGAATGTCCTTATTAGCTGCATAGGGATCAAGTTTAATATCAGATCTAACTTGACTAATAAAAATGGCCATATGACCACGCTTAGAAAGAGCAAGAGAAATCTTTTTCATCAACATAGATGAAATAACTGCTCCACCAGCAACTTTTGTTGCTTCTGTCATGCTCTTTTGAGAATCACCTTTTGTCATCAAACCGTCTACTGAATCAAGAATAAATACGTATCTCTTATTTTCATCATTAGATTGAATGAGGTCTTTCATTAATTCCGAAACAGTTTCAAAAATATTACATTCAAATACGAAACAAGTTCCATCAATCCATTCTTTAGGATCAGTTACAAACTTAATTCCAGAACGCTCTTTAATTTCTTTACTTAATCTTCCTTCTGCTTTAAAAAGTAATGCTCTAGAGTTTTCTACTGTTTTAAGAAAATTCTTTGTTACTTCAAGTGCTTCTGAAGTTTTTCCGCCTTCATTCATCCCAATGAATCTATGTAAACCTGGGCATAAACCACCACCTGTAGCTATATCCAGGTTCAAGCTACCAGTTGATACCTTATAATATACTTCATCTTCAAAATTGTAATGGTCTTCCTTATTTTCCTTTAAAAAGGATAGTAGTCTATCTGATGAGCTTGGACCAGATGATTCAATAATTTCTTCTTTAGATTTTTTTGCCATAATTTTATTATACCTTTCTTTTTAAACAAATGCAACTAAATTATTTAAATTCTGGAGCACGACGGCCCCTTGAATTAATATTATTTGGGCCAAGCCCATATACTGAAAATTGTCTTAAACATATTTGAGCTTCTGGATCCCAATAATGTTCTTCTGTATCTCTTCTAAAGATATGCCATCCGAATTGTCTTCTAAACATAAAGTCTGATACAGCACAATCATAATTCTCTGGATATACAAGTCCATTTTTTAACCATTTGCTTTTTGCATGGAAAATTTGTAAATATCCCCAGCCCCAGTCAAAACTTCTCATTTCTAATTTGTAATTAGAATCTTTTTCTAGAAATACTTTTGAATAATCTTGATAAGTCTCTAAAACAAACCTTCTAGCACTTATCATCTGGTCGAAATTATCTTTTGATTTTAATTCTGTAAATATATTATGATAACTTTCTGGCAATAAAGTATCAGCATCTATAATTGTAATAATCTCTGGATCTTTAAGTAAACTCATAGCGTATGTATAAGCTGCTCCTCGATTAAATTTTGCTGGTTGATTTTGAAAAGTATAAAATTTATCAGTTTTTATTAATTTAAATTTAACATCATTACATATTTCTTCTAATTCATCGTCTTGATTTGTATCTGTGACCACATATATTTCATCAAAATAATCATAATTATGTTGTTTAAAAATTTTTAAATAATCATTATAGTTTATCGCAGAGGTAAGGGCTATATTTTTCATTTTTGTCTTATAAATTCTATTAAACTTTTAGGCTTTTTGCAAATCTTTTTATCATCTTGAACTTTATCGTCTTCCAATTTCACTGTTTTGATATTTAAATTTAATTTAAATTTCTCGTATTCCGATAATAGAAAAGCCTTACCTTCACTTTTAAGAAACCAAGCTAAAGATGGTAGTTTAAAATCTCTTAAATTATCCCAAAATTCAAATTCTTTAAATCTTTTAGTCAATCTTTGACCAATTTTAATCTCTCTTGGCCAGTTTATATTATCTTTTATATGTTTTTTAATTATAAACTGGCAAAGTTTATGACTATTTATAGTGGGCATTGTGTCTTTATAATATAAATTTATAATATTAACAAGTTTTATTTTTATAATAATCTATTGTCTTTAGCATACCATCTTGAAATGATGTTTTTGGAAACCAATTTAATTCTTTATTAATTTTAGTGTTATCTATGGCATATCTAAAATCATGACCTTTACGATCCTCTACGAAAGATATATAATCTTTAGGATTAACATTTAATACTCTACAAATATCATTAATAATGTCTAAATTTGTTTTTTCGCAATTTCCGCCAATATTATAAGTTTGCCCAATTCTACCATTGTTTACTACAAACCATACTGCTTCGCAATGATCCTCAACAAAAATCCAGTCTCTTATATTTTTTCCGTTGCCATAAACAGGTATTTTTTTATTGTTTAATATAGAATTAATCACTACTGGTATAAATTTTTCATTATGTTGATTTGGTCCATAGTTATTAGAGCAATTAGAAATTGTTATTAAACTTTTAAAAGTATGATGATATGCCCTAACTAGCATATCACTGGCTGCTTTGGATGCTGAATAAGGAGAATTTGGAGCATACAATGTTGTTTCTGTAAACTTTCCTTCTTCACCTAGACTACCATAAACTTCATCGGTAGAAATATGGTGAAACCTAACTTCTGGAAAATCTCTGATAATTTCTAAAAGATTAAATGTACCTAATATATTAGATTGAATAAATCTTTTGGGATCAGATATTGAGTTATCAACATGAGACTCTGCAGCGAAATGAACTATATGCGTTATATTATATTTTTTAAGTATTCTTTTAAATTCTTCTTTAGCTGGAGAGTAGTCTAGTATGTCTAACCAGAAATCATAAAATTTATATTTAGGATTATTTTCAGTAGATTCTACATTTCTCTTATTTGATGCAGAATTTTTTCTTGTGGTAGTGTCTATATTTATTACGATATCTACTTGACTTTTATCGATTATATACTTAATAAAATTAGAACCAATAAATCCGAGTCCACCAGTTACCAGAATATTCATGAATAATTTTCAATATCTGATTTTACCATTTTTTCTATTAAATTATCAAATGAAATTTTTGGTTTCCAATTTAATTCTTTTCTAGCTTTATCTGAATTTCCAAGAAGAAGTTCTACTTCTGCTGGTCTATAAAATTTTGGATTAATTTGAATTAATGTTTTTTTATCTTTATTTATAAACATAATATGTTCGCCTTGCCCAATCCATTCTCCATCTATACCAGCGCATTTAAATGCTTTTTCTGCAAACTCTTTAATTGTATGGGTTTCATTTGAAGAGAATATATATTCCTTTGGTTCTCCAGAATAGTTTAGATTATATTTATCTTGATTCAACATCATCCAAACTCCTTCTACAAAATCTTCAGCATCGCTCCAATCTCGTTTGGCTTCAATATTTCCTAATTCAAGTGGTTCAAACTCTTCTTTATTTTTAATTGCTCTATAAATTCGAGCTACATTTTTTGTAATTTTTCTAGTAACAAACTCTTCACCTCGTCTTGTGCCTTCGTGATTAAATAACCATCCTTGGATTGCGTATATTCCATAAGATTCTCTATAAACTTTTACTAATTGTCTAGACGCAGCTTTACTTGCTCCATATGGGCTTCTTGGTTTTAAAGGATGATTTTCATCTTGTGGTGAATATTGTACATTTCCAAATTCTTCACTAGAACCAGCTTGATATAGTCTGCAGGATGCTTTATATAATCTAATTGCTTCAAGAATATCTAATACTGCAGTTGAATTTGTATGCCAAGTTTGTCTTGAAAAGTCCCAACTACTTGCCACAAAACTTTGTGCTGCAAAATTAATGAAATAATCTGGTTGTAATTTTTCTACTGTTCTTGATATAGCATGAGAGTCAGTTAGATCAAAATTAATTAAATGAAATCTATCCGATTTAATGTGTCTAATATTCTCATGATTATAAACGCTAAGTCTTCTTACTCCTCCAAAAATAATATAATCTGTATTTTTCAATAAAAAATCTACCATATGGCTTCCATCTTGGCCAGTAACTCCAGTAACAACTATGGTTTTTTTGCCATTGATCAATTTGCTTGCATCTTCAATATTTAAGATATTTGAGGTGTCTATTTTTTTCCCGTAATAAGTTTCCTTGAGATTTAAATTCATATAAATATGATATAATGAATTTGGACAAAAATCAATATTATAAATTATATTATGATATAATTTGGATTATCTCTGATAACTAAATCAATATCATTATCAATCTTATCTTTCATGTATATTTTTGATGCGTTACTTAAGAAACCCATCCACCAACTATATGTGCCAAAACTTAATATTAATTTTTTAAAACATACGAATTTTTTTAAAGTATCTATCGTAGAACCATTATAAATTTCTACATTTTTAAATTCATTTTGTATTTTTTTAATTGTTGCATGAGTTGGTTCGTCTGATGTAATAATAATTTTTTCGGGGTTTTCCATTTTAAGGGTATCAATAAAATATTCATCTGGAAGATCCCATTTTTGATTTTCTCGTGAAATATCATCTTTTCTAATATGCATTCCAATTGTATTATTTGAAATATTTTCTTTATTTGGGTCTATCTCTTTAAACCATTCTTTTATATTTGTTTTATAATTTTTATAATAATTATACTTTTGAAAATAGCCTTCTGTAATTATCATTCTGTTATTTTTATTTTTTAATACATTTTCTAACAAATCGTCTTTATATTCATAGCCATATACTATTTCTTGATCATTTGTGTAAATATTTCCGTTGACTTGTTCTAAGCGTAAATCTTGCAGTAGTGGTAAATTATTAACTAATTTGTAATTAAATTCTTGGGCTATTATTCTCGCAAAACAATAAGCAAACATTTGATTGCCTAGTCTACCTGGAGATGGATTTGCGACAACCATACTATACTAGCATTTTATTGTAATAATCTTTGTATTGTGCGTTTATTTTAGAATTAAATGTGGCATTCCACCAAGGCGGGTCCCAACGACAAAAATGAGAGATAATATTATTATCATTATAATCTGTCCAAAATGACCAATAATTATTTGGTATTTGTTGGGCAATTTGAGAATAAATTAAATTTATAATTGGTTGATCTGTTCCATTCTCTACGTGTTTATTTATTTTTTTATATTTTTCGTCTAAATGATATAGTCTTTGGATTGTGTCTTCTTTTATTATCGACGAGTTATAAAGTAATATTCCTGCATTAAAACCATTTTTATTTATATCCGTTTCTTGAGCTAGAAGATCATAATCATTTTGATTAGATTCGTTAATTGGACTCCATGTGGTAAAAAATTTTTTAATCGAATTTTTTTCAAAGTCTACAAATAAATTATTATTCTCATTTAACAAATCAAATAAACTATCTAATTTATCAAAAATCATTGTATCGCAATCTAAATATAAAATTTTATCCCAATTTTTAAAATATGTTTCAAAAACGTGATATTTTAAATGATAGGCTCTATCGTAACTTTGTCCACTTGGAGATGAAATTGGAAGGAAAAATATATTATATTTTTCGAGAGCGGGCTTTATTTTATCTTCTTTGTTTTTATCATAAATAATACAAATATCAATTTCTCCATGCTTATCTCTGATATTATTGATGTTGTATTTAATATGATTTAAATAATTTTCGTCTGTGCCAAGAATAATTAATTTTTTCACTTTACAATCCACCATATATGCTCATCTCTATTTAATTGATAATTATTAGCGGAATTCATTAAATGCTGTACTGATTCTTTTGTATACATAGAATTTATTTTTTATTTATTACTTTTATAACTTTATCTGCACATCCTGTATATGTATAATATTCATTATATATATTTTTTCCAATATATATTTTTTTCTCTATTTCTTCTTTAGTTATGGATTTAAGTATGTTATCTATATCATCTATATCTTTCGTATCAATAATAACTCCATAATCATTAAAATTTATCATATCATTAAATGGAATCCATGGTTTATCGGAAATATATACTGGAATAGAACCATGTTGAAGCGCTTCGCATATTCTAAAAGACGTTGCTCCATATCCTCTTGGACATAGGGAAAAAATACTTCTAGACATTACATTAGAAAATGCTTCGTAACTTATAGAATTTTCAAATAAATATCCATGCTTATTCTTAAGATCGTTATGTAGTTTCTCTCTAATTAAATTATTTCTACCATATATAACGCCTATAAAACTAGCAAAAATATCTTTATTTTGTAATTTTATATTTGGATTTGGTTGGCAAATTAGTGGAATTGAGTAATTTCCAATACATCCATTTCTTCCTCCTCCACCACCTTGTCCAAAAACATATATATTTTTATATTCAAATGGATTTATAATACCATCGTCCCATTGAATAATTGTAAAATACTCTTTATTTTTATCTAAAGTATCTAGGAATTTATTAATTTCTGATATATCTTGTTGGGCATAATCTTTTGAGATATAATAGTTTGTCCAAAAAATTGGTAAATATGTTTTATTTGTTAAACATTTATTTTCTATTAACCAGTTGTAAAAATATTCTTCAAATATAATTTTATTATTCGGAGGGTATTCATGGTTAGTTTTAACCATAAAAGGTGTTTCTAAAATATTCATTGCCATGTGCAAGTGTGGAAATGTATACAAATTGTTTCTTCTGTAGCGAAAGATTTAATATAATTAATTGATTGCTCGTCAAGATTTCTTACTGAATCTCTTTGACCTCCTGGGAATGGGAAGAAATAATTTTTACTTAGGTGTTTAATATTTAATAAAGAATTATTATCATTATAAATCTTATGAATATAATATGGTCCAGTTTTGCTCATCACCATTCCAACCTCATCTCCATTATCATTTTTTACTACAGGCAGAGTATTAGACAAACCATCAAGAAAATCTTTGCAAATTTTATGGCTCGCTATAGAACCCACGATGCTATTCCATGTCTCGTTTTCATTTCCACTACCAATAAAAAAATCATAATTTAACAGTTCGTCAAATTTTTTAATTTGAATAAAATCATAATCCATATAAATCCCGCCATATTTATTAAGTAATTCAAATCTTAGAATATCAGATTTTGATCCTAGATTTTCAGTTTTATCAAAAAAATCTTTTTGAACTAATTCAAAATCAATGTTATTATCATTCCATTCTTTAACTTGATAATCACTATTTATTCGTTTGATTTCATTTAATGTAATATCAAATTTCTCTGGTCTTTTATTTCCAAGCCATATTAAATGTATAATTTTAGGTATCATTTTTAAATCTACCAATTTCGTTTTCAATGCTAGAATAAATATTTGGTAATTCTAGATTTAATTTTTTAATTTTTTCTGTAGACAGAACGCAATTACTTCTTCCTACTTTAAAGTTAATTTCATCTTGATTTAGGAATTTCCAGTTTTTATTTTCTAAATTATGTTTTTTAAGAATTTCTACGACTTCTTTCGCTGTAATAAATCCTTGATTTGTTACATTATAAATTCCATATTCTGGTTTATTTTTTAAATTAATAAATTTATATATAAATTCGTTAAGATCATTTATATTTGTTAAGCTATTCTTGTAGCTGATAAGGTTGTCGTATTTTAATATTTTGTCTATATAGTTGCGTTCAGAAGATTTATGTGAAAATGGCATTCTTATCCTAAAAATATACGAATTACTATTTTTTAATGATAACTCGCATGCATGTTTGGTTTTGCTATAGAAACTACTTTCTTTATTATAAATTCCAAAATTTGGTTCATCTTCTTCTGTATAGTCTTTTTCATATCCAGTATAAACGCATCCACTACTAATATGAATAATTGGTATATTCCAATAAGAAGCTATTTCGGTTAAAATAATAGGTAATTTTACATTATATTTCCAGCAAGTTTCTTTATCGTTTTCGCATCCCTCTACATTTGGTCTTCCAGTATATCCAGCGCAATTTATAATATAATCTATTCGAATGGATTGATTTTTTTGAAGATATTTATTTAAAGTATTAAAATCTAAATAATTTAAATCTTTTTTAGAGTAAATATTTGATTTTATATCTGATTTAGATATAAAATGTTCATTAAGATTTTTACCTATGTAACCTTTACCCAGTAATAAAATATTTTTCATATATATAATCTTCTATTGATTTAAACTCTAGGCATCTTTCAAAATTATATTTTATTGCTTCCATTTTAGAGAAATACTGATCTTCTGATAAGTTATTAATGATATTGTTGAATTCTTCAAAAGAAGAAAATTGTAATATTCCATTTTTATCAAAAATTGATCCTATATTTTTTGCTCCAAGATATATTGGAATTGTGCCTGTAGCAAAACAATTTAATATCTTTTCTGTAAAGTATAAATCATCTATATAATTTTCTATTACAATAGAAAACATGTAATCTTTTAATGTTCTGAAAATTGGTAGCCAATTTCCATCCCCAGGTCCACCTCCACCAAGAAATTTATCTATCTTTGAATTATTTTGAATAGACTCCATTATTTGTAATCTAATAAGATGTAACTGGCACATTTTTTTATTTGAAGAAACCATAGAGCATAATTTATTTTTATTATGAATGGCAATTTTACCCTCTCCATGAGGTGTATCTTCTCTACCTTCTATCCATATCCCTCCTCCAGGTATCCATTTGCAGTTTTCATATTTTTTAATAAAATCAGAGTTGTGAGTAAAAACTTTGTCAAAATATGGCACCGCTGGTTCAACTAATTGATAGCCTAAAGCCTCAATGCTCCTAGATTCTATTATAAATCCATATGAGTTATTTTTTGAGGTTAATCCATTTTGTATATCTAACATTTTAATATGAGAATAGAATGTAGGATTATTCAAATCTTTTAATTCTCTATCCCAAATAATATGTTCTGAATTTCTTCCTGCTACAGAATATTTTTCATGGGCAAAATTACCATCTATTAAGTTAAAAACTTTTTTGTTCATTTACCAATAAAGTATCAAATTATCTTTATGAGTTAAGGGAAATTCTTGCGCTCTTTTTACATTGAGATTAATTAATTTTTGCTCTAGCTCTGCTAGCGAATATGAATCAATTCGCCAATCTTTACTTATGAAATTACAGGTTATATATCCATGAGTAGATTTTAGTACCATATTGTTTAAATAAAACTCTTGAATCGTTCTAGATATTTCAGTGAAAGCGTAATTACTTATAATTAGATCAAATTTTTTATCCAATCTAACAATCTCACTTGGTCTAACTACTTTTACATTTTTTACATTTAATTTATTCAAATATTTTTCGGCAAGATTCAGCGATTCATCTAAGTCTACTAAATAGTAGTTTTGAATATTAAAAAAATCTGAAATAATTTTACATTGACCACCGTAACCAACGCCAATTTCTATAATATTAAAATCTTCTAAAGAACCACATAATTGCTTTAAATCAGATAATACTTTTATATATCTTAGTGTTGTTGGAGAAATTTGACCTATTCCATCATAATTAAATACAGCTGGAGAACCATATAGATCATTCTCTTTGAATTTATCTAATTTTTGAATATATTCTGGAAAATTTATATCCAAATATTCTTTGTACATTTTTCCTTGGTCTTCAGAAACATGCTCCAAAACTTCGGTGTAGTCTGGATTTTTTCTAAAAAAACTGAAGTAAAGATCATTAATTGCCGCCATTTGGCATGCATTTTTATATTTATGCGTATCGCTTATGCTGCTTTGTAATTGGTACATATATACTTTATATTGATTTTTTTATATTTATCAAGTATTTTATATACTTATCCATTGTTTAGGTATTAAATCTTCTAGGTTCCATGTTCCATTATAAGCTGGCCCAAGCCAATTTTTAGGAGCTATTACTTTATTGTCTTGATTTAACCAAGCTCCCCACCAAGAAAAACTGCTATTTGCTAGGATATTATTTTTACAGTTCGACATCATATACATATCTTCAAATGCATGGTTATTTTCCATATATAAAAAATTTATATGTTTAAATTCATTAAATATATTTTTTGCATAATCAATACTATCTGAAAAAACTAAATAGTTTGCGCAATTTAATAATTCAAAAGCTTTTCTATAATAATCTTTATTCATAACAGGATGATGATTTTGCCTATAGATATAATCTCCACATCTTAAATGTACTGAAGAAAAATTTTTATAATCTAAATTATATTTTTTATCTATTTTATCTTTTATTGACTTTTTAAATACAAGTTGCTGTTTTAAATCTTTTTCAAAATTAGTGAAATATTTATAAGATTGAAAATAACCTTCTAGGGTTGTAAAATCTGGAGCATTAAATACGTCTTTATTATAAGATATTGCATTTCCATCTTCAACTTTATATTTTATTAGATTTATATCTTGCTCCGAAAGAATTTCCGCAGAAATATTATCGAAACAATTTAAAAAATAATGCTGAATTCTTTTGGTTCCTTCGTCAAAATGCTCTTCTGTTTTTGGTATTTTAATCTGATAATTATTTACTTTGCCTACAGAATAAAGTGCAGCGTATTGAAAAAGTTGATTTCCAATCGCTCCATATTTACCTAATTTAACAAATGTTATCATACTGGTCGCATTCTATAAAAATTTTCCATTATGGCTTTTCCATAAGTTGCATTTCCAAGGTTAATATCTGAGAAGCTATCCCTTTGCGTTGCTAAGTATTCATTTGTACAAAATCCTTTATTTTGACTTAAAAAGTGTCTCATAAAAAACCCATCATAAGATTCATTTCTTGCTTGCCAATGAATAATATCTAATCCTTCTGGAATATGGCTTAAAATAGGTTTAAAGGCTGATGAGTTATATGATATCGCATGAGTAGTTAATGCACTTTTAATTCTTAATAAATTTGGACTTACTCTTTCTAGTGGTTCTTTAATTTTTTCATCTGTTACATTCATTCCAAGATAAAATATGTCCCACTCCTTATCTTTTATTTCATTTACAGATAAGGCTAAATTTGTTATTGGATCATTATGAAATTCTACGTCATCTTCTAAAACCAATACATTTTTTACATTTTCATTATTACAAATTTTTATGATTTCTCTATGGGAAGCTGTGCATCCACAAGCTCTAATATTAATAAATCTAAGTTGTTGAGGTAATTCTCCTATAAATTTAATTGCATCAAATTTAATTACTTTCTTTTCAATTCCTAGCTTATTGAATTCTTCTAGACATTGTTGCCATTTATCAGTTCTTTCTGGAAGATTAATACAGTATATTCTTTCGAAAAAATCAAATGGATTATTCATATATGAGATGTTTGTGATTTTGTCTATCTTTTTCTAAAATATTTGGAGAAAATTGATAATATGCCTGAGAATTAGTCCATCCTCCATTTTTTGCAGTTAAAAATTCTATAAATTTATTTGTTATATTTAAATCTATAACTTCTAATGGCATTTGAGAAAATGGGCTTTTTTTATTTTTTATACTTTCTTGAATTAAAGTATTAGATGATTCTTCTGTTTTCCATTCTGAATTTAAGTTTCCATCGTATGTTGAGACGACTTTTTGACTTACTGACTTAGCTCCACCCATATAAGAATAATGCCATCCACCATTCTCTATTCTTGGCATGAAATCTTTATCTCTTCTTAATAGTTGAAGGCCCATGCCAAAAGACAATGTGTTTAAATATTTTAATCCTTCATATTTGCAAGCTACTGTTCCAGTAACATTCTTATTAGTATAGATATTTATATAATGAACAAAAAACATTTGATTTAATGCAACAATTGGATATTTTATAATATCTTGAAAAATATTTTTATTTGGAATCTCATCACAATCTGAAATCATAATAATATCTTCATCTAAAAGATTTAGTTTTTCAATTTGTTCAAATAATCTTATTCTTTGCTCATGTTCTTTCGCCCCAATCTTTGCGTCTGGAAAAAATTTTAACATTAAAATATCAAATCTTCCATCTAGTTCTATTGGGGAATAAATAATCTTATCTTTAAATTCTTGTAATCTTTCATCTTTCCAAAAAAATAATTCTTTATCTTGGCCTTGGTGAGTTTTCGTAGCTTCATTAATTACGAAGTAATCTACTGTATCGTATAATTCTTTTATTCTAAGATATGCGATATCTTTTTCATTAAAATACATAAAGGAATCAATTAGTTTCATTGTAGTATCCATTGTTCCGAAGAATCAATTTCATCTAATGAATGATTCAAAATATTTAACCTGTAGAATCTTCTTATCAATCTTTCGTTATTAATAAAAAATTTCATATTATTATTAATTGGATTCATTCGCCAATATTCTTTTAATGAATCTAAATTAAATTTTATTCCCAAACTTTCGCAAAAAGATCTAAATTGTTGCCTTATGCTTTCTTGTTGTTGGTATCTTTCTGGAGTCTTGCCATTATCGTAATAATGAAGAACGCAATGATTTGATCTTCCATAAATAAAATAATATTTCATATCGCTATCTATATAATGTTTTCTTTGAGATGGTCTTTCCTCCCATGCGAATAATTGTTGATTTTTATTATAATATTCGTAAAGATCAATATAGCCACCCCTCATTCCTTGAAGCCCCCAATGTGGACTTCCTTGAAATATCATGTCATCAAAGTACTTAACGAGAAAAGCTTTTTGTCTATCAACGCAACTATTTACTTTATTCTTTTCTAGAAAATTTTCTATAAAATTACCCAAATTCTTTGCCCAATCTACATTTAATCTTTCGCAACTATCTCGAATAACTAACCAATCGCCATTTTGCATTACATTTGCTCTTAAAAAGCCGTTCATTTGAAGATCGTGGTCATTTGACCATTCTCTATTTATAATCTTTCCTTGACCCTTTCTTTCATTTAATACTTCTAACGTACCATCTGTTGATCCTCCATCTACAAAAATTAACCCATCAAAATATTGATATATGTGTTTAGTCATATCGTCAATATTCTGCTTCTCATTTTGAGTAATGCCGCAGAGCCAGATTTTCACAATTTAAAAAATTATACTAGATTATTAAGAAAATGTCCAAGCTTTTCTGTTTCTTGATTATTATCAATAATTTGTCTTATTACATTAGCGGTTGTATATTGAAGAAAATATCTATAATCTTTGCTTTCGTATAAAGCTTTTAATTTAGCTATATATTCATATTCGCTTTCAAAAAATAATGCTGTTACATTTTCAATGCTCCAATGCATTAAGCTTTTATTTTGAATCATTTTACGATGCATTAGAACTGGCTTACCACAAGCCATACTTTCAATAACTGCTATGCCATATCCTTCTAGATGTTTAATATGTTGAGTTGCAATACTTGATTTTAAACTTTTGGTTAGTTCTTCTTGAGAACTATTGGCATGATAATGATAATCTATATATGGGGTAATTTGCTGTAGCGCTTTGCTCATATTGTATTCTTGATTGAAATTTTTTTCGTATTCTGAGATATAAATTCCAACTATATTACCATCTGTTGGTCCATCAAAAGTGCATCTGTCATAATCAATCCAAGGTTTATAATAAAGATGATTTACTTTATATTTATTTGCTAATGCATATCCAACATAATCGGCACAAAGATAATTTTTAATAATATAAAATGGATATGCTCCGTCCCAATAATCATTTCCGCTATAACAAACTAGTTTGCTAGTATCTTTTAAATACGGCCAAATTTCATTTAATATTTCAAATTGACTTTCAAAACTTGTGATAAATACTACTTCTGGTTTAATATCTAATATTTGATCTTTATTTAAAACTTTTACATTTTTATATTGGAATTCAATATCTGCTTTTTCTTGAGTCCAAGATGTATTCCATATCCATTGATTAAAGTCTTTGGGTGGAAAATTTGTTGGAATATATTCGTTGCTGGGTAGAATTAAGGTATGACCAAGCTTATGGAATGCTTTTGCTATATTTTTTGTTAGATTTAAATGTATATCTGGCCAAAATATGTTCAATACATATACTATTTAAAATATTTTATTTTTCTAAAAAATTATCCACCATTAGGATCTAGTATCGGATCCGAATTTTCGGTTACACGGGTTTGGTTCCCACCGTTATTTGGATTACCATCAGTGGTATTAGTGCCTCCAGTTTCTTGTGAAGATCCAACTCTAGTTGGATCACTAGTTGATAAGTCGGCATCTTCAGGTATTCTAAGATCTGTAGGAGGAACATATGCTGCTGCTGCTTGTTGAGCAGCAAGTTGTTCATTTTGAAGTCGAGTTCTCATGTTATTCATTCTTTCTCTAAGTCTAGCCATGAGCTGTTGCATTCTTCCAACTTCAGCAAGGTAATTATTAGGATTAATACCGAGACTAAGAATTAAATTATTAATAAAAAAACTTCCATTCAAATCTCTGCCAAATCCAAAACTTGCCCCTAAGTTAAATACTCCATCACTTTTTGAATCTATGTTAAATTTAAATCTAAAACCTTCAACAGGAAGAACTGGTGGAACTCGAAAACTTCCACCATTTTTTACAACATCCCATATATTTCTAAGAATGCCAGATCCTCCATTACCGTTTGCGTCTACAGGAGTTCCTAGCCAATTATCAAAGCTACTGTGACTTCCAACTGGTTGTTGTACGAAAAATTTGTCTATAATATTATTGATTGTCTGTTCATTTGGTACTTCGTCTATTCTAATCTTAAAAGAGGAGTCGTTTAATTGTACTTGTCCAACGCCTTTTGGCACAGTCCAAATAACAATACATTTTGCACAAATTTTTGTATCCCATACTCCTGTATTACGTCCTTCTCTCTTTACAGCTGAAACTGATTGAATTCCATCAGGTGAGGTAAGAATTGTAAAATTTCCTTCTAATGTACTTTTTAAGTAATAATCAAATACATTACTCTGCGCTCCATAGAGTCTAGTAAATGCTTTTTCGAAAAAATCCCTACATTGAAAAATATGTGGCCCAGCAAAAAATGGATTTTTTCCATTACATAAATAAAAAGCACCGCAATCATTTAATATACCATCTTTTTCTTCTGCTTTGTTTACAATTGCGACAGCAATTCTTTGAATCCAACTTTCAGTAATTTGTTTGTTTGGATAAGCTTCAGCGAATTGTGACATAATTTCTTCAGAAACTATTTGTACAGGTCCTGGATGCCATATAGTTTGATCTGTGTATTCTCCCTTAAAAATTTCTTTTATTCTAATATTTTCTGGACTATATTCGTCTCCATCTTTATCAAAATATATTTTTCCAGCTAACTTTTCTCCACCAGCTTTTGTTTGATAAACAGATATTCCTGTGGCCTCAATTGATATACCATTAGCTGGAAGACCACATGCAAGAACGTCATCACATTGATTGCGGTCAATGAATGCAATTTCTTGATTCGATACAATCTCATCCCATCTTTCACATCTTAATCCTATAGGAATAGCCATACTGTTATTTACACGCGAATTATATAAAAAAGAATAATGGACCCGAGAGGAATTGAACCTCTGTCTTTTAAAAATCTAAATTAAAATACTACAAGTTTAGTTCTTTTTGTTTTTAGCTCTATATAGATAAAGAACAAACATACTTAGCGATTTTATTTTTAATATTGAATAAAATAAGAATAAAAAAACTTATTATACTCAAACATCTAATTACGCAACTATCCAATAGATGTATCATGGTAGTCACGCTGTAGAACTTAGGCTACAGAAGCGGTCATCTCAACTAGAGAAGCTCTTGCAGAGATATGACCTTTATATTTTGCTGTTTTGGCAGTTAATATAAGTGAAACTTTTTAAGGAGTCCTCGATTCAACCTCCACTTGCATTCTAATTCATTTCTTTAAAATCGAAACCAGTACGGGCCCATTGAGAAAGAACTAACTAATCTTACACATTATAAAGCTTTTAACAGTTTTTGGCAATCTTTTTTATAAACAAAATTAAACTTAATTCTTGATCCATTTATATCTGAAATTAATTGGGGTATAGCAATACATGGATACTGATCTGGCTTATCATAAATATTCTCATTAGAAATATTATAATACTTTACGCATTTACTAGCGTAAACTGACCATCTGGCTTTATTTTTTATAATTTCCATTTCTACTTATTATAAATAAAATTTGACAAAAGTGCAAATTTAATATAATATAAATTAACATAGTTCCCAATTAGAGCAGTTTGTTGATGTCAAACAATCAACTATCAATCCCTGAGATAGCAATGTCATAAGGGCTGACAACTATTAAAACCTTCATTTGTACATAATATGGCTAAAGAAGGAAATGTAGCTATAGGCATCGCAGAATGTAGTGATCGAAGCTACCTCTGATCAATAAGTGCGATGGCCCTTTTACCGCTGAGATCGCGGTAAAATTTGGAGTCAAAAGAAAAGTTGGATTGATAATACTCAACTTCAGATATATAAAATCTGGAGGTAAAGCCCTTTTGGATATCAAAGAAAAGTTAAATAATTCAGGAAACTATATTAATATCAAACTTAATTCTTATAGTATTTATTCGTGTAATTTATAATACATATTATGTTTAAATATATATTAGGATTATCTGCATTTATTTTAGCTTCGTGTGCTGCATTTTTTTCAATCAAAGGAATAGCTCTTCTTTTTGCGGCTAGCTTTTGGAGCGTTGGGATAATGGCTGGAAGCTTAGAGATAGCTAAATTAGTAACTGCAAGTTATCTATATAGATGCTGGTATTCAGTTCATGATTTATTGAAGAAATATATGTTATCTGCAACTATATTGCTTATGTGCATAACAAGTCTTGGTATATTTGGTTTTCTTTCTGATGCTTTTCAGCGTAATTTTTCTCAATACTCTTTAAATTTAAATAAAATACAAAGTTTAAAATCTCAACAAAATTTCTATATATCTCAAATAGATTTTAATAAAAATAAATTAAAAGATCTTATAGAATTACAAAAAACATATCAAACATCTTTGGATAATGCTGTAAAACAAGATGTTACTACAACTAAAACTACTAGCGGCGGATTTTTTAGTTCAGATAAAACTGAAAAAGTAACAGATATTAAATTAGTAGAAAGTAAAAATAAAATAGTTGAAGGATCTCAAAGCAATATTAATAATTTATTTTCTCAAATATCAACAGTAACTCTTGATCTTCAAAATCTAGAAAAACAAAGTTTAGATAATAACCAAGAAATAATGAAGCTTGAAAGCGATAATACCAAAGGTGAAATTGGCACATTTAAATTTGTAGCAGATGCATTTGGATTAAAGATAGAAACTGCTGTTAGAATATTTATTATATTAATAGTTATAGTATTTGACCCATTAGCAGTATGTTTGGTTATAGCTTATAATTCATTAAATAAACAACAAAATAATCAAGAAATAAAAGAGCAAAAAATAGAAAAAAACTTTCAAAATCCTATAGATAAATTAAATACAATATATAGAAATTTTAAAAGAGGCACTAAAAAACAACATAACTTAGAGCTAGCAGATCCTAATTTATAGAAAATAGTGTAATATTTCTTATGAGTAGCTGTCAAGAATGTACTGCATGTTATGATCCAGGAATAGAAATAGGATGGATAAATTCTAGTGTAGTAGCAGATGGTTTTTATATGGGTTTTGCTGCATATAAAGCAACACCAGAGAACGCTAGAAAACGATGGGCAAATTATACTGAAAAAATAATTAGTTCAGCGCAAGGTCAATCGTATTGTTCGAGTACTTCAGAGGATGATGACTGTCCTGCTGATACCGACCCAACAACGCCAGGTACACTACCACACTATGCAATGATATATTCTTCAAATTCGCAATATCAAGGAAAACTTGAGTCAACAACTTCATTTTCAGATATTCAAAATTCAGATGGATCAGTATACACAGAAAAAAATTATAAATGGAAAGAAAGTGATTCATATAATGCTCAAAGTTTTCCTGGACCAGGATCTTGCGATGGAAATGGTTGTACTGGTCCTTATGGAATAACTCAAATAGGCAATCCAAGTAGTAGTTATAGTAATAGTGGTTCAGTATCTTATAGAGAAGCACCACAAAATACAAGTCCATGTAGTAGTTACTGGCCATATGAACAAAAAGGTTTAAATGTTAGCAAAAGTAATACTTCTCAAGAAAATAGTTATCAAGATATTCCAGACGAAGGTAAATATTGCGATGGATATACTACTAGTCAAACCTTAACAGATGAAAAAGCTAGTTTTAGTTCTCCATCAATTTGTAGTGGCCCAAACACAAAGATTAACACGGATACAACTGAAAGTAGTGTTACAATTAGTTATAATACTAATACTTCTTCTAAGACACAAAGCTGTAGCGATTCTTATACATGTAGTGCTTCTATCTCTTATAGTCTTGAAAATCAATATGATGTATATGAAAAATCATTAACTCTTGCAAAAAATGCATCTGACATAAACATGCAATCTGAATTAGGTGGACAGCATTTATGTAATGGATATGGTGGACCTAGATATGGTAACGATTGCGATTTTGGTGTTATTGGTAGCGTTCTTACTCATGTAAATTCATTATTAACTGATGAAGAAACAGAACATTATAAATATTATGATATTTATGATGGTTGGGTATATCCATGCAGAATACAATATCAGAACAATAAACCTTATGTTCAAGTCGCTAAAGATGTTTTTGATAGAGTAGAATCATTTGATATTAAACTATATTTTTATGTTCTTTTAACTGATATAAATCCATGTAATGGTGGAGAAGAGGGTGAGGATTACGTATCAGTTAAAGAAACGACCATTTCATGTAGCAAAGGAAGTGCATGGAAAACAACTGGAGACCATTACTATTTCTTAGGAGAAGCACTTACAAGTGATGATACAATGCCTTCTGGAGAGACTCATTATAAAGAGACAAATGTTTGTTATGTTGTAGAAACAATGAATTTTAAAGCTTAAATTTTAGTGTAAAATTTCTTATGAGCAGTTGTCAAGAATGTACAGCGTGTTATGATCCAGGAATAGAAATAGGATTTATAAATTCTGATATACTTGCAAATGGTTTTTATATGGGTTTTGCTGCATATAAATCAACACCAGAAAATGTTAGAAAACGATATACAACTTATAATAGTAAAATACAAAGTGAATCTCAATATCAAGAAAATAGATCATCTTTTAATGGATGTGGAGGTTGTCCACAAGGAGGAAGAAGACCAATGATAAGTAATGGTAATTCAAATTATAATGCAACTCTTGAAGCAAAGACCATATATAGTGCCGTACAAGAATCAGATGGAGCAGTATACATAGAAAAGAGTTATTCATGGGAAGAAAATGATCAAAGTCAATCTGGAGGTTTTCCTGGAGGTGGAAGTTGCGTTGGTAATGATTGTACTGGTCCTTACGCAGTTTCTAGTATTGGTAATCCTAGTAGTAACAGCAGCAATAGTGGATCAATATCTTATAGAGAAGTACCAAAAACTAGTGGACCATGTCTTGGTTTTTGGGATGTTAATCCGTACAAAAGAGTAGGTGAGAAAGTTAAAAAAAGTAATACTTCTCAAGAAAATAGTTATCAAGATATTCCAGAAGAAGACAGATACTGCGAACCAGTAAAAACAACTAAAATTTTATCAGATGAATTTGCCAAGTTTAGTTATCCTGCTGTTTGTAGTGGTCCAAACGTAAAAACATCAACAACAACTGATGAAACTAATGTAACAATTAGTTATAAAGAGAATGCTATTGTTTCAAGAAGTGCCGCAGCTGGATGCACAGATCGCTATGGCCGCGATATACCAGGTAGTTATACTTCCTCTTTTAATTCATCATATTCATGTAACGCTTCTAATATTTCAAGTGTTGAAAATGAATATGATGTATATGAAAAATCATTATATTTTGCAACAATTGCGTCTGCTATAAATATGGAATCTGAATTAAAAGGAAAGCCTTTATGCGGAGGATATGGTGGACCTAGATATGGTGATACGGATTATAACGGTATCATAAGTGGTCCTCTTACACATATAAATTCATTATTAACTGACGAAGAAATGGATCATTATAAATATTACGATATTTATGATGGTTGGCAATACCCATACAGAATACAGTATCAAAATAAATACTTTTATATTCAAGTTGCTAAAGATGTTTTTGATAGAATAGAATCTTTTGTTATAAAAATTTATTTTTATGTTCTTTTAACAAATGGTATAAATCCATGTAATGGCGGAGAAGTAGACGAAGATTACATATCAATTAAAGAGACATCAATTTCATGTGATGTATCAAACATATGGAGAACAACCGAAGACCATAACTATTTCTTAGGACAACCACTTACAAGTGATGATGCAATTCCTACTGGAGACACTCATTATAAAAATACAGATATTTGTTACGTTATAGAAACAATAAATTTTAAAGCTTAACGTTTTATTATTTTAAAATTTTTATTTGTACTATCTATTTGACGCACATAATTTTTAGCTTTAGTCAAACCCTCTGGAGAATTATGAAAAACTCCATGAAGAAAATTATCTGATTTACTAATCACAGCGTAATACTTATTAGTCTTTTTTTGTTTCTGTTTCTGTTTTTTTATTATTTGCTTTTTCATTTGCCGCCTTAATTAAGAAATCTTTTAGAGAATCTCTAGCTTTTTCACAGAAATCTTGATTTAATTGACCACAACAATTTTTAAATTTTTTACCAGTACTAGGACAAATAGAATTTCTTGGTATTTTTGGATATATTCTAACTATTGGGCTAAATTCAGTTGCTCTAGCGTATTCAATTGAAGTTAATTTATCTATATTTTCTTTATTCATTTTTATATTATAATGTATTTATTAGAATAAATCAATTATTTTCCATGAGCAAATCCCTCGTACATGCTATTTGGACTATTTCTAACTGCTTGTATTGTATTATTCCATAACCCCCCTCGCATATCTTGTAGATTTCTGAACCCAAGATAACTCATAGAGCTTCTTAAACCATTAGTGAAATCATAAACAATATCTTCAATAGATTTGTTCTCAATAATTGGAATTAAAGTATTATCTCCTTCTACGAATAAATTCTTTTTAGTTCCATCATATAAATCGTAATCTTCAACAACATCTTGACTAGCCATTCCTCTATATTTGGCAAATCTTTTACCATCAATTTCAATGATATTCTCATCATCAACAACATCAGATAGTCCAGCGAAAATTCTTCCACAAATAACAGCATCACATCCACTAGCAATAGCTTTAACTAAATCTTTTGGATATCGTATACCACCATCAGCAAGAATACTAGGTCTATGAGATGGATTTGGTTTATCTTGTTTAAATAAATCAACTTGAGAAAGCTCCCAGTTTCTTACAGCTTTCCAAGCATAATAGTTTCCAGTTAAACTTGGACATCCAATTCCAGTTTTCACTTGAGTTAAACACATCGAACCTGGACCAATTAAATGTCTAAATCCATCTGCTTTAAGATTAGCAAGTCTATAAACACTTTCTTTAGTTAAAGTATTTCCAACAATAACATCTTGAGAAAATCCAGCTGTCTTATACCATCTAAGAAAATCTTCTACATTTTTAGCCAAACCATTTGCTGTATCTAAAAAATAAACATTAGTAAAAGTACTAGTAGCTCTAATTCTTTCTTCTGCATCCTTTAAACCAATAGCAGTAATACAAAAATCACTTTCATCTTTAATAATTTTAGCTTTAGATCTTTGATCATCAACAGACATAAATCTATGCAATACTCCAGCTGCTCCAAGTTTATTCATTTTAATGCAAGATTTAACTGATGATACAGTATCCATCGGAGAAAGAATAATTGGAATTTTGATATTGCAATTTCTTGAAATTTTAGTAGTTGTATCTACTTCTTTTCTGGAAGTGATATCTGAAAAATTTGGGAGTAACGAAATATCATCGTAACTTAAGGCTTCTTTAAATTCTTGTTTTTGCATTTATTTATACTAAACCATTCTTTGCAAACAATCAAGAAAATAATTGACTTTAAATTAAAAAACATTTAAGATATGATCTTATGCTACAAACATTTATATGCATTATAATAGGAATTGCAATAGCTTTAAAATGGCATTATTTTTAAAATGAATAATAGAATATCATTTATACAAGTTGCAATTGAAACAGCTAAAATATGGTCAAGTAGATCAGAAGATCCATATAAAAAAGTTGGAGTATGTATTTTAAATAAAGATGGCAGAGTATTATCCGTTGGATATAATGGTTTATTGTCTAAATTTAATATTAACGAAGATTTCTTTAGTGATAGAGATAATAGAAGAAAATATATGATTCATGCAGAAATTAACGCTTTATCTTTGGTTAAAAGAGGAGATCAACCACATTTACTAGCTTCTACTTTATTGCCTTGCTCAAATTGTGCTACTAATATTGTTGCATATGGAGTTAAAAGTGTGGTATACTCAGAAGAATATGAGAAGGATTCTACAGCTAAAGAAATATTTAAGTTTTACAATATAGAATTAATTAAAATATGAAATATATAATACTATTATCATTTATAGCTAATCTTGCAATAGCACAATCGGGAGTGGTATACGAAACCTATAAAACAAGAGGTGGTGGAACAAATGAGTCTCATGGAACAATTTTCAATAAACCATTTCAAGAATATAATTATGTTAAAACTGCTAGAGGAATAGAAGTATATCAAACATATAAAACTGGCGGTGGGAACGGAACTAATCAATCTCATGGAACTATATTTTCTAAACCATTTCCAGAGTATTATATAGTTAATAATAAAATGTATAGAACATATAAAACTGATTACAAATCTACTAATCAGTCTCGTGGTACAATATTCGCCCAACCATTTGAGGCAAAGAATATTGACCCCAATGTAGATACTAAAGCTTTAAAAGAAAACATACAAACTCAAGTCCGAACTCAACAAATTCGCACTGGACAAGATTATCCAAAATATGACGGAACTGGAGATATATCTTATGGAGAATAACAAATGATTGGATTAACTGGAGTAGCTCGATCTGGAAAAGATACTTTTTATTCTATCTTAAAAAGATATCTAGAAGAAAAGGGAATTAAATCTCAAAGATTAGCTTTTGCTGATGCATTAAAAAATGAACTACATGACTTTACTAAAGATAAATTCAAAATAGACTTATTAAATTGCACACCAGAGAACAAAGAAATAGTACGACCACTTATGGTTGCTTATGGTAAATGCAGAAGAATTCAAACGGATGGAAAATACTGGACTTCCACAATTCAACCAGAAGTAAATAAATTAATTGCTACTAATATTGTTCCAATCGTAACAGATGTTAGATATATAGAATATAAAGATGATGAATATTCTTGGTTGAAATCTCATAATGGTATTTTAATTCATATCTCAAGAAGACTAGATGATGGTTCTTTAATACCTCCAGCTAATATAGAAGAAAAATCTAACGACAATAAGTTAAAAGCTGTATCTGATGTAACTGTAGTTTGGGAAACTTGTCAAGATGTTAACTTCTTATATGAATTAATGCAGAAACAATTAAAAAATGTTTACGAAAAATATTTACAAAATAAAAAATAATATGAATATAATAACAGACGACATTACTTTGGTAAAGAATATAAAAGAAAAGAATGATGAAGAAGCATTAAAAGCTTTAATTCAAAAGCATTCGGCTCTTTGCAACTCTTTATATAAAAAATACTCAAACCCCATGATTGCATCTGGAGTCCATCTTCAAGATGTAATAGATCAAAAAGATTATATAGTATATAAATCAGCAATAACATTTGATGAAAATAAAAAATCTAAATTTTCTACTTGGTTATATAACCAAGTAAGATACCAATGCCTTAACTGTATGAATGAAAATAGTCACTACTTAACTCTTGAAACAGATAAATTAAATTATTTGATAGAAAAGAATACTCCAGTTCAAAAAGAATATAAAAATATTAATGAATATATCATGAATATTATTGAATCTTGTTCAGATGAAAGAATACAAAAAATATTTAAAATGCGATATTTGAATGATTCTAATAAAAAAATGTCTTGGAATAAGATAGCTAAAAAATTAAATATAAGTACTCAAACTGCTATTAATATTCATAATAAGGCTATTAAATTATTAAAAACTAAAGTCGAGAGTAAAAATTCTTTTGACAAAATATAATAAAGGATATACAATATAAAAATGAATAATACAAATCAAAATACAAACAAGAACCAAAATGAGCTAGGCGCACTTTGGAAGAAGAAGAGCAAAACAGGAATGTCATTCCTATCTGGTTATATCAATGATCATGATGGTCAAAGAATTGATGTTGTAGTTTTTGCTAATAGTAAAAAGACAAACGAAAAGGCTCCAGATTACAGACTATATGTATCTAAGCCTCTAGATAATCAAAATAAAACTACATCTTCTACACCAGTAGCTAAAGCTGTTCCAGTTAAAAAGGTTCAACCAGTAATTCAAGAGGATGAAGATGACATCCTATGAGTTTAGCATTTAACTTACCAATAAATTCAGTAAGTTTTGGTCAAATATCTACATTAATTCTTAGAGAGTTATATAACTCCAGGGTTAATGTAGGTGTTTTACCTATTGGTAATGTTGATTTATCTACTCAATCAGATTTAACTCAAGAATTTGGAAACTGGCTACAGCAATCAATTAATTCTTCACTGGAAACTTATAATAGGAAAAACAAGTTATTTAAATTATGGCATTTAAATGGTTCATTCGAAAGTTATTCAAACGAACAAGTTCTGCTCAGTTTCTATGAATTAGATCAACCAACAAAAGTAGAATTAAATACTGTAAAAAATAATCATAAAGTACTTTTCTCATCGAAAGAAACAGTAGAAATATTTAAAAATCTCGGATGCAGTAACGTTGAGTATATACCATTAGCATTTGATAAATATAATTTTAATAGAATAGATAAATCATATTTTCTTGATGATAGAATTGTTTTTAATTTAGTTGGTAAGCTTGAAAAAAGAAAGCATCATCTTAAATTAATTAAACTTTGGGCTAAAAAATTTGGTAATAATAAAAAATATGCACTACAATGCTGTATTTTTAATCCATTTATGAAGCCAGAGGATCAAAATAATCTTGTATCCCAAGCTCTGGAAGGTAAAACTTATTTTAATATCAATTTCTTGCCATTCATGGGGCAAAATAAAATTTATAATGATTTCTTGAATAGCGCCAATATTGTATTAGGAATGAGTGGAGCAGAAGGATGGGGATTACCAGAATTTCATTCTGTAGCGATGGGTAAACATGCAGTAATAATGGACGCTCATGGATATAAATCTTGGGCTAATGATAAAAATTCTATACTAGTTAAACCAAATTCAAAAATTGAATCTTATGACGGGATGTTTTTTAATAAAGGTGCACCATATAATCAAGGTAATATCTATGATTTTAATGAAGAAGATTTTATAAACGCTTGCGAACTAGCAGTTAAAAAAGTAGAAAATAATAAATTAAATAAAGAAGGACTAAAACTTCAAGAAGAATTTACATCACAGAAATTGCTAGAAAATATTACTGCTCATTTAAGATAATGCCTATATATACCTATATACATCCAGATACAGAAGAGACACTAGATGTAGTACAATCAATCCATGATCAACATGTTTATATAGACGAAAAAGGAATAGAATGGAGAAGAGTATTTACTGTTCCAGAAGTTAATACTCATGGAACCTTAAAAGCCGAAGCAACTGACAAACAATTTTCTGAATATACAAAGAATCAAAAAGGAAAACTTGGCGACCTTTGGGATAGGAGCGCGGAACTTTCTGAAAAAAGAAAAAAAATTTACGGACAAGACCCAGTTAAAAAGAAATATTATGATAGTTGGAGTAAAAAAAGAAAAGGTCGAGTACACCCTAAAAGCCATTTGGAGTAAATTGTTTATAACTTTTTAAAATTTTCTTTCTTTATTTTAAAAAATAATGTAATATAGTTTTTGCACTAGTTACATTATGAATAAAAATACAAATGTTAAAAAAAGAAATGGTTCGACTGAAAAGTTTAATATAGAAAAAATAAACAAAGTAATTAACTGGGCAATTGATGGTTATAATGGAGTTAGTTTAACTGATATTGAAATTAATGCTAAGATTAATATTCATGACGGAATAAATACTAAAGAGATTCATAATCTTTTAATTGAAAGCGCAGCAAATTTAATTTCAATTGAAAAGCCAAACTATCAATACGTTGCAGCAAGATTACTCAATTACCAACTCAGAAAAGATGTTTGGAAAGGTAAACATGCTCCAAGATTATCAGAATTTTTGAATCAAAACATTAAAAATAAAGTTTACGACTCAACTATTTTAAGTCATTACTCAGAAGATGAGATAAATAAAATTGGAGAATTTATTGATCACGATAGAGATTTTATTTTTACTTATGCTGGAATCAAACAGCTTTGTGATAAATATTTAATCAAGAATAGAACCACTGGCGAAATTTATGAAACTCCCCAATTTGCTTATATTTTAATTTCAGCTTATGCTTTTGCGAAATATCCATTAGAAACAAGACTTTCTTATGTTAGAAAATTTTATGATGCTATCAGTAAACATAAAATAAATCTTCCAACACCAGTAATGGCAGGAGTTAGAACATCTAGCAGAAATTACGCTAGTTGCTGCTTGATTGGGGTAGACGATACAAAAGATAGTATTACAGCTAGTGCTACTGCGGTCAGTATGGCTACCGCTAATAGATGTGGAATTGGAATTGATGTAAGTAAAATTAGGGCTATTGGGTCTTCTATTAAGAATGGCGAAGTTGTACATACTGGTTTAATTCCATTTTTAAAAATCTATGAAAGCAGCGTAAAAGCTTGGCAACAGAATGGATTGAGGGGTGGTAGCGCAACTTGCAATATTCAATGGTGGCATTATGAAATTGAAGATATTGTTGTATTGAAAAATAATGCAGGAACAGATGATAATAGAGTTCGCAAACTCGATTATACAGTAGGCATGAGTAAACTATTTTATGATAGAGTATTAAAGGATGAAGATATTACTTTATTTAATAATGCAGAAGTTCCAGAGCTTTATGATGCATGGGGCACTAAAGATTTTGATAAAGTATATAAAGAATGTGAATCTAAAAAATTAAAATTAAAAAAGAAAATGTCTGCTCGTAAACTATTTTCTCTTATTATCAAAGAGAGAGTCGAAACTGGTAGAATTTATATTTTAAATGTAGACCATGCAAATAATCACGGAGCATGGTTAGATAAAGTTACAATGAGTAATCTTTGCACAGAAGTTATTCATCCAACTATTCCATTAAATGATTATCACGATAAAGAAGGTGAAATTGGAATGTGTATTCTTTCGGCAGTAAACATGCTAGAAATAAAAAATTGGCAGGATCTTGAAAAGACTTGCGATCTTATCGTAAGATTTCTTGATGAAATCATTGAACTTCAAGATTATTTTAATATTGCTGCTGAAAATTTTGCTAAAAAAAGAAGAAGCCTTGGAGTTGGAATTACAAATCTTGCAGCTTTCTTAGCTAAAAATGAATTGAAATATAGCTCAGATAAATCATTATCCGTAGTTGATGAGTGGATGGAACATTTTCAATACTACTTATTAGAGAGTAGCATCGAATTAGCTAAAGAAAAAGGCAAATGTGAAAAATTTGATAGGACTAAATACGCTAAAGGTATACTTCCGATTGATACATATAAAGATAAAGTAGACGAATTAGTTAAAAGAAAATTATCTCTTGATTGGGATAAATTAAGAAAAGATATTAAAGAATTTGGATTAAGACATTCTACATTATCTTCTTGCATGCCTTGTGAGAGCAGTTCCGTAATTCAATGCTCTACAAATGGAGTTGAACCTATTCGTAGTCTTATAACATATAAAACTAGCAAAATGGGTAAACTTCCAGTTATGGTTCCAGGAATTGGAAAATATGACGAGAATTATGAATTAGCTTATGATCTAAAAGATAATACTGGATTACTTAAAATTAATGCAGTAATTCAAAAATATATTGACATGGCTATATCAACTAATGTATACTACAACTATAGTCATTATGAAAACAATATTCTTCCAGACGCAAAGGTTATGAAAGAGCTTATTTATGCTTATAGCCTTGGATTGATTAGTTTATATTATAATAATACAGATGATGGCGATAAAGAGCAGTCTTTAAATCAAAAAGAAGATAAAGATTGTTCAAGTGGTGCGTGTAAACTATAATCCATGAAAACAGTATTAAATTTTAAAAATATAGATACAACTAAACAACCATTATTTCTTGGTGAAGACCTTAACCTTCAAAGATATGATCGTTTTAAGTATCCAATATTTTTTGAATTATTTAAAAAGCAAAATGAAAACTTCTGGTGGCCTCATGAAATAGCATTAGGAAAAGATAGAAGTGACTATAAAAATTTAACTGACACAGAAAGATTTGTATTTGATAGCAATCTAAGATTCCAAACTCTCGGGGATAGTATGCTTTCTCGCAGTATTCATTCATTAAAAGATTATGTAAGTAATCCAGAACTTGAGATATGCATGAATACTTGGGCGCAATTTGAAGGTATTCATAGTTATTCTTATTCTTATCTCTTAAATAATGTTTATCCAGATGCTACTAAATTTTTCGATAGTATTATGGAAGATAAAGAAATTACAAGCCGCGCTGAGTTGATTAGAAATAATTTTGATAAAATTCTTGGAGATGATGAAAAGAAAGATCCCAAACAAAAGATTTTTGATGCTATTCTTTCTATTAATGTAATGGAAGGACTCGTATTCTATGTTTCCTTTGCCTGTTCTTTTTATTTTGGATACAGAGGTAAGATGGAAGGCAATTCTAAAATTATTAAATTTATTCAGCGAGATGAAGCATTACATTTTGCAGTTAGTCAAAATTTACTTAAAATCTTAAGAGAAGAAGATAAAGAGGGTTTTACAAGTATAGTAAAGAAAAGTGAAGACAAGATTTATGCTTTCTATGAACAAGCAGCCAAAAATGAAAGCGAATGGTCTAAATATCTATTCAGCAAAGGTAGTCTACTTGGTTTAAATGCAGAAGTTTTAGATGGTTACTCTAAATGGCTATGCGATTCTAGGCTTAGAAGCCTTGGATATAAAAAGATATTTAATCAAAAAGATAATCCTATATCTGGATGGCTTGATAGTTATTTAGATAGTAGCAAAGTACAGGTGGCTCCTCAAGAAACAGAGATTTCTAGTTACAAAGTTGGAGCAAGGAAAACTGATATATCTGATGATGATTTTGGTGATTTAAAGCTATAATATCTATTCAATTAATGTGTAATTATCTATGTGAATCTAGATATTACAGCATTATTTAATATAATATTGGCAGCCTTATCATTTTTAGGTGGATGGTTATTTACTAGAGTTTTTTCTCTTTTCGATAAACAAGAAAATCTAATGAAAGAAATTAATGATAAAACTTTTAGCGATTTTATAACTTTAAGGAAAGAAATGGAAGCCGAAGGTAGAAAACATCAACAAGAAATATCAGATTTGGCATTAAAAATTTCAACTACTTATGTTACAAAAGAATCTTTTGATGATTATTTTGATAGGATAGAATCTAAACTTGATCGTAATTTTGACATAATACAAGAGCATTTAATAAATAAAAAATAATCTTTACATTATTTTAATATATTAGTATCATATTATTGATGGTTAATTATGTAGATATTATCTTCGGATTAGCATGGGGAGACGAAGGAAAAGGAAAAATAAGTAATGCTATTAGCAAAAATTATGATATTGTTTGCCGTTGGAATGGTGGTCCAAATGCAGGTCATACAGTTTATCTCAATGATAAAAAATATAAAACTCATATTATTCCTTGTGGAGTTTTCCAACATAAACTTAGCATCATTGGCCCAAACTGCGTTATCAATATTGATAAATTTTTCGATGAGATAGATTATCTTAAAAAAGAAGGATTTGATACCTCATTAATTAAGGTAAGTCCAAAAGCCCATATTATTACAGAAAGACATATTCAATATGATCTTAAATTTTTAAAACCAAAACTTGGCACAACAGGTCAAGGTATCGCTCCATGCTATTCTGATAAAGCATTAAGAATTGGAAAGATTGCTAAAGATTATTTAGATAAAAAATATATTTGGGATGGAGAGCTAAATGGAAATATTCTTTGTGAAGGTGCTCAAAGTTTTTGGCTAGATATAAATTATGGAGATTATCCTTATGTCACAAGTAGTGAAACTTTGCCATATTCCTCTTGCTCTTTAGGATTTAGTCCTAAAAAAATTAGAGATATTATAGGAGTAGCAAAAATTTATGATACCAAAAGTGGCGTTGATCCTCTTTTTTCAGAATCGTTATGGAATGATGAGGATCTCAATAGAATCATAGAGCTTGGTAAAGAATTTGGGTCAACTACTGGCAGAAAAAGAATAGTGAACTGGCTAAGATTAAATCATTTAAAACAAGCTATAAAAATTTCTGGTACAAATAAATTGATTATAAATAAATGCGATATTTTGCAAGATATTAATAAATATAAAATTATAACAGATGATAAAAAAGGTCCAAGTCATATTGATTTTATTGATTTTAATTCCATGAAAGAATAAATAGTAAATGAATTGAAAGAGTATTCCGAAATAATATTCTCTGGAAATAAATCTTCAATTTAATAGTGTAAACTATTGCGTGAGTAACCAAAGTGAAGCTTTAGCTATCTGTTCTGAATTTGCAGAAGAATACGGAATTGATTCAAAAGATAACAATAAAATAATAGTTTATATGAAAAGCGAATATATCAATGAATTAAAAAATATGCTTGAAAATAAAAACTATAAATTAAAATCTTTTCAAGTATACGGTGATGAAGCAATAGTGTATTTTATTCCTAAAAAAAGAAAATAAGAGCCAGAAATCGGATTTGAACCGATGACCTACGGTTTACAAAACCGTTGCACTACCGCTGTGCTATTCTGGCTTAATTAAAGTTGGCGAATGCTGTGGAATTTCTATCATACTTTGGTCATTCTTCATTTTTTCTAAATCCGCTGTTCTTCGCCTTAATTCACTAGAAGAATAAATATGACCACGTTTATGATAATGAAGCTCAATTCCATTTTTAATGCAATAATCTTTTCCAGTAAAATCTCTATTTAAATATTCTTCGCTTAAAAATCTTATATCTATTTTTTGAGTCATTATTAATTGAAGTAAATCGAATTCCGTACTATATACTAATATTTCATCCACATATTTACAAGCTTGCAATTGAACATATCTTTCGTATATGCTTTGAATTGGTTTATTTTTAACTCCTGGCCTATCAATTGTTGGATCTACTTGTAGTGCGACTTTTAAATAATCACACAAATCCCTTTCCATTTTAAGCATTGTTACATGACCAGCATGAAGCAGATCAAAACTGCTGCAATTAAAACCTATTTTCATAATATATTATATTGACTTTATTATAAAAATTATATATTATATTAATATGAGGTTAATATTGTCATATATTTTATATTTTATTGGTGATATTATAAGCAGAACACTTATGTTTTGGGGTTATGGATTTAAATTTTATAATAAAATAATGCTTTGGAGCGTTGATTTAGATCAGGAAGGAAAAATTTGGAAACATGTTAAACCAAAAAAAACAAGGAAAAAGAAAAATGTTAAAAAAAATTCTAGAATTCATTGATGGAGTTTTTGAGGAAGAAAAAGAGCAACCAGTATTAGGTACTCTTTATAAAATCAAAGGCGAAGTTTTGCCATTTAGATATATTAGATTTACTAACGAAGTTTACTCAAATAAACCAGTATACCACTTCAAACATCATCAATTAAAACAATATAAATTCAATGATCTTTCTAAAGTAGAAAGAAAAGCCAATAACGAAGAAGTGAGAATATATAATCTAATAAAAGATCATGTAAATGAAGTTGCAGAGAATAATGATTAATTTTTTTGCCTAGTAACTCAATGGTAGAGTGTTTCCCTGTTAAGGAAGTGGTTCTAGGTTCAAATCCTAGCTAGGCAGATGGAACGATGGCTGAGTGGCCTAAAGCAGAAGTTTACTAAACTTCCGAGGTTAATTCCATCCGTGGGTTCGAATCCTACTCGTTCCGAAAATATCATATTTGCTAACAAGAAAATGCCAAATATATATTTGACAAAATAACAATATCCATATATAATATAATAATATGAATAAAATTAAAACACTAGTATTAATTGCACTATTTTGTGCATCTTTAGGAATCGCTGATTCTGGAACTCAAACAGAATCCACACCAGTAGCAGATGGTTTTCTATCTGCTGGAGATCTTGTAATTGTTCGTCCAATTTCTACCGCAGTTACTATTGGTGCTTTTGGAATTTTCGCAGTAGTCGCACCATTTACCGAAATGGCAGGATGCACAGAAGAAACTTATGAAGGTCTTGTAGAGAAGACTGGCAAGTTTTCTTTTGATCGTGATCTTGGCGATTTTACAAAATAATACTTACTAATTAAAATCTACTTATGAAAACCTATATTCAAATAGGCAGTAATAAGGGAAATGATGATTTCCAAAGAATAATAGAATTTCTAGAAGAAAAGTCTAGAATTATTCTTATTGAACCAAACTCTTCTTTAATAGAAGATTTAATAAAAAATTATCAAAATCTTATTAAAAAAAATATTGTAATAATTTGCAATAAAGCAATTTCTATTAAAAATGAAATAACAAAATTATATTTGTACGATTCCTGTGAACATTCTTCTCTTATTAAAAGAAAATCACACATAATACCAAAAAGAGAAATAAATATAGAATCAATAACTTTTGAAGAGTTATGCAAAATTTACAATATAAATGAAATAGAACTTCTTTTAATAGATACAGAAGGATTAGATTATGAAATAATAAATTCCATAGATTTCTCTAAAATATCAATTAAAAAATTAATTTTTGAAAAATGGAATTATCATAATGATGATCTTAATGAAAAATATAAAACTGGAGAAGATTTCCTTGAAAAAGAAATCAAAGAAAAACTACAAAAATTATATCATTGGAATACTATAAATATGGGTGGAATGACTAATTACGAATTGACAAAAATTTCAAATATAAAAGTATAAACTTGACATAGTTTATATATTGAATATCATAGTCTTATGAGCAAAGAATTATTTCTTGAATGTGATTGTTATTCAGAAGGCGTTAAATTCAATTATGACAATGAAGATGGACTCTTATACATCTCTCTTTATCAAAGAGGATTCAAACCAAGAACTAAAACTTGGCGTGAAAAGCTAAGATGGATTTGGCAAATAATTATTAAAGATGTGCCTTATGATGATGAAGTTATTATCTCAAAAAATAAAATTCAACAATTAGCCGTATTTGCTAACGAGATTTCGCCAAATAAGACCGTATTTGCTAACGAGATTAAGCCAAATATAGTCCTATTTGCTAACGAGATTTTACCAAATATATGAACGAAAAAAGTCCAAATAATGGTGCTGGAAAAGGAGATAAGCCAAGAAATTGTTTCTCTAATAGGTTTAAAGAAAACTATGATAGCATAAACTGGTCAGACGAAAAAGATAAGTCGTTGATTAAAAAAGAATTAAAAAACAAAGATCGTTCATCTACATATATTTACAGATGACAGATTTTAAAAGAGTTTTAGAAAATCGTGCAAGTTCTTCATACATAGCAGAATACTCTGCTCCAAAGATTGAACTTGCTGATCTTGATAAACTACAACAACTTAGAAATTTAAATCTAAATAAAAAAATAGAAACTCGTTTAGAAGAAATTAAAGCAGAGTATGATGCGTTAGTTTCTTTACACGAATGGAATAATTTTGTTGATAGTTTTGATTGCAGAATAGAGTGTGTTATTGGTCAAGATTATTATTTGTATGAAACAGAAGAAGGTAGAAAATTTCTTTCTATTATCCATCCAGATGACTTCACAATAAAGTATAAGTATCACGGAGCAACAAGGTTAAATAGTTTTGGATTCTTTGAAAAAGTTTAATTGACAAGTTTGACAATATATATTATATTTGAATGATGCGAAAAGGAGTTTGCTGTATTGTTTTAAGTCTAGCTGAACAAGATAATCCTATCAAGTTCAATACTATGACTTATGCTCGTTTCTCTGCTATGGCTAGGAAAGAAGCTCTTTCTACCCTATCCTCTAGAATATTAAACAATATGATTGTTACATATCAATATATCAAATATTGTGCCGACCATAATCATACTTATAGAATTTCCTCTGACCTATTTCCTCTTATTACTTATGATAAAGCTAATGTATCATTACAAGATTTACCAGACTACGAGAGAATAGTAAATCAATTTAATAATATCAAGAATCTAATTGAATCCAAGAACGCAAGAGTTTCTTGTCATCCTAGTGAATTTAATGTTCTTGCAAGTGATAACGAAAATGCAATCACTAAAACAATCAAAGAATTAAATCATTATGGTTGGTTTATGACGCAAATTGGTTGCCCACTAAACTATAATGCACCTATGAATATGCACATACATAATTCCAAGGGCAATCTAAATGATATAGTTAAAAAATTTATGAGTAACTTTCAAAGACTATCAGATGATGTGAAGTCTAGATTAGTAATAGAAAATGATGATAAAGACACTTGCTGGTCAGTTAAGAAACTTATGAAGCATTTTCATTCTATTTCTAATATTCCTATTACTTTTGATTATCTTCATCATAAATGTCATCCAGATAATCTATCAGAGGAACAAGCATTTCATCTTGCACGAATTACTTGGGGTAATCATACTCCATTATTTCATTATTCAGAAAGTATTGATGGTCATAAAAATCCTAGAAAACACGCTGATTATGCAAAAAACTTGCCAAATACTTATGGATATGATAATATAGATATTGATTTTGAATTAAAAATGAAAGAACAATCTTTTGCAAAACTATGAATAAATGGCATCGTAAAGGCAAAATCCAAGAACAAGTAGAAAAAGAATTTCAACAGAATCATTGGATGAGTTTTTGTAAAATAAATAATCCAGATTTATACAATAAAGAATTACAAAAAGTAGTTCATAATCGTTTTATAGGTATTCGTGGGAACACAAGTTCTTTTGGCAAAACTTATAAAGGTCATAGTATAGCCAGAGCAAACAGAAAAAATTTTTTTTACGGAAATTAACTCAATAATACAAAAAACTTTTTTAACTTATGAAAAATAAAGATAAATTAAAAGCAATTTTTCCTAATCCACAAGATATATTTAAAATGTTTCATATTGATTTTGATACTGGATATATATATTTAAGAAAACCTTGGGATAACAACATAGAAAAAAGAGTAGGCAGATCAACAACAGATAATCTTTATACAAGAGTTAATGTTAATTGCCCACATTTAGATCATATTTTTAAAAGAGGATATACAGATGTTCTTGCTCATAGATTAATATATTATGCCCATACTGGACACTTACCAGAAAAGGTAGATCATAAAAGAAAAGATGTTGAATATCTGGATGCAATTTCTAATTTAACAGCATCAGATTCTATACATAATAGATGGAATACAAAAAAAGTAAATAGAAAAAGATTATCGTCAGAGCAAAGAATCGACAATTCTCCATCGGCTTACAAACAAAGAAACGCACAACAATACAGAGGAGTTTATGTTGCTTATGGTTATTATTGGGCTAGATTTGATGGTAAAATAATTAATGAAAATGGATTTATTCACGAAATACTTGCGGTAAATTGTAGAAACAAACATCTTAAAAAAGAATTTATTAAAATGTATGGTTCTTTAGATAATTTTCCAGAAAATGCTTTAGATATTATAGATGAACAAGAATTATTTTTAGAACAAATGAGTCAAGAAGCTATTGAAAAAACTTCCGAATATCAAGAAGAACAAAAAGTAATAAAAACAGAAATGAAAAAAAAATCAGATATGGCATCTCAAAGAAAATTAAAAAAACAAGAATTTTTAAAAAATAAAATATCAGTTAAAGTAGAGGATGACCCATTTGATTGTATAGGTAAATATGACCCATAAGGTATATGAAATGTTTATAGTGATTTTAGGCGTGATAGCTAATATCGTGCTTATAATTAATGCTATTCATCATTGGTAATTAATTTATGAACAAAAAAAATTATTTGTATATAATTATTCCGTATTTTAATTTTTTTAATTTCAACAAACCTAAAGAAAATTTAATTAGTTTCATAAATAATAATAAATTTAACGACAAAGTAAAATTAATTATAAGTGAAGGAGTTTATGGAGAAAATAGCTTGGATATTAAATCGAACAAAATTTTTAATCATTTAAAATTTAAATTAAAAGATATTCTTTGGGCAAAAGAAAATTTAATTAATTTAGCAATCAAAAACTTGCCTAACGACTGGGAATATGCAGTATGGTGTGATAAAGATATTTTATTCAATAACAACGATTGGGTTGAAAAATCAATACAGAAATTAAAAAATTCAGACATAATCCAACCTTGGGATAGAGTTTTTTTACTAGAAGAATCGCAAAGACACATACCAAATAAAAATAATAAATTATTATGGTCAGAAAGTATATTATTTTTAAAAAAACAAAATATACCCAATCACGCACATTGTGGAATGTCTTGGGGAATTAATAGAAATTTTTATGAGAAAATAAATAAAATATTAGATTGGCAAATAGTTGGACAAGCAGATGTAACATTTGCATTTTGCTGTGGACTAAAAGATAAGCAAAAATTATTGAGTTTCGCAAGAACAAAATCTATGGGTGAGATGTTATTAGATTACTCAAAAAATTTTAATGATATTAAATATGATTATATTGAAAATAATATATATCACCTTTTTCACGGAAATTTAAAATGTAAAAATTATTTTTCAAGACAAGAAATACTATCAAAATATAACTATAATCCATACGAAGATATTTACTATGATAGTAATGGAGTTTTATGCTTAACTAAAAAAGGCAAAAGAATGAGCGATGATATTAAAGAATACTTCTTTAATAGAAATGAAGATGATAAATAAATTTAAAATTGACAAAAAATAAATAAAAGATAATATATAGTATATGGGTATGTTTAATTATATCAAAGTCGAGCAAGACTTACCTCTTAATGATGAGTTGAAAGCTCTTGATATTGACTTTAAGAAAGAAGAATTTCAAACAAAAGAATTAGAAGAAAGCCTTATGTCTACTTATATTATCCGTGATTATAGATTATTTGAATTAAAAATAACTAGCCATTGGGAAGATAATCCAGATTATGTAAAAGATGGCAGTAGATTTGGTGAATTTTTTAATAAGAATAAATTGGTAAAAGATAGTGAAGAAGAAGTTTTTAGAGATGATTATACTGGCACATTTACTTTTGGTGCTTACATCTCTGGCAAAACCAAGGAAAGCTATGATTACTTTCCAGACTGGAAATGCGTTGTAGTCCAAGGTTTATTAACAGAAATATCCTTAATTAAGCCCATAGAAAAAAATTCATCTTGTCAAAGAATAGAGGCACAAGAATCTTTTATGAAAGAAATAGAAGATCACGAAAGAAAAATGAAATGTCCAGTTTATAGTTTTTATTTTAAATATTATGTTAAGACTATGAATCTAGTTGAATGGAAACTTTCTATTGGGATTGTCAAGATTATTAATTTTTTGAATTGGCTACAATGGAAAGGCGTAAGAAAAGTAATAAGGATTTTAACGCCAAGATAATTCAGCATATCATTAAAATTTTATGAATGATGAAGATTATCTATATGTTATCATACCTTATTTTAATTTTATTGATTTTAAAATTTCAGAAGAAAATTTATCACATTTTATAAATAAAAATAATTTCACAAATAAAGTTAGATTAGTAATAAGCGAAGGAGTTTATAATAAGAAATTAAATATAAAATCTAATTTAATCTTTAAGCATCTAACATTTGACATTAAAGACCCAATTTGGTTAAAGGAAAATTTAATCAATTCAGCAATTAAACATTTACCTAACGATTGGAAATATTTATTATGGTGCGATAAAGACATTTTATTTACTAACTCTGATTGGATAGAAAATTCTATTGAAAAATTAAAAAATTGTGATGTTATTCAACCTTGGAACAAGGTATTTTTTTTAGAAAAAGGAGAAACAGATACAACAAAATGCTCACAGCAATCAGTAAATTATAAAGAAAGCATTTGTTCTGTAAAAAAACAAGGTATAAATAAAGATGGTCATACTGGTATGGTTTGGGGAATTAATAGAGATTTCTATAATAAAATAAATAAAATAGCAGACTGGTATATTATAGGTTCTGGAGATGTCGCTTTTGCTTATTGTTGTGGATTACATAATGAGCGTTATTCATTATTTCAAACAAAAGATATGGAAGTTATGTTATCGAATTATATTAAAAATTTCAATAATATTAAAATTGATTATGTAGAGCAATCAATATATCATATCTATCACGGAAAAAGAAACAATAGGCAATACTCTCGAAGAATGGGCTATTTATTAAAAAATAAATACAATCCTTCAAAGGATATTTTTTATGACGAAAATAATATTTTAAATCTAACAAAAGATGGAGAAAGATTCCGAGATTATCTTCAAAAATATTTTTTCTTTAGAGATGAAGATGATGCTTTAGCTTGGAACTTTATTCATAAAGAAGAATTTAATTGGTAATTAAATTTAATAATTATGTTATAATATAAAAATGAACAAAAAACCTCATATTCTTAAAGTAAAAGAGCAAGATGGATACCAATACATTGAGTTGCCAGATTCTTTAATTAAAAAGATGGGATGGAAAATCGGTGATACGATTAATTGGCACGATAATAAAGATGGAACTTTTTCTTTAATCAAAATCGCAAGTCCCTCTAAATCAAAAAAAAACAAAATTTGACGAGTTGGTTAGTCCAGTATATACTGGAAGTATGAAGCTACCTACAATTTATAAAAAGACTAAAACTGGCAAAGTCCAAGAATGGACTATTGAAGTTAAAGGAAATCAATACCGCACAATTTCTGGTCAAACAGATGGTGAGAAGATTACTAATAATTGGAGTGATTGTGATATTAAAAATGCTGGCAGATCAAATGCTACTACTCCAGAAGAACAAGCAATTAAAGAAGCAGAAGCTAAACGCAAGAAGAAGTTAGAATCTGGTTACTTTGAATCCATCAAAGATATTAACAAGGTTCAATACTTTGAGCCAATGCTTGCTCAAAAGTATGAAGATCACGAAATTAATTATCCAGTTTATAGCCAACCTAAACTTGATGGTATTCGTTGCATCGTAACAAAAGATGGAATGTTTAGCAGAAATGGCAAGAAGATTATTTCTGCACCACATATTCGCCAGAATCTAGATTTATTCTTTAAAGATTATCCTAATGCAATTCTTGATGGCGAATTATATTGTGATAAGTTTGCTAATGATTTCAATAAAATTTGTTCTCTTGTAAAAAGAACTAAACCTACCGATGAAGAACTAGAAGAAAGTGCAGATAGTATTCAGTATTGGGTTTATGATGCTCCTAAAATCGGTTTATTAAATGAAAAAGATTTATTCTATGAGAGATATGAAGCATTTTCCAATGCCCTTACTAAAAGAAAATATACAAGTATCGTTGTTGTCACTACCTTAAAAGTAAATAACGAAAAAGAACTTACTGAATCTTACGAAATGTATATGGAAAATGGATACGAAGGTCAAATGGTTAGACTTAACAGACCTTACGAGAATAAGCGTAGCAAGTTTCTTCTTAAAAGAAAAGAGTTTATGGATGCAGAGTTTATTATCAATGGAGTTAAAGAAGGCGAAGGCAACCGCAAAGGAACTGCTGGCTATATGGAATTTACAAATGCACAAGGTAAATATTTTAAGAGTAATATCAAAGGTGATTTTGGTTATCTTAAAGAGCTTTACAAACAAAGAAATGAATTAGTGGGCAAGAAAGCTACTATAAAATTCTTCAATTATACACCAGATGAAGTGCCAAGATTTCCCTATGTGATTGCTATTGACAGAGATAGCTACGAATAAAATATTATTTGACATCATTTTAAATTTAATTTAAATTCAATATATGAAATTAATCGAAAAACCAATCAATGTAGTCGAGTCCGATAGTTTTGAATCCGTAAGTTTCGGAATCAAACAATCTGGACTTCCTTATATCTTTAACATCCTTCGCAATCAGTTGTATTCCAACAAACCTCTCGCAGTTTTGCGTGAGATTACTTGTAATGCACAAGACGCTAACATCGAAGCTAAAAGCAAGCGTCCGATTGAGATTAAACTTCCTACCAAACTTGACCCTACTTTAACTATCAGAGATTTTGGTAATGGTCTTTCTGCTGATGATATTAAGAATCTTTATTGCTACTATGGTGAATCTACCAAACGCAATAGTAATTCTGCTATTGGATATTACGGCATTGGAAAATTTGCACCATTTAGCTATGGTGATAACTTTGTTTTGATTTCTTATCACGATGGCAAGAAAACTACTTACAATGCTTTTATTGATGAAACTAAAATTGGCAAGATCGTTAAGCTCAAGGAAGAAAAATCTTCCGAGCCTACTGGCGTATTAATTTCTGTTCCAATCAAAGAAGAAGATACAGAAACCTTCTTGTCTACTGCAAAAGAATTGTTTAAATATTTCAAGAACAAGCCAATTATCAAAGGTGCAAGAAAAGAAGATTTGTCAGAAATCTATGATCGCACACCAGTATTTAAAGGTAATGGTTGGGCTTATTATAATACCTCTAGCTATGGTAGAGAATCTGTTGCGATTATGGGAGTTGGTTATCCTATCGAAACTAGCGATGTGCAATTCAAAGAAGATTCTGATGAGCAAAGTATTTGCTCTCAAGGATTTGAAGTCGAGTTTGAGCTTGGTGAACTTGACATTACTGCGAGTCGTGAGAATCTAGAATATACTGAAAAGACTAGAAAAGCTATCAGAGATAAATTCCGTAAGATCAAGAAGGAGATGGCAGAGTGCATCTCTCAACAATTTAAAGATTCCACAAACATCTATGATGCGAAAGCTCTTTATAATGAAGTCTTTGGAACTTATGGCAGTTTGGGTTATATTGTTCGTAATGCTTTGAGCAACAAGGTCACTTGGAACAGCAAAACTATTACTGATAATCATATTGATTTCAATGATAAGATTGGCAAGATGATTGAGAACGGCAAATTGACTTCAAAGTTTTATCAAAAGTCTCGCAGAAGCACAAAATTAAATTCAGAGAATGAAGCAAAAAGGATTCTTTGTGAAAAGACACATAAAATCCTAATCAATGATACTGGTTCAGCTATGGGAGTAACTCATCGTCTTGCTACTCTTTGGAATGAATTAGGAGACAAGATTGATGGTGCTTATGTATTTACATTCGTAGATCAAGCAACGAAAGATTCCTTTAACAAGGAACTTGGTATTGTTAATGAGAATTATTTGAATCTCTCTGATTATGAGAAGATTACAATTCAGAAGATTAATTCTGGAACTAGCGTTGTAACCAGTAAGAATCCAAAACATTCCTCTCAAATCTTTAAGTTTAAGCGTAAAGATGCTACGAATTGGGGAACTAATTCTAATAATTGGGAGACTATGGCTATGGATTTAGCAAATGATACTGCTATCTATGTAGAGATCAGCAACTTCCAAGCTCAAGGCAAAGAACACGAATTTAGAAATGGAACTTTAAAAGAAATTCTTGAGAAGTATGAAGAACTTACTGGCGAGAAACTTCCAGAAATTTATGGAATCAAATCTAAAACTTTTGAATCCAAGAAAAAGATTATTAATAAAAATAAAAATCTTACAAGCCTCTGGAAACATCTTGAAGATGGAATCCGCAAGGAGTATTCTAAACTATCACAGCAAATCACAGACAAGAATCATTGGGATAAACATAATAGAGAAGATGATAACTTTAGTGATATTACTCAAAATATGCACAAGAAAGAGTTGCACGAACTTATTGAGAATGAAAATTCAGAGTTTGCACAATATTTGAGTGCGGTTATGTTCTATGCAAAATCGAACTTCAAGAAGGTTGGCGAAGCTCTTGAGTTTTTAAAATTGGCTGAAATTGATATTAAATTCGATCAAGTCAATCCAACTTATGATTTGGATACTCTATTAAAGAATGTCCAAAGCAGATATGAAATGCTCGGTGCATTTATCCCTCATATCAGTATGTGGGAAATCAACGAAAAGCATAAAATGATAAAGATTGTAAATTATATAAATCTTATTGACAAAAACTAAAAAAGGAGAGAAAATACAAAAAATGAAAATACCATATATATTAACAGATCGTAGTCTTACTATCGTTCTTAACGATGAGCCAAAGACTATCACTAGCGAAAATCCAGTTTGGAATGACGCTATCACCGCAATCAGAGAAGGAAGGTTTAGCGATCTTCCAGATATTCTCGACAAGAGCAAAGCTATTGCACGATTCTCTCACGGCAAAATTGAAGTCCGTGATGGTCTTGTAACTTATGCTGGCGAAGAAATTCATAATATTGTTGTAGATAGAATCTTGAACTTTATTAAGAATGGTTTGCCTTATGAGCCTCTTGTTAAGTTTCTTGATAAGCTAATGGCAAATCCTTCTCGCAGAGCAGTAAATGAGCTTTACAAATTCTTGGAGCATAAGAAAATGCCTCTCACACCAGATGGCGATTTCCTTGCATATAAGAGTGTTAGATCAGATTTTACTGATTGGTATAGTGGCAAACATAATTTTGCTATCGGCCAAGTCCGTGAGATGGCAAGGAATCAAGTTTGCGATAATGCAGATGTTGGTTGCTCTGCTGGTTATCACGCTGGGTCAGAAGAATATGCAAAGAGTTTCAATGGTGGTGGTAATCTTGTGATAGTTAAGATTAACCCTGCTGATGTTGTATCTGTTCCAACAGATTGCGAATGTCAGAAACTTCGTGCTTCTAAATTAGAAGTTGTTGCATTATATCGTAAATCTCTTGACAAAGAACTTTATGATATTGCTTATGGAAACTTTATTCATCCATATCGTCCAGAAGCTATCGAGGCTATGCAAGAAATGTATGATGTAGACCCCGATGATGATATTTATGGTGATGAAGATGAGGAAGATGATGTTCCTAGTTGGGGAACTGATGGCACACTTAAAACTAATTATCACAATAAGCGTGACCCTCATACTGGAAGATTTATCAAGGGATAATGAAGTTAGGCTTGCACATTGATTGGTGCATAGGGAGATGGTTTGGTAGGAACAATAATCTTGAGATTAGAGTTACCCTACCGACCATCTCTCTCGGTTTTAAAAAAGAAGATGATGATAAATGGTTTGGATTTAAATTCAATTTAAGAACAGACATATCATTTGAATCATACGAATACGGAAAAATATTTACCTTGATTTTATTTGGATTTGGAGTTAAAGTAAGCAAGTTTAATTTATGAGTGAAGAAGATAATTTTAATTGTAAAGCTGGAAATCAGTTGAGAGATACTTTATATAAAGATATATTAAGGTATGCTCAAGAAAGCGATATGACAGCTTATCAAGTTATTGGCGTTTTAGAATCATTGAAGTTTGATTTATTAAACGCTATGAGAAATGCACATATAGAAGAAGGAGATGAAGATGAAATCTAATCGTGGTCGTAAAAAAGGTTCGTTTTGTTTTTCAATGGTAACATTGAGTGAACTTAATAAAGTATTGAAACAAGATGCGGTAGTTATCGTATCAAAGAAATTCCTCGACAATTTAAATATAAAAGGAATTGAAAAGGAAGTCAATACTAAAACATATAATAGTTTAGAGCAAAGCATTGATTTTCAAGTAGTTTAAACAAACTTCTTGATTACAAAACAAAACCCTTGTATAAAAAGATATATGACAAAAGATAATTTTTCAGAAATTGTTGGACAAGAAAAGACAAAGGGTAAAATTAATTTTCTCCTAGAGGGATTTGAGCAAACAAGAATTATGCCTCATCTTCTTTTCGTTGCTCCAAGAGGATGCGGTAAAACTCTTATCGCTCAAAAAACAGCTAATCTAATGAATAGACAGAAAACTCTGATTGTTAATTGTTCTACGATCAAGAATGTTAAGAGTTTCTTTAATCAGATTATGCTTCCTTATGTTGCAGATAAAGATATTACTATTATTTTTGATGAAGCTAGTGAATTACCAAGAGATGTTACGATGGCACTTCTTACTATTTTAAATCCTAATTCCACTAATCAGAATGAATTTAGTTTTGAAGATGGAACTTATACCTTTAGATTCAATCAAAATTCTTTTATCTTTTGCACAACAGAAGCTCAAAAGATTTTTCACGCACTTCTTGATCGTCTTTATAGAATTGATCTTCAAGATTATTCTTACATTGAATTAGGCAAGATTATCTCTGGAAATTTGTCCACTAAAAAGCAAAAGATTAATGATTCAATTATTAGCGAAATAGCTAGTGTTTGCCGTGGTAATGCTCGACAAGCTCAATCTATGGCAAATCAAATCTCATCTTATTTGGCTAGTAAAAAATCCAATGAATTGACTAAAGAAGGCTGGGAAGAAATTAAAAGCAAACTATCCATTTATCCTCTTGGCCTTTCAGAAATTGAACTTAATGTAATTAAAATTCTCAAAGAACACGGAGAAGTCAGACTAACTAACCTTTCAGCTAAAACTAATCTTACCAGAGATATGTTGCAGAAAAATGTTGAAATATATCTTGTTCGTAATAGTTTAATTGAAATTCGTCCAACTGGTAGAGCATTAACTAAAAAAGGTAGCGATTATCATACAGAACATTTATCTAAATGAAAAATCAAAAAGTTAAAACTACAAAAGGAACTCCTATGGAAGTATTAAGCTATGATAGTAATATTAAAATGTTTTATTGTTTTGTGCCTCATCTAGATATGACACTAACAATTCACCCTTCTGCTCTTGACTTAAATGAGAAAGAGTTAGATAATCTAAAAATGGAGATGTTACAAAATGAACAAAAAAATAATTGATAAGATTGATTTGGTAATTGAAGATATTTTTAATCTTCAAGAACTAATTGACTTTGATACATCTGATTCTAGCGAATACGATTTAGATTCAGTAGTAAGTGTATTAGCTGAAATTCGTGGTAGAGTTTCAAATCAAGAGGAGGAAGTAGAAAGAATTGATCTAAAACAACTATGAACTTACATCCTAAAATTAAAATGATTGCAGAGGAGTTTGGCGAATCCTATGAATGGATTGCTGGCGATGAGAGCTTGTTTATTAAGGTTGGTAATCATTTCATAGATATTGTAAAGGAAAGATTAAAAACTTGCAATCTAGAATTTGTGGAAGCTCAACAAAAAAACGATCATACTTATCTTTGGTTTCGTTCACCAGAAGAAAATGAAGCAGTTTATGATTTTGATGATGAGGATGAACAATGAATATTTATGTTACTGGATATAATTGGCTTGCAAAAGTAGACATTGATTCAAAAAAAATAGATCAAGCCGATTGGTATAACGAGGCTTGCACAAGAGCAGTAGAAAGTGTTCTAGATCAAGAAGAAAAAGAAGGAGTTGATTTAAAAATTCAAGATTATGAAGATTTTGGCCTTGGAGTTATTCTCTTGACTTGGGACGAAAAGAATAGTAAAAATGAAGATCAACATAGAGTTCTTTTAACGAGTAATGTTCTTGCTAATGCTGGTCGTTGGGAAGAATATAAATTTGTAAAAGACTATGAAGAAAAAGCAAAGGAAGAAGGATTATGAAACATAAAATATTTTGGGAAAAGAATAGCAGAGTTAAGGGTGTTGTCCCATCTGCACAAATTATCAATAAAACATCTACGGATAAATTTCCTTGTGATGCAGTAACTATTCGTATGTATAATATTAATGATAAAAACCCAACGGCAACCGCATATTTTTATGGAAAAGAAGCTCAAGGAAGCTCTTGGAATGGAAGCAATTATACTTATGCCGAAACTAAATTAATGGTTACTTTTGATAAAGATAAAGAAGGTTATAGTTTTAATGGTGGAGTTAAATCATTTTCTTTACAAGACATTAAAGAAGTGTTAGATTCAGTAAGAGAAACATTAAACAAATTATGAGTCAAAAACAAACATTTGAAGAATTGATGCGATCTTTTAGATTTCACAAGAATCCTATTTTAAACTGGTTTCTAGGTGAAGTCAGTTATTACTTTCATACTTATCTTAATGTTAAGTGGGGATTAAAGAATAAATTTCAAAGATTAATTCGTGGATATTCTGATAGTGATTGCTGGAATCTTCCTCAAGCTATCGCAAAGTTTATACTTCCAAGAATCAAGCATCTTCGCAAAAACTATAATAGCCTTGCTAATCGTCATCATTTAGTTATGGATGGTAAGATTGTGCCTTATGTTGGAGAGCAAGATAATTTTGAATTTAATGAAAAACTTGGATGTTATAAAGATAAAACAACGGGCTTGGAAATTTCCCTAGATCAAAAAGAATATGAGTATATTTTAGATGAAATTATCTTTGCACTCCAAACTATTGTTGATGAAGATGATATTAATGTAAGTCTAGAAGAAGTTTATGAGGTTTATCCAAAAGGATTTGACCCGATTAAAGATCGTCAAATGTTTCTTGAGAAACAAGAAGATGGAACATATCTAGTTGAATTTGAAAAGAAAGAAAATATTCAACCAGATTATTCAAAATTAAATAAAGCCTATGAGCGTCAAAGAAATGGATTGATGCTCCTTGGCCTTTACTTTAAGGACTTATGGGATTAAATTATGAACAACGACAGAATACTATTAGACATTAAAAGAAGTTTGGTTGATATATCTCAATCATTATATAATTTATCACTTGATATTAATAAAATTACAAGGAAAATTATTGAAGAAGATGAAAAAGAAGAAAAAAAGAATGACAAGCGAAGAATTTGAGAAAGCTATGAAAGCTCAAGGTCGCTTTGTAAGTAAAGTTTATTATCGTATCAGATATAAAGATATGGGGCTTTATATTTTAAATTCATTTCAATTTAAATTGTTGCCTAAATTTTTTTATATGAATGGCAAATACTTTACTGAATGTGGATTTAATTGGTTAGGTTGGATTTTTGAGTTTCAATGGAATAGATAATGAAACCTAGATACGATTTTACTAAAGGAAAATTAATTTCATACGATGGTGAAATTATTGAGTTTGCTGGTTCAGCAGTAGTAGACAAGTATCCAGATCAAGTGCAAGAAATAATGGATTTATTTGATTTTAAAAAAGGCGAATACCTTGTGACTGATGAAAGCTCTGTTGGGGATTTTGAAAAACAGAATATGAATCCTAAAAAACTTGCAAAATTTAAGAAAAAATACGGATTCAGTTTGACAAATAAAACAAATATAAGTAAGATAGCTGAAAGGATGTATAACTTTAGACCATTTTAATTTATGAAATACAATATAACATCGCAAGATAAAGAAGCACTCACAGAATTTGACCAGATTAAAGAAGGAGAAGTTTTTTCTTTCTTTACTCCAGAGTCTACTGATCGGGGAAATCACGCAATCTATATGAAGATCAGAGTTCCTAATACTACTAGCGTAAATATATTAGATTTAGGAGATGGAAAGGCTTATGACTTTTCCGCTAAAAAGCGTAATACAATTAATGACCCCGATGAAAAGCAGGGTAATCGAGTCTATAAATTAAACGCAAAGATTAATATTGTAGTTTTATGAGTAAAATTAAATATACATATTATATAGAACAAGACAAAGATAAAGATGGAAACCTTGTGCAAGGTTGGTCAATTTACAAAACTCCATTAGTAAAAACTATCAAAGTTAAAACATTTAAAAAGCTAAAAGATGCAGACGCTTTTCTAGAAAAAAATGAAAGTAATTAGATACATAAAACAATTAGAAGATGAATTTGGAAATGACCTTGAATTATGGGGAGCTTATGAGGAAACTCGTAAAGACAATTACCCTAATGTTGATTTCATTGATGCCAAACTATTAAAAACCTTCCCAAGTCCTTATCACGCAAGAAATTGGATGGAAAATGACGGCAAAAGAATTAATTGATAATCTTAAAGACTTGCCACCAGAAACTCGTATATGTGTGAGAGGATACGAAGGTGGAATTGATTATGCTGAAATTTTAAGAGAAGTAAAGATTATTCATAACGCAAATAAAGAATGGTATTATGGCAATCACGAAGAATTGCTAGACTTTGATGCTAAACATTTTGACGAAATTGCTTGGATTATACAATAATTTTCTTTGACTTAAATTAAATTTAAATTATATTTGAGTTATGGATACAACTAAACCAGATCATTTTTTTGCCAGCTTTAACGAGCTTCATAGCCACAAGGTAGAAGCCTATAAGCAGTATTGGGAAACACTTAAACCTTTGACTAACGAAGATATTTTTAGGCGTTATCTTTTTGCTTTCTGCTCGGTGCATACTACTTGGGAAGGTAATATCAAAGGCTATCTTGCTATTCGTGATTTTATTTATTGGAGATATAATCGTAAGGAATTGTTAAAGCGTCTTACTCGTTCTGGCGTTGGTTGTCAGAATGAAAGGACAGATTATATTTGGGACTTTGCAAAAGACTTCTGGCAGAATCCTAAAGACTTTGTTTGCTATAACAAGAAACATTATGTTAAGGTTCGTGATAGTCTTGTTGAGCGTATTCGTGGATTGAGCTACGCTAAAGTTAGCTTCGCTCTTGAGATGATTAATCCTAATCATACTAAAGTTGTATGCGGTGATGTTCACCATCTTCGTTTTTATGGTATGGAGAATCTAAAATACACCAAGTCAAAAGTTGGTGCGATGAAATACAAAGCGATGGAGAAACATTGGATTGATAATTGTGATAAATTAGGTGTGCCATCTTATATTGTTCGTTGCCTTATGTGGGACGATATTCAGAAACAAACTGATAGTGATTATTGGGGATATGTTCTCAAGCCTTTTTGATAATGAAAGCATCATCTTATTTTACTGATGGAGAGATTGAATTAGCTATGGGAATCCTTGGAGATTTATTATCCAATAAACATTTTCTAGATGAAATTTCAGTATCTCACGATGCTACTGATAAGTATTATAAATTAGTAGACAAGATAGATGTTTATTTTAATGACTTTGACTTAAAGAATGAGACTCCACAAGAATGAAATTAAAAGATTTAATTGACCGCAAGATTCTTTATCTTAATTTTCCTATTAACAGACATTCAATTCAAGAAGGAAAGGTAACAGAAATTTCCCCAGCCGAAAAATGTATTAAAATTAATAATGATTGGCACTTAATTAGCAACATTCGTATTATAGAATTGTTTAGCGAAAAAGAAAGACCAACATTAGGATTTAATTGACATTAAATTAAAATGAAGCATAATCAAGAAATGGAAAAAGCAATTAGACTTCTAGAGGAACTTGTTAATCAAGCTGACGAAGATTGTCCTCAAGATTGTAGAACAATGCACTTTGTTAATGCTCTTGAAGAAGCTAGTGAATTTATAATGGAGTATAAAAATACAAAATGAAACTAGGGCGAATTTGTGTGGATTTAAATTATATTGTAGATATAGATAATGATGAGATGGTAAGACACGCTACCGAAGCTCTGTATGAAGATTTAATGCAAGGAATTAAATATGGTGATTTAGCAAATTGGATTCGTGTAAGCGAAGATAAAAATGCAACAGAAGATATGATTCCAGAGTTTTTATTGGACAAAGAAAATGATTAATCCAAGAGCAAAAATCTTATCAGACTTAAAAAGAGCATATCTAAAAGAGCATCCAGTATCTCTTGTGGATAGGATTCTTGGGTATTTAAATAATCTAACCGATTTTCAGCTTTGTCAATTATACTCTGAAAAGTATGAAACTAACCCAAAATATATAGCAGAGCAGTTTGAATTTAACTTCTAATGTGTAATTAGAAGTATGGGTAAGAAAAAAGTAGACAAATCACGAATAGAAAAAGGTTTAGAAAAAGAAGAAAAGACCTTTGCTTTAATGTCTAAAAAGATAGTTGATGCTATAAAAGATGAAAAAGAGTTAAGAGCTTTTGCAAAAACTTCACTAGAAATACTTTACAAAGACAATCCAAACTTATTCGCAGATCACGCAAAATTAAAGTTGAAGAAAAAATAAATTCAAGTTAGTATATAGAATATGCAAGAAGAAGTCAAGACCTTTCGCACAATGCGACAATTTGTAAGTTGGTATGAAACAAATGTAGATAATACTTCGCTTCCAGCAAGCATAGCTTTGGATTTGAATGAATTTTATATTAAGTTTAAATATCTTATTAAGCAAGAAGATGAAGCGAATGAGTATCTTAAAAATTTCTTGGGATAATATGCAAAACCAAGACCTAAAGAAAAATATCATAGAATTAATTGAGTGGCACAATAGAAATAATACTCATATCTCTGGAATTACTTGGAAAGAGATAGATACAGCAGATAAGCTAGTAAAAGAAATAACTAAACAATTAAAATAAATTCACTTGCCTTTTAATAGAAAAGCAAGTATAGTGTTTTTATGAGCAAAACCAAAAGAGCAAAAATTACAACTAGGGAAAGAATTTCAAATTTTGTTGAAGCTACATATTCAGATTACTCTAATAAGATTCTTCTTGCAGATGGATTTGATGAGGCTTTTATTGGGATTGGTGAAAATTCAGAAGGAAATCCAGTAGCAGTTTATTCGATTGAGAAATGCTTGGATATTCTTGAGCAACAATTTAAAGATGAAGAAGATCCTATTGCTGATGCTATTGATTTTTTTGAATTTAATGTGAAAGGTTCTTATGTTGGAGAATTTACTCCAATGTTTGTAAATATGTTCCCATAATGAAATTACCTAAACTTGACTTACTTGATCTTGCTACTACTTATATTTTCTTTGGACTAATCTATGGAACGATTGTAACTTTAACTTGGAATTATCTTTTCGAGCCAATTACTTTTATTCATTTATCTATTCTTCAAGGATTTGGGATTCATTTGATCGCTAGGATTCTTTTTGGTAATACTAATACAAATTATATTAGTAATTTTTATAGCCAAAAAACTCCAGACCTAGACAAGATTGATAGTTATTTAAAAGAAATACAAGCAGATTTAGATAAAGAAGCAGACGAGGTTGAAAGACAATACGAAGATTTAGATAAAAAAGACTAATAAGATGAATTTTGATAAGATCGTTGAGATTACTTATGCCTTAATTAATAAGCATAATGCAGATTTAAGATGTAGACACTTTAGCTTTATTCTTGACCGCAATCGTATTATAAGTATTGGAATGAACTCTACCAAGACTCATCCAATGAACTTAAAATACAATTATATTAATAAAAATAAAGAAAAGATTAGTGACATCGTAGGAACTCATAGTGAATTAAATGCTGTTATCAAGTTGGGTATAGAAGATTGTTCTAAATTAACTCTCGTTAATACTAGAATCAATAGAAATAATCTGCTAGATCATTCTGCTCCTTGCAACGGCTGTTCGGATATGATTAAACAATTAAATTTTAAAAATGTTTATCATACAGATAGTCAAGCAAATTTTGTTCAATACAATATAAATAAAAACTAGACAATATTATTTATGTAGCATAAAATGTATTTGACAACTCTCAATATATATAGTAACCTTATTAATAGGTAAAAATGAAAAAATCATTCGGTCTTAAAGTTAATTTCACTTGGGAAGAAGTGCGTCCAGACGCAACGATGAATGATTATATATTAGTTTTTGATTTTGATAATTTTTGTATATTCTGTGAAAATACTAATAAAAAGTATATTGAAGTAAAAAATTTAGATAAATAAACAATAAGTTATAATATAAAATATGAACAAAACTGAACTTGAAAAAGAAATGCAGATGTATGTAGAGAGATTGTCATTTTTTAAAAATGACATTTTAAGGTTAGAGGGAATTATATTCTATTTAGAGAACAAAATTAAAGAATTACAAAATTCTAATTTGACAAATAGCTAAAATATATATATTATTAATCATTATGGCAAACAGACCCAAAACATACTTTGTTAAGATGACAGACAACACTAATGGCACATTTACCATTAGTGAGGCCAAGGTTCTTGATAAGGTCAATCAGCACACTCGTCATTGGAGATCCTTTGATAAGCGTAAATTGACCAGCAAGCTCCGAGTCGCTGATCTTCTTACCAAATAATACTATTATAGGATACATTCATAGGGATTAAAAACCCCTATGGGTGTAATCTATATTACTATGAAGTCTAGTAATCATAAGGAAATATTCAGTCGCTAGAAGAAGTTAATCTAGCTTGACATTTTAATCAATTTAAATTAATCTTAAATTAGTCGAGGACAAGTTATGAAAATACTATGTAGAATATCCATTTTGTTGTTAGCCTCTTGTATATTATTCAAGAGCGAAATAACATCATCTTCAAAGAAACCTATTATCTTTAATAAAGATCAGATGGTTGATAATTTTATTAAAGCTAATACTGCGAAAAAAGAAATCAAGGTTCGCTTAACTGCTTATTGGGCAAAAGGTAGTGGCACAGATTCTTGGAGTGCAAAGAGGCAAAGTTCGACTGGTGCGACCCTTAAACCTAACAAGAGCGTTGCAGTAGACCCTAGAATTATTCCTTATTTCTCAAAACTTTATATTCCTAATCTTGGATTTAGATTTGCTCACGATACTGGCACAGATGTTATCAGAAAAAAAGCTAGTCACGGCCAATATCCAGTAGTTGATATTTTCTTTTTAACAGAAAAAGAAGCTATGAGATTTGTAAATAATAACCCAAAAATAGTTAAAGTTGCCGTATATTAAAATGATTATTGATGATAGTATTAGCTTTTTTGGCGTTTATCATCATAATTGTATTATTAATTTAGGATTGCCAAAACAATTTTCTGATCTTTATTCCTCTGATAAGTATAGAAGCGTTATACTTTGCCAAAAAGATGAAAAGAATGGTTACTTATTGACTCAAAGCATTTTAAGCAAAGAAAATATGACAAAACCTTATATGAGAAGTCACTATTTTGTTGATAAACAACATCTTATACAAGGTTACAAAAATATTGTTGATAAAATTGATTCTAGTGATAAAATCTTTTATCTATTACGAAGCAATAATAATTCTGATTATGTTGATTCAGAAAAACTTGTAGAAGAATGGAAAAAAGAGGTAAAAAATGCCACCAAAGAAATCTAAAATTGAATTTCTAACCGAACATTTAGCAAGTTTAAATCATTGGCGAGATCAATTACTTGCCCTTGAAAAATCCTATTATAGCAAAGATACCGAAAAAGAAAGAACTTGTCGTAATATGTTAAATAAATATCTAGATGATGTTTTAGCCTATAATAAAAATATCAAGGAAAAGCCTAAAAACAAGGTGTAAAGATAAATAGAACAATATTATGGAAATCGCAATTTTATCAGCTTGTTTTATTTTAGGTGGAATTTTTGGGGTTCGTCTATGAACTGGCTAATTGATCTTTATTGGGATGTTCGTTTTAAAATTGAAGATAAAATTTCTGATTGGAAATGGAATCGTGAACTAAATAAAGAAGATGCTCCTTTTGTTAGTGAATATAATGATAATGAAATCTCTGCTAGTTGGGAAGATGAAGAAGTAGAAGTCAAGCCAAAGAAAAAGAAAGCTAAAAAGAAAAGTGCTAAAAAATCTAAAAAAAGCGTTTAAGTGGTTGTTTAATTTAAAGTTGGGTTGTGGTTGTTCTGGTTGTAGTTGTAAAAAATAATTCTTGATTTAAAATTTAAATTCGGTTAGTATATACTAACTATGGCATTAACAAAACAAGACTTAAAAGAAATCAGAATGTTTCAAAATAACTTGAAAAACTCTGGTATGAATCCTTGGGGAAATCTCAAGCGTGGCAAAGATATGAAAATGACTAATATGGGTAGACCCAAGAAAGCAATTTATAACAAGGAAGATGCTGTTGAACAGCCTCAAGAGGAAAAGTTTAAAAATAAAAAATAATATATTGACATTTATCAAAATATATACTAATATTAACATTATGAATACAACCCAAACGCAATATACTTGGCAAGTCAAAGCTACGACTGGTCAGCTTGTTGTTGCTCCCAAGAGTTACCCAACTCTCCGTGGTGCAAAGATCG